TACGGATACGAGTGCTATTGGACTCCAGAAGACGACATGAAGGAGACCATAAAAGATCTTGAAAAAAACAAGTTTAAACTGAAATTCGTTCACGGCGACGTGAACAAGTACAGGGAAGCGGCGGAATTATTATGGTAATAGATCTCGGAAAAAGGCTTGTCGATCTCGTTTTTGAGTTTGACAACGTCGTAAAATACGTGTTCAATTATAATAGAACGCTTTTCAAGATAAATTGTAGAAAATCGATTAGCAACGTCATGAGCAGCAATAGGTACATAAAAATGTGTAGGGGCATAATCTTGAGAAATTCCGACAAAAAAATAATTGAATATCCGTTTGATAAATTTTACAATGACTTTGAAGAGCCGAGAAGCATTGATCCATTGTTTCTAACACAGGACACGCAAGTCACGGAAAAATTGGATGGAGTTCTCATTATACCATACAAGCACGAAGGAAAATTGAAATTTTCGACGAGAGGATCTTTCTCCAATAGATTTACAGAGATGGCGGAGCAAGTTGCAACCTTCGACGATCTTCCCACGGAAAAATACACGTTCATGTTTGAGCTCATATCGCCGGACTTTCTCAATTTTCTAGTGACGAAATATGAAAAAACCGAACTGAGATTAATTGGCCTGAGATCAAAAGAGGATTGGAGCCTTCTCATGCCGAATGAGATGAAAAAAGTTGCGGAAAATCTCGACTTGAAAACGTGTGAGATATACGATGATTTGACGATGAGCGATATCATCATAAAAAAGCACGAGATTGGATGCGATCGAGAAGGATGGGTCGTATATTCAAAAGTTAACGGCCGTGTGAATATGATGAAGGTAAAGAGACCCGAATACTTTAAAATGTTCAAGGTCAAGAAGTCATGCGGCACGGAACACGGCCTTAAAAAAATAGTCGTGGACAACATGTTAAAAGATAACGCAATTATCAAAGGCGTTCCGGACGTCTTTCACGAGACAGCTTATGAAATATCGGACTATGTTAGATCGGTATACTACAATGTTGAAAGAAAATTGGAAAAAATGTACTTGGACTATCTTTGCGACAGGAAGAGCCGCAAGGAATACTTCGTGAGATTAGATGCGCTTGCAATAGACAAGACGTACAAGAGACTGCTCAAATTGTATTACTTGTGCGACGAAAGAAAACTTTTTGTCGAAATTCTAAAAATGATAGGGGATGGAAAATTATGAAAAAAATAAAATTTAATTACAGGGAGTTTTTTATAAAACTCCATGGAGAAGAGGAAGGTAAAAAATTCCTTACAAGAAAATGTCCCATAAAATGTCTAAATGAAAATACTGTAAATCTTTTAGACAAATTAAATATAAACGATAGCCACATGGCGATATGGAAAGAACAAAATAGAATTTTATCCATTATTGAAAAAATTTTTAAAATATTTGAAAAGACCACAAGATGTATATTTTATGATATACATCGTAAAGAAATTGAGTTTTTATCAATGTTAAAAAAATTCTTTCATGTAATGTATAAAAAGATTGTAGGCCATCGGAGATACAAGGTATTCATAAAATTCATAGAAGAATACATGAAAATTGGAGAAATATGGGCAGAAAATGAGGACATGGCATGGGAACTGTCTGGAGATTTTGATTTTTTAAAAATGAATGACGACAAATATTTTGTTCACGAGCTGAACTCGGAAATAATAAAAATAGAAAGAGATGAAATTTCATGATCGAAAAAAAAATTTCCGAAGCTCTGAGAAGAGCTCGTGAAAGGATAACGGATGACGAATTTGCGCGCAAGTTATATGATGCGCTTTGCAATCGCCTCTTGTACGGCTCCGAAGCCGTGCAATACACGTGGAAAGAGGCTGCAGAAATAATAGTGGACATGAGAGGATTTGAGGAGTCTTTCATGTACTTTTATCATTCCGGCAACGAATATGACGTCGATCCCGAGATAAAAAAGATTTTCGACGCTTTCGGGATCGGTCTTGAGAGGCCGGACGACAAGTACGAGGAAAATAAATCATATCTCGTGTCCAAAAAGATGTAAAGTTCATACACCATATTATTGAGGGTTTCGTGCTGGGCAATGGCCCGTGACCTGGGGCTGCCAAGCCTGATCTGCGTCCTATATGGCCTAAGACTTATAGGAGGCCCGGCACGAGTAATGATAGAGATGCTTAGGCGTCTCTCCCTCAAGTATATAGTATTGGTCTTAAACATGTACAACAAACGCCCTCCAGTGGATGGACGCAAGTCTGTCCACTGGAGGTTTTTTTTTGCGGTGAGTTTTTTGAACCGCAAAAAATCATTTTTTTTTATTTTGAAACGCGGCCCGAATTAGTGCAATTTTCGGGTTGCGTTTCGTTGATGCGTCATAACGCCGTTATATCAAAAAAATTCAAATTTTTTTTTGTGGAATTTTTCATGAAAATCAGTAACGAAGAAGTGGATTACATGGTATCCGTCATTAACGATGCCATGCCAGAATGTAATGTGGTAGTCGCCAGAAGGTACGGTTACTACGCCATAGATTTATACTGCAGTGATGAAAAGATGATGAGAACCATCATCAGCGGACTGTCCAGAAAAGAGATGACAGCAGCATTAACGCTGTGTACGGAGCTGTTTACATGGTTGTTGAAATGAATTGTTATGTCGTGAAAGATAAATTAAAAATATATTTAAGCGAGTTATCCGATTTTGTTAAAGTTTCGCTGTTATTAGATTTAACGCCGGAACAGTTGGACAAGATCGAAAATTTTGAGGAAAAGTTGGAGAAAGAGCGTCAATTTTTTGATAAAGCTTCCGAAAAATGTAGGAAGCTAAGGAAAATCAACTTCATGACTTCTTTATATGAAATCATATACAATTTGTCTAACACCGAGTGTTGGGAATCTTCGGCTTGGTGCGACGTGGTATGCGATGAAATAGACTTGAGAGCATGCAATAAGGCGAGAGATCAAATGATAGACGATAAAATAAAAAAATATCTCGTAAAAAAAGGGAGCTCTGTAGAGCTTGGAGAGCTTGCAGACGAATGCAAAATAAAAGTATCCGTTGCAAGCCATCACGTGAAAAAAATTATGGAGCGTTTGAAAAATGAAAGATTATGAATTGTTGTGCAGATCAAACATGCATTACGGAAAACATCTATCGTTTTCTTGTTTTAATAACCTGGCAAATTTTACATACGCTATGGTAAAATACTGTGGAGAAGACAATAAAACGTCTCAATCAACGTATGTAAAGTTTGCGGCCTATTTTCTCACCCAATTTTTCGGGGATCTCGTGAAATTTGAACAACACGAATGGTTGTACGATGAAGCCAAGAGGATGATTGAAAATGGGTGAAAGGGCCGCATATAGGGTCAGGGACGGACTGGCATTTTCACACATGATGCGAAAACAGTGGTATCAAGGCGGCGATAAAGAATCGTTAAAATCATTGATAGAACGCGTGATATGCACGCTCAATGGGGGTGCTTTGGGAGTGGGCAGCATGATATTCGGTAGTGCATTGAGGCCGGACTTGGATATAAGAAGGCTTACGGCCGCCATGTACAACGTGTTGTACGATCCACCGTTTGATAGTATAGAATACGATTACAACTGTGACATCAGGGATCACGGGTTATTTGAATTGGAAATCTTGGAGTGGAACGTGTGGGCCATAAATCATTACGATATCCAAACTGACGACATTTATGACAAAAAACGCCTGGTTCTGGTAAAAATAGAAAACGGAATGCCGGAATTTGAATGGGCTGACGATTTTGTGGTGTACTGATGCGATCTGATGGATCACGGATCCATCGCGTTTTTATTTAAAATTATGGAGAAGATGAAATGCTCAATCTGGTATACGACGATAAACTCATTAAAATTTACATCGCTTACAATGAATTCTGTTTTAAACCGTATTTTTGTGAATTATGTGATTTTAAAACGACAAGGTTCGTGTACGACGATGGAAAAAAAATAAAGTTGTGTCGCCATTGTCTGGAACTACAATTAGCTAGTAATGATGATGCGATGAGATGGATGAACATTCAATACGGGGACATAGTTGGCGCAAAATTTATGGGTTTTCATCTACACAATTGTGGCACCATAGAGTTTTATTATCACGAGAAATTGACGTCCCAGATGTGCACGGTCAAATCCAAATGCAACTTTAGGGCCAAAATAATTGAATATAAAACGTTGTTTGGTTACAAGAATGGATTGATCGTGAACTACATTTGTCCGAAATGTTTTAATAGATTTTATAGGTCGAGATTGTATGAATGATCTGGTCGTAAACATGATATACGAAGGAGAAATTACGTTGTACTATATTTATTATCACACGAAAAGACGGACACATTTTTGCATCTCGTGCGGTCAAATAGCCCATTACATGGTAAATCGCGATTGTTCGTTGTTGCTTTGTCGTCTTTGTATATTGGAATTTTTGGACGAACTGTATCCCGAGATCGGTTCGTGGATGTGGAAGCGTGTAAAAAATCAAATAGAAAACGCCGAATACAAGGGAATTGTCAGGTCAAAAGCCACATCATATAAATATTATCACTTTCTTTGCAAGGACGAACCAATTAAATTGTGCTTCATTGTCGGATGCAACATGAGAGCCCGTATATATATAATGTCGGTAGAAAGAACAAAAACGGGCATTGATCCAACGGATGCAATCTTCATGTGTCCGATGCATTTTAACATGCTTTACGAGATGATCAAGGATGAAAAATCCGATATATATTGCTGGTGATACTACCATTTATAAGACTTTTAATAATAAAAGTACCCTCTTTTGTGATGTTTGCTCGAGATTTGCGTCATTCGTCATGAATAGTGATGGAAAAACCACTAACCTCTGTTCATTTTGCTTCGATCGCTTTACCGACGAAACCTATCCGGAAATAAACGCGTGGTTTCACGAGCAAACGAGCTTGGATCACGTAAAATTGGGCACGATACGTGAAAGATACGGCGATATCATATTTTTTTACAATCATGACATGGAGATACAGCCGTGTGCCGTGTTGGGTTGCAACATGAAAGCGAAAATAACGGCATGCATTACTAACTCACGCGTTAAATATATGAAAATGTTTTACATATGTCCAATGCATTTCAAAAGAGAATATGAACCGAGGTTGGACAAATGATTTTAAATGTCGTATATCGCGATGAAGACAACATCATAAAAAAAACACATGGTGTCAATTTAACGTGTAATGTATGCATGACATGCAGTGCCAGTTTTACGGTATTTCGCGGCCTTGAACGCATAAGTTATTGTTGGGACTGCCTGGAAGATTTTATTATCAAATCAAGAAATGTAAAAATGCTCGAATGGTTTTACGAGCAAATAGAATACATAAACGCGAAAAATATGGATCCAATCTCCATAGAAGACAGAGAAACGTACGAAATCTTGACGTTTTATCATGATAAAATGAATGCCATCAAGTGTTCTAACATTAACTGTAATTTTGTCGCAAAAATAACTAGACACAAAAAGTATAAAAATGAAACCACGATTTACATTGATAAGATCTTATGCATTAAATGCTTTAAAAAAATCATGAGGTGGAATGTGGTATTAGATCTAACGTGATCAACATACTATACGAAGACGATGATGTCGTCGTATATAAAACATTTAATAAAAAATGTCCAACTGACGTGATATATATAAAAATGGGGGACAAAACGTCAATGATGAGCGTGGACGCGTTCATAGAGGAATATCAAGACGAAGACGAGCTCTTGTCATTTATAAAAAAACAATTGCAAGCCAAACCAATAATACCTCCTTGTGGTTATTATATGGCAAACTACATGCCAAACTTGGAATTATATAATTGTAATGCCAGTGAGAATGGCATGTATTGCAACATGAAGGCAAAGGTGGTACTGATAGACGTGGAGCCGCACAATGCCGAAATAAAATTCACGTTGATATATCTCTGTATGATACATTACGAGGAGATAACTGATGAACACGTTGTACAAGGACGATAGAGTGGAAATAAGTAGGATATTTTACACTCTTCGCCATGATAAAAGACATGAAGCGTGTAATTTTTGCAGTAATTATACAAGAATAAAAATCAAGTACAAAAGTGGAAAAGAATTACGGATGTGTGAAATATGTTTCTATGCAAGAATATACACCATGGGAATTCGCGTCTCAGGAGCTTTTCTTAAAGAGTTTACTATATCTAACAAGAAAATGATAAATTCTTTTAGATATGGTAGTGATGTTCAAGTTACAGTATTTTATGATCCAGACATGATATCGCGTCAATGTAATCACATACAAGAAAATAAAACGTGCAACATGAGGGCAAAAATAATAGTGATCTATGAGAACATAGATAACAACACGATGTCTAGAAATTATTTATGTCCTATTTGTTATGACAGGCACTTTAGGTCGTGTATATATGATGAAACCGAAGGAATATAACCTATTGTATTCCGACAAAACAATGGCCATTTACAAGCATTTTTCGAGGATTGTAGAAAATTTTGAGACCTGTGACATCTGCAAACAACACCATGTCGAGTATGTAATTGTAAACTTAAAAAGCGAAGAAATAAAAAGGACGTGTTATAATTGCTTGGTAGCAATTATAATATTTACCGATGAACTTGCTAGGGAATTTTTACAAAATGAAGCATTTGACGAAATGAATTCTGAGTTTAAAAAAATAAAAGACGTGAGTGTCAGCAAAGGATACAGTGCGCGTGTATATTATAAATCAAATTCCACGATTTTTCAGTGCAGCGAAACGCGAGATGGTATTTGTTGCAACATGAGGGCAAAAATATTCATAGTCACGATAAATCCATTTGGAATTGTTATGATACAACGCATGTGTATTAATTGTTATAATAAAAGCAAGCCAAGCGCAATTGTTTTTTAGGAGGCATGTTAATTGGATGAAGAAAAAAATAGGATAAAAGACATCATCGTCTCTCTCGGAGATGCAATACAGGGTCTGTATTCGCTCGCGAGATTTTCATTCGTTCCATTTGAAAAGATAACGTTCGATAAGGATGAATGGTACGGATGGGCAATTGAGCTGGAGGAAAGTCTGGACGATATCGTGTTCCTGATGAACACTCTCATAAAGTCGTTGTTGAGGTTTTCCATTCAGTCAATTGAAAAATCCAAAGATGATGCTCTTAAATTAATAAATGAATCATTAAAAGAAAGGGACAATGCATTAAATTACCTTAACGAGGTAATAAATGAGTGCGAAAAAAAGATCGATGACTTCGCGCGAAGATCCAACGAATATTACGATAAAAAAATTAAATCAATAGAAAAGCTCGCGCGAAAAGAGATTAAAGATGCCGTAAAGGCATCAGTAAAGGAAAAAGACGCGGTGATAAAAGACCTGCGGAGAACAATAGACTTGCAGGCAAAAAAATTGATAGAAATGGAGAAAATGATTAATGAAGAAAAAAATACCGAACGTGCGAAAAAATAAATGGAATAGATATCCCAATGAATTAATATACCATTCGCCAGAAGAAAAAATAATGGGAGTGTTGTTCAACAGCGTTTCAAAAGACGACATGAAGGAAAATCCGATGCTCTATGCTAACGGAGATTATTGGGGTTACGGAACGCCGATAAAAATGGTGTTGCCGTATGATGATATAAAATTGGAGAAGAATACGGCAATTCCGAGTAGAATTAGAAACATGGTCGGTAGAATACCAAAAGATTGTTGCAACAAGCTGGAAAAAATATCTGTGATAACAACCACAGAAGAGGACGAGAGGACATTTGACACGTTAGAGGATGCTATTGAATATTTTTTCACAAACAATCCAATAGCATTCGGAAAATCATTTATAGAAACACTCGAGGAGTTGGACAAAGATATATATGACCAAAACGCTTGAAAAAATATTGGATCTCGCGCAAAAAAACATGTTGTGTGTCGTCACAATAAACGGCGACGCAACGTTGTGTAAATTTAGCATACACGGAATGTTATCTCCGATTGCAAAAATATTGCAAGACGAGATATACGGCATAAAGATTACTTATGAAAATGGCCATTTCATAATTTTGAATATGCCGGATTTCGTGCACTACATAATCAATTATGGAGAAACTAGAATGAGAGGGATGATAGATAGATGGAAAAGAAGATTAACAATGTAATAAAAGAGGTGTTATTGTTATCAGAAGATAACGAGCACAAGGTACAAGTCCTATCTTTCGATGATACTATTGTAAAGATATTACAAGACTTGGACAAAGTAAAACTATTTATTTATAAGCTAGAGGAACAGACCTCATGGCTTAAAAAATCAGATATAACTGGAAAGGTCGATTTAAAGTGGCTTTCCGGGGGTAGAAAAAATGGACATTGATGAATTGTTAAAAACAGTCATTTACACTCATAAAGAAGTGAGTGAAGTGTTGGTAAAAATGATAGAGCATGAAAAAAATAAATGTACCGATGAAAATTGCAAGATAAGCGAGTTCGATGAGAAGCTCATACTTATATTCTCATCAATAGGTGCATTGAAGCAAATGCTCGAAGAATACATAAAAATAAAAGGCAAAAAAGATGAAAAAGTCAAGAGCAACTCGAGGTTATATACATGAGTCCAAGAGTAGAGCTCGTGACTAACAAGTTAAAGTACGTTTCCGAATACGACAACATAAAGATCCTCAGCTCTGGGAAGGTAGGATTAATATTAAAGGAAACGTTTAAGAAAAAAACGAAACCAGGAGAGCAATTTTTCATAATACCGAGAGGTATCGGTGGAGATTTCAAGATATACATCGAAGCATACGAAGCGGTACATGACAAAACAAAAATAGTCGTATGCAGCACGACTGGCAAAAGACTGAAGCCGTATGCAATTGATAAAAATGGCACAATAACAGCCAGATTTTGGGTACTCAACTCTTTTATGAGAGTTGTGAGAAATTTCAATGATAGAACAATTTCTATAGAGAAGTTTTCCGCCAGGAGAAATTTTGACGAAGGATTAATACGCGTCAAGTACAATGTAATGTGGACTGGATCGTTCAATAAAAACATTCCATTACATCTTATCGGTCTTAAAGACGCGGTCATTGCGTCCGGTGAAAAGACACAACCGCCGCTTTACGTGAAACGATGATGATGTCTGATGTAAAAATTTCAAAGTTGTATGCATTTCTCCAACAGGAATGCAGGGGCAATGATGACGAGATCAACGCGAGAAGCAAATTTCTCGGCATAGACCTCACGAATTTTCCCATATGGTACATGATAACTGTACTGGAGGAGTATAAAAATGAATTCCTTGAGAAAGGAAGCACTGATGATATTGTTTAATGAAATACTCCTCATCGATAAAAAATACGACACGGCGCAAGTCGAACGACTGTTCGATTTTATTGGAACGATATTGACACAATCAATATCAATGTTTTACGAGGAGATGTCGTTGTGGAGAAACATCTGCGATGACATCATTGATGAATTTTCAATAAATCAGAGGCCGGATAGGACTTGAATCTGAGAAAGCTGAAAATATTGTATCAAAAAGAGCTAATGAAAGCATCGTCATTGCGGAGAAGAAGCATCATTGAATATGAATACCCAACAATATTAAACATATTAAAAAAAGAAAAGAGAGTCAAAAAAGGTGTTCCAGTATCTCAAGAAACATAAGATAATGTGCAGTCCATTTGATGATGAATGGGAGCTACGCAAGCGTGAAGAGGAAGAAAACCTACAAAAAATACCGAGAACCTTCGATAAAAAGTTATTCTTAAAGAAGGTTTATTGGGATAATTATCCCAAATTTCCGGTATATTGGGTAAAGGTGCACTTTTATCGTAATGGAAACAACATGCTCGTTCCAATAATGTTGACGCCGGACTACCCGCGCGTGAACATGTTGGAGTACGTGTGGAGTGCCGTGGAATACGGTAAAAAAAACTTATCTTTCAACATGTATAGGAGCAGCGAAAGATTATGTTTTAAGGGAAATGTAAAACTTCCCAAGTTCAAGCCGAAAGAGCACGGCATTGCGTGGGTCGTGTCCATGATCATGGTTTACGGCCTTATTATTGGAGGTGTTAAAATTAGGAGATAAAGTCAAAATAAAATTCTCGCTCGTCGGAGCGAGGAAAGGTGTAACGATCGTGGCGGACAATAATTCGCCAATGATAGATGCCATTGTCGATGCATTGACATCTTTTAGGGGAAATTATCCCATACCAGATACAGTACAATTAGTAGACAATGAAAACAACATCATAGATGACGAGTGGGACAAGAAAACGGTGGGAGAAATAACTCAAAATGAAAACTCTTCCTTTAAAATCTTGACTCCCGATCTTCTCGGGAGCGTCGATGAAATCCTGATGGACGCTCTCGATGAAGCCATAAAAAAATTCAAAGTGGTGTTCACGGACTCTTCCTGTAAGAACTGCAGGCACGTCACGAGTGTCAGCGATGTCACTGGAAAAATATATCATATCTGTAAGAAAGACGGATTATCTGCAGAAGGGAGATGTTCTTTTTGGCAATCGAAAAAGTGATCATTCCGGATTACATCGTGAAAAAAATGCGATTTCTATCGAAATTGGCGAGAAAAGAGATCGCATTCTATCTCATAGGAACGGATTTTAATAACACGATAAGAATATATGACGTCGTACAGATGAAATACATTGAAAATGACGTAGATCACGTCATATCGTCATCAAAACGGAGACACGATATAGAATTGGGATTACCGATAGGATTGCATGTTGTTGGACACGCTCATTCACATGCGAGCGAAACAGTGCCGTCAAAATCCGATATGAAAAATTTCATAAGATGGGAATCTTTAACTGCGACGACGCCCATATTCATGATATATAACAACAACGAGTTGAATATCTATGAAATAATAAACGACGAGGCGTACTCCGTGGAAACTATAACGACAGACGACAGGAGCCTTCCGAAATTTGACAGGAAGAATTATCCGTTTCCATTTTTTATGATTAACGGCGGCGCAAATCGTCCGCAAATGCAAACATATTTCAGCGAAAAAATATCCATGTTGTCTTCATCATATTTCACGATGAATTCCGTGAAAAACAAGAAGATCGGAAAGAGTAAAGAGACGGTCGTGCGCGGAATACCTTACATATATTTCGGGACGCCGCCGGTGACTGAAAAATATGACGAAAAAATAAAAATAATCAAGAAGATAAACCGATTCATGAAAGAAGAAGACATAATGATGATGTCAAAAATGTACGATGAAATAATAAAGGACGTGATAAAAGCGTATGAATGACATACCGCTGTGTTTTTCGAGACTCATAGGAACATATGACCTGTCCAAGTTGTTCAACGTAACGTTGCGCTTCGGATTCGACGCGAACATAGACATGTACGAATTGTTAATAAGGCTGGGATTTCGCGAATTTTTTACCGATCCAGGTTATTCGTACAAGCCAGGGTGCGTGCGGAGACTTGCTAAAAGAATAATTCGGACGTCGGATTACAGGTGGAAAATAAACGTCAATCCCGATCAAAAGACGGAAAGAGGATGTTTTGTAGAAATATTGAAAAATGAAAAAAGTGCCGCAGTTGTGAGATTCAATACTATCGTGGCTAATGGAAACACGTATTATGGGGTGGAAATAAACACCGATGAAGAAATCGGCGATGATACCAGCACGATAAGTTTTCCGCCCTGCAAAATTGGTAATATTGAAGAGATATTGTTAACGCAAACAATATTAAATTACGTCATAGGCATACCAACCAAAAAAGTACTATTTCACGGCAAACCCGTAAAATTGAAATATCCGGGAAATATAATGTTGATTGGGGCCGGTGGAATAGGATCCAATTTCGTCAAGACGTGCAGGACATATAATTCCCGCGATAGAATGTACGTATTTGACGACGATATAGTCAATGAGGTCAATCTAAACAGATCGTTCAACATTGAAGACATCGGCAAGTATAAATCGATAGCCGTGACCGAGAAGAATGACATCGGAATAATACCAATGGTCATGAACATTTTTGACTATAATTTTAACAGCGATTTCATGAAAAGCATTTCATATATCGTTTTAGCGGTTGACAACAAGGAGGCAAGAATATACATGGATGAAATTTCGCAACAATATAATATCCCGCTGATAGACGGGGGAAGTTCGTTTGACGGATTTGGTGGTTCTATAAGACATGTCGTTCCGGGGACTACGCCGACATTAAAAGAGATGTTAAAAATGACTTACATAGGTGACTTTTTTGAAAATAAGAATGTGAGCGATTACAGTTGTTCCAGTAGCCTGTGCACCACGCATTCGTTAGTAGCGGAGCTGATGTTATCGCAACTACTTTCTTGTGGTAACGAAAGAAAATCATGTATAAAGTTCTCTCTCAGAGATTTTTCAGCATTTTCGGTGGATATGGATGAATATTGATTATCATAGGATATTAAATAACGCGTATGATGTATCCAAGCTTGCAAATAAGCAAGTAATTATTAGATATAAGGGATACCGAACTTATGGTGATTTTGAAAATATGCACACTCTTGGATTTCCATCATTGGTATATAACGCTTGTTATTCAACTGTGGAAAGTCTTATAAAACATAGAATTATTAAAAAAAATGACCACAAGACATGTGTCATGAATTGCAATAAAATTGCCGATATAATAAATACAGTATATGTACTTGACTCACGTGGAGCGTGTAGAAAAGTAGTGTCATTATTTGATGTTGATAGCTTGTCTGGATTTAACGTTTTCGCGTACAATCCCACGCGTCCTCCAGTTATAATCCCATATTATTTATTCGCTTCATATGCGTGTGCCATGAAAACGGTAGTATCGCAAGAAGTATTAAATCATTGTATTGGAAAAACGCTTAGGCATGTAAAATGTATGTTGCCATATAAAAAACAAAAGATTTTTTTCAATCCGTACAATATATTGTTAATTGGCTTGGGCTCAGTGGGATTTTACGTTCAAAATTATCATGACCATGTAATAATCATAGATGACGGATATATCAATGATAAAAATATAGCAGCTGGATTTGCATACGACGATCTAATGTCAAGGAAAAGCAGCGCAGCGAGACAGTATAGAAGAAGATTTATAGATAAAAATGTATATGAGATAGATTTCAATGAAAGTCTTATGAAAGATGTAGATTTTATTATAAATACGGTTAACGATATAGAACTAAAGTTTTATATCGATGAAATTGCCGAATATTATAAAAAGCCCCTCTTTGACATAACCATCTCACCGGATGGATTTGACGGCGTCATCATTCCCGTCAAGCATGGTGCTACAAAAACCCTTAAAGAAAGGATAAATTGTAAAATGATTGACGGAAGGTTGGTACGACCCGTGAGTACCAACATAACAACACCGGTAATACTGCCGACAACGGCAGATTTTGGCGCAAATATAATTGCCGGCATGATAAAATATAAAAAATATACAACAATATATTATTCAATGAGAAGTTTGGTGGTAAGACAGATTGAATAAATTACCAGAAATGAATAAAGAGTTTGTAAACTCTTATATCCCGGACATTCCGGGATTTATAAATTACAACATGTATAGAGAAGAAGTTAGTGAAATAATAGAAAACATGCCGATAAACTTGATCGGAGAGCCAGGAATCGGAAAAACCACGCTATTAATGTCATTGGCAAAAGATTGGAAAATTCCGATCATGGTGATTCCGATCAATAATGAGACGAGAAACTTTCATTTTGAAGGATCGCCTCTGGCGGATGGAAGCTTTAGGCCGGGATTCATAACCAATGCTCTACTAATGGGCAATTGGATGGCAAAAAACATGGATCATGAAAGACCGGGAGATGTAATTATCGTATTGGATGAAAGAAATCTCGGAGAGCCGAACGTGATAGCTGCAATAAATCAGCTAACCGATTTTAGAAAATCATATCATGTTGGTGCCCTGGGAATTCAAATTCCAATCGAATGCAAGGTTTTGATGGCGTCTACGGAAAATCCGGGGCTTAGAGGAACCTTTAAACAAAACGAAGCAACGGTCTCGAGATTTTTTAATTACATCATGGACTTTCCACCAAAAAACGTGGTACATGAAATATGCAAGACTAAAGATCTTACTCCGAACAACAAAATCATCAATGCATTTTACAACATGAGAAAATCATCCAAGTATGTCACCATGAGACTGTTGTTCAAAATGCTCTTCGCATATGAACACGGGCTGAGCATAAATAAAACTATTGTCGATCAGGTGGAAAAGAAACAGAGAGACGCAATAAAAGAGCTATTAATTGCACACGACGTGGAACTATGAATAACCAAGAAAGAGAAAACATGATCAAAACGATACTCAGCACGTTGTCCGGCATCGAAAAGGGAAATGTTGAAATAACAACATTTGAAACTATCGATAGATCTATAATTCCAATAGTGACAATGGACACGGATAAAAAAGTAATTTTGACTTACGAAAAAAACGTTGAAAGCGAAGAATACGTGAGAGGCTTTAGTCATTATGCCTCTGCGTTTGTTATTTTCTCAGATCCCACAATAGTGGCGAATATAGACGAAACATATAGGTACATTTTTAACGTCGTGGAAGACGTCAGAGTTCAAACAATAATTCAAGAGTTATTGCCCGGAACAAGAAAATATCTGAAAATATATCGCGATAATGTAGAGCCGTTGAAAAGCCTCTCATTATTCGTAATCGACCTAGAAAGAGCAAGACATAGAAATTTTGACGACATAGACATGCCGCGGATAAGAGAAATATTCGACACGTTGTTAGAAGATCCCAATCCTGTCAGAGGATTATGGGCAACAATAGAAATCCTCAAGATGTGGATGAAGGATAGATCCAGAATCAGAGCCGAGCTGCCAAATAGAAGTAGAATTATATCTACCACAACAGAGCTGGAAACTGAAGAGCGCAAGAATACAGAACATTGTAAAATGATGAAAGATATTCTAAATTCTGATAAGTCGTTGGAAGAACTGGAAAAAGACATGAACGAATTCATCGAAAAATACAAAGAAACGATAAAAAAGACAACAGAAAGATTCAAAACCATGGTAAAAAGGACAAAATTTACACCACAACCCATTAATCTACCGTATGAATATAAGGAAATCAAGATTCATTCACTGAAAAATAATAAAATAAAGATGCATAAAATAAAAGACGAAGAATTAAAATTGCTGGAACAAACACTGATGGAAAAAAGGACGGCAAAATTGGACTACGAAGGCGAAATATACGACTTCAGCATACCGACGTCAATACATGAACCGAAAAGATTTTATTTACCGCAAAAACAAAGGATATCGATGGCGGCAACAATAATGATGGACGGCTCCGGCTCGGTACAGGGATTTACCGAAGACACATTACGGGACATAGCGTCAAACATCGAGAACATATTAATAGAATTGGGCGCGAACATACGCGCCATAAGCTTCGAGGCATCTTCCAGTGGATACACATGTTATCATCACGTCTTTAGAGATTTTGATGATGATAATGAAAATACGATAACGAGCAGGATGTACAAGTCCGTGATTGCGGACTATGAAAACGCCGACGGATACAGTATAAGATATGAGCTCGAGAAAATTCTGGACAGACCGGAAAAATTAAAGATAATCATGTTCATATCGGATGGGTTACCGCATCACGGAGGATGTGCCTACAGTGGCAACGAAGCAATAGCAGACACGTTGTACATGTACTACGACGTGAAACGCGAAGGAGTGCATTTCATACCGATATGTTGCACGTCTTCACAAGCAACATTAAAAAAAATGTGGGGTAAGAAAATGTTATATGTTGATAGCAGCAACATTCCGACCGCAATATCTTCTATAATAAACAATATTATAGAAGGAAACAGCATTGATGAAATGGGTGATTATTATTAAATATAAAATCTACGTAAAGAACGTGCCTTCGGAAGACATAGTCGCTGATATAAAAAACATTGCAAGCAATAATGTGGTCAATTTAATAATCGATGACAGCATCTACGAAGACAAAAAAATATTCAACATGATGTTGAAAATACGTGCCGATAGATACGTTTACTACGACGAGCTGCCGAAATTCAACGTGTCGAACATGATCTTCCGAATATCAAAAGAGTTTTACGATGAAAAAACGATAAAAACGTTGATAGAAGCAATGGAAAAATTCTTTATCAATGAAAGCGTATGCGTCGTTGAATTTGTCATCGATGATTTTCCGGTTGACTTTGATCGCATGAAAGTGTTGGCATTTGAATTCTTCTTGTGGTGTTTTCCAACACTGCACGGAATGAGACTATCCGTTGCAAATCAAATAAAAGACGAAGACGTTCCAATCATGAAGCAAAAAATTCTCGAGATCGGAAAAATCTGGGCAAATATGATCAGGTGTGAAAAATACATCATGGATAGAGTGTTCAACGTAAAACAACGTTGTAATACCATTGTGGTAAAAGACAATAGACTGCACGCGTGCAGTCACGTGCACTTACCGGAAACTATCACTCCGATCATCATTAGCGATGAGTATTGCGAGATGAACAAATAATGTCAGAGTACATTGACCCAATAAGCTCCTATATGGAGAACCTATTAAAGACCGACTTCCATGCATCTATAATGTCCATGATTTTTAAATGCACGAGATGTAGGACAAGGTCGGTAACCGTTACAGAAAACTCAACGCAAAACATGCTATTGGCGTTGAAACAGGGGTTTTTAAATTATTCGGTAAACGAACTTGAAAAAACCCAATGTAGATCATGTAATGGAAGGCTCAAATATGAAGCCTTCGTATTAGCATACCAAAAAGGATGCATTTTAAACAATTCGTACAGGATAATCTATAAAAAAGCGAATGACATTGAAAGTGTCATCATGATAGATTATCCGAAAGGAAATAACGAAATAAATGAAAATGAAGAATTTTTATTGCACCTCGAAGACGTGCCTGTAAAATCGTCTTTCAGTGCAACGATAAAACCGATGAGTTGAAAAAAATGGCCAAAAGAAAACTTAACTTCGGCATTTGGGGCGTTGGCCTTTACACTGCCGAATTTGACGAGGATATGACCTGCAGTCAGGTCGTTGAACAATTAATTATCGATGGAAAGCTTCGTGTAGAAGACGGGGCCCAGGTAATGAAAGTATCTGGCAGAGTGATTGACGTGAGCACTCTCGTGAAAGACATTCCAGAAGGAATGATTAGCTTCACGCCACCGGAAATCAAACAGGGCAAAAAAGCCCTTTTCCCTATTTTTTATAATAATTTTCCTCAAAAGAGTTGAAAACATGACAAAAAGAAAACTTAACTTCGCCATTTGGGGCATTGGCATCTATACTGTCGAATTTGACGAGGATATGACCTGTAGTCAGGTCGTTGAACAATTAATAGATGATGAAAAGATCAGTGTAAAAGATGGTACTCAACCCATGGTAATATCTGGAAAAATAATTAACAAGAGCACGCTCGTAAAAGATATTCCGGAAGGAATAATTTCTTTCAAATCTACAAGAATTACAAATGATAAAAATCCCCTATTTCCCATTTTTATGACAGTTTTACCTCGATAAACGTGGTGATTTTGTATGATAACATCGATGTATTGCAAAAAGCATATAAAAGCGGGCGGATGTCCGAACCAGATAATTAAAAGTTACAAGTGCTGTGCCGCTTGCGACGTGATCCACGAAGACTGTGAAACGTATAGATGTGCAATCGGCATCGACAACGAATGCGAACATAAGACTCTTGAACACGATAAAAGATTAAGAATTGGAGACATGGCATATATAACCAGAGTATTGGCTTCAAAAGCCATATATTGGGATGAAGACGCAATTGATTCATTAAATAAAATTCAAATAGTCGTCGACAGGATTCCGGGATTCGTTAACTTATCGGAAGACAACATGTGGTTTCCAGACGAGGTCGTTAACAGATTTAACTTTGAAGGTGGTAAGTTGGTGTCGACAATAGACGATTATCTAAACTCGGACGTCAAGGGTGAAATCCCGCACCTCATATTAATGGATAGAGTCGGCGACGCGTTCATTGCCAAGTCCATCATAGTAAATGAGAAGGGCGAAATCATAGCGTCCAAACTGGATGAAAACTTTTACGCCATAACGAACGTAAATACGGTCTTAGAAAACTTTGTTGAAACGGTGGTCAATGGAGACGAGATAAAATTAACAGACAAAAAAATTGCGGAATTCTTGCCGTTATTTAACATTGCTCTCAAGTACAATTTTAACCTACTTGCAAACGTCAAATCAGCCGTTAAGAAAAGAGAAATATCACAAAACATCAAAAACTGTCATAAAAATCTATTAAACTTGCCAAAAACGTTGGAAATATTAAAAAAACTTGATAACATCGACGTAGAGGTCGTGGACAACGGAATAAACGTCGTGTATCACGATCTAGAATTATACTTCGAGAACGATCATTGCGAGGAATACATCCCGATCGGAACGTTCACATGGTCTTGCTCTATCGGAATGGATCCCGTGTTGGTAAAACACGAGGGCCCAACATTTGCCCCGTATGATGCGTATATCACGCCACATATCGGTACAGATAAGATATGCATGGGCAGCTTTAGCGTTGCCATAAAAAATGCGTCTGCACAGTTGGACATAGTTAACCTGGTACTACTCATTAGAGAAATGTGCGTGACATACAATCCAGAAGATTCATATATAACGGATTTCTGTAAAATAGTCGTCGGCTATGACGAATGTGTATCATGCGGAAAAATGTTTGCCTTGGATAAAGATGGACTATGCATGGGGTGTAGAAATGGATGAAAGAATATGCGAAAAATGCGCGTGGTATCTCAATGGCAATGACGATCTATGTAAAGTTTGTAAGAACGAGGACTACAAGCATTATGACCCATATTACGTGCTTTACGATGTAGATCTATATGAGAACGAAATCGATCGTCATTTAGATGATTACAGCTACGACGAAAAATGTCTGACGTGTAAAAATACTGACAATAAAAAGTTGTGCGACGCTCGCGACTTATGTATAAAATGGGTTGGGAACTACAAAATCTATACTTTATGGCAGGAGAGAGATCTAAAAAAGAAGAAGATAAAAACGCTCGCGAAATATACGAAAAAGAAAGAAATAAAACAGGACTTTGAAGTATATTTTAGCGAACAGGTTGCAGCTGAAATAGCCCTTCTCACGTTGTCATTTGGCAACAGCGAAATTGGAGGCCTAATAATAGGTAAAAAAACATACGACGATGGCAAACTGATGAAAATACTCATCACTGAGTTGGTGATAATCAAACAGAGCGTAACGTCCGGTTCGGTTGACTATGAAAAAGATGCGTTGGAGGATTACGGAATCTCTAACATCGAAATGATAAAAGCTCCAACAAAACCATTTGAAAAGGAGTCAATAATAGGCACGTGGCATAGCCACGGATCAATGTCAACGTTCATATCCGGAACAGATAAATCAACGATCGATCTATTCCTAAAAATGGGATGGCCGGCCGTACTCAGTGTAGTAACGTCGTTCACTGAAAACATGAATTTTACAACCATGAAGTCGCACGTGCAAATAGATTATCCTGGAGACGTTCACAAAAAATGCAAGGAGATAAAATTCTACGGAGATCCAGATTCCATGATGAACGATCCGAAAGTCATAGAGTTCGTAGAAAAGGTAAAAACAATGATAAAAAAATCTTACAGCTCACGATCTCTTAAAAAATGTGCTGTAAAAAATGACAACTATGCGATGAAACCTGGCGAGATAATAATCGAAGGCAATGACAAATATCTAGTCAAAATAGACGGCATATATGAATGGATTGACAAAAAAGACGTCGTCGTAGCGAAAAGCGATTATCATAATTATTACAACGTGAATAAACGAAGTTATATAATCAAAAAATCGAGAAAAAGAATCAATTATTATAGTTGATAAAGATGAACATTATAAATACCTTTTTGAGGCAATCGGGATGGATTAATCCCGAAACAATACAGGATGTAAGCGTCATGATGATAGGATGTGGCTCTGTCGGCTCCATCATATGCACGATGCTGGCAAAAATGGGCGTCGGAAAATTCGTGCTGTTTGATGATGACGTGATCGAAGAGCACAACCTTCCGAATCAATTCTTCTTCAGGGACGAAGTAGATCTTCCAAAGGTAGACGCTCTTGAAAACCGAATCAAGCAAGTATCTCCTGGAAGAGTTGAAGTCATCAAGTACAACGAATTGTTCGGAAAAAACCACGTGAATGAGTTCAAAGAGTGCGACTTTGTCGTTCTCGGAGTCGACTCGATGACCTCTAGAAAAATAGTGAAAGACGTCCTTTTAAAAAACAAGAGAACTATAATCGACGCAAGAACAGGAGGACTATTCTGCGCGGTGTTCTACGTGACACCAGAAAAAATCGATAATTGGGCAGAGACATTAGATAGAAAAACACTTGACATTCCGTGTACACAGCAAACCATAATTTTCACGTTGAATCAAGTCGCAGCAACCGCCTGCGCCCTGATATTTAATGAAATCCGTGATAACGCGGACAAAAATCATTTCAGATATGATTATGATGTAGAAAATTTCATGGTGCTCACGTCTTGAATTTCCTAGGCATGTATTATTACAACACCATAGACAAGATTTTCAGGTATTGCGAAAAAAGAGACGTTGAAAAAGGCGGAAATTATGACGTCAGATTATCCGCCATACTGTTCTGGTCTCATCCATGGAACACGCCGGAGAATATTGCCAAATCAGAATATCTCGGACACGTGATTATAAAAAATAAAACACAAGCATACGTGCTCGACGCATTAAAATATGAATACGACCCAATACAGGTAGCAAAAATATGGCACATGTTGGTAAACATAGTACAAGGAATATCAAAACGCGACGACAGTTTGTTTGAAAAATTGGAGCCGATACCATGTGATAGCGTGGAAGATCTTCATAAAAGGTCGTGTGTCGTGTGCGGAAAAAAATCCGCGTATGATAGAAGAGAAAAGAAGTATTTTTGCTTCTATTGCAATGAATACGTTGAGGTGCTGTAGTGTACGTGATTATATATAACACCACGGTAGGCAAAGATAAAAAATTATTCAAAAAAATCTACAACCTGTCTTTATATGAGGAGATGGAGGAATTCATACACGATATATATTATGTCCTCGAAGACGACGAAAGTAAATTGCTGTCAGTATTACGCGGAGCGATCGAGGACGTTTTCTGTGAAAATTGCGACAGGTGTGAAAACTGTGATAAGGTATTATACGACGCCCACCACTTCGTCACGACTCTAATGGACGGGAGAATTACAATGGACGAACTATTGGATGCCATAGACGTCGAAGACATGTTGGATTTTCTTTCGATAGACGACATAAAAAACGAGTTAATCAGGCGTGGAGTTTTATAACTCCACTTTTTTGGTGAAAGAAAAAATGAAAGCAATAATAACAGAATTTAATAACAATAATCGTTCAAAATATCATCTCATATTGAACGATCACGTAAACATGTGGCCGATAAAACGTGTTTATAGAAAATTAAAATATTTTTCAAAAGAGCTGAGTGATAAATTATGTAATGTTTGTATCTGTAAACGGGGCAGAATTCTCGTAAACATGTTTCCATTAGAATATGTAGTAAAAAACATATACTATACAAGAAATATTCTCGAAGAACTAAAAAATAATGTTGGTTTAACGGCATCAGAAATGATGCATAGAATATCCAACGAAGTTTTATTACAAAGATACGGGACAGCTTGCCATGAATATTAAATTGTTGAAATACATCATACACAATAAAGCTGCTCTTGAAATACTGATACGGAAACATTCATCGTATCTATTGGGCCATAATGGCATGAAAAAAACGTTATCATGCGTGGGATTTTTTAACAATGACATGTTATTTGAAAAGCTGTACGAAGTGCTGTGCTGCAACTGTGATAAATGCAATAGATGCGAATACTTTGACGGCAATGAAATTCTAAGAGAAATAATATATTCGGTGTTCGGAGTCAGATTAATTTTAGCCCACGTCAAAAAAATTCACATGCTTTCGCACTTGTCAAATGATTCACTGCGGACTTTATGGAGGTTGAAGAATGAAAGTATTGTTATTTTGCACAGATAAACAAAATCTATCTTTTAAATTTTGTAAATATAACGGTATCGATCCGTATTTTTTAGAGCCTTTTCAAGACGCCATGTTAGAAGAAGACGCGCTTGCCACCTTCAAGCACGTGAAATGTGGGCAATGTCAAACATGCGTGGGATGCGAATATATCAACTACTCCATATTTAAAAGCTTGGAGGAAATGATATATTTGATGTTTGATAGCCACGAATTATTGAAATACGTGGAAAAAACTGCCATACTAAAACACATCGATACGAACGCATTGGTGAAAAAGGATGAAAATATTATTGTTTGATGGGATGCTTTTGACAACAAGAAACTTAAAAACCGATTATTATCTTTATATGTTAAATGTAGACGACGACGACATCATATATTATCTGTCGAGAAAAATCGCAGATCCAGATAGAATGATACACGATAGAGAATTTATTAAAAAATATATATGTTATAAATGTGATAAATGCATTTACTGTAATTTTTTTGATGCAACCGATCCATCACTTGATAACATCATATATAGTAAATTTGGCGATTATGAGATCTTAAAACACATTGCATCAAAATGGAGCAAGCGCGTGTTGCTCGATCACGTGTCCACCGACATGTTAAAATCTTATTTTGAAAGGGCGACGATAGCATGAAAATGGCAATGTCCGTATCCGTAATTCATGATTTGGATGTAAGAAACCTGAAAAGATTGCAGTCAAACGTCATCAAATGTGAAAATATTGGTTTCTTTCTGAATGCAATTAGATGCGAAAAATTGTACTCCATGATACATGATGAATTTAGTGGCGTGTGTGACAGTTGTGAAATATGTAGCGACTGTGACTACTTCAACGCCGCTGCAATGTATTTAGGAGATATTATATACGAATATTTTGATATATATGAAATTATGAATTATGTGGATAAAAAAACAATGCTAAAATATCTGAGCACGAAAAAATTAATGCAACACTTGGAGGAGCATGGTTAATGAAAATTATGTTTGTCGATATCGTGCAAAATATGAGTGGCGAAAAAATATCAGTGGGTCTTGATGATAGAGCAAGCGTATACAAGTTGTTATCATACATGTTAATTACAAGTGAATTTTTTGGAAGCACGGAGTATTACGACGTGCTCTGGGATAATATTTGTAACTATTGCGTGCGATGTGATAACTGTGAATATTTTGATGCATCTTTTATGACAATCAGACAAATAGTAAACGATTATTTTGAATTATTTGACATAATAACATGCATAGAGAAAACAATTCTGCTCAAAAATATTGACACTGATTACTTATTAAATCGTCTTACGGATGCGACGATATGAAAATATTGAGAACTAAATATTTAAACTTGAAATTTATGTCCTTAGACAATTCGTCAATCTCATTAATTGTCGATCCCATGTACATGCATCCAGCTGTCAAGATAACTATATTTCAGGATTATTGTAACAAATGTAACATGTGTGAGAGATGCGAATTCGTGGATAGCCGCAATAAATCTATTTTCTACATGATATATTATGTATTTGGTTTTTTGAACGTATTAAAACATATAAACGTGAAAGACATCCTCGAGAAATTAAAAACCGGAGACCTGTTAAACGAACTGGAATTGAGGACAGTGGAGTGAGTTGAATTATATAATCCTGTATCATAAAAATTTGAAATTACAGTCCAAAAAAAACGATTTTGAATTAAAGGGGCTTGCAGTCATTTACGATCTTCGTTATGCATTAAAAAAAGCAATTCCAGATTATTGCAACGAATGTGATATGTGTGATGTATGTGATGGATTAAACATGAGGGTTATTTTAGACCTGAAAAAATTGATATATGATATATACAATATAAAAACCGTGCTTTCTTTTATAGGAAAGTCGGAAATATTAAAACACTTGCACGATGAAATCTTGATAGTCGATTATAATGATAAAAATAATATATTGTGAGATACATAAAAATAGATTAATGTCGTCTGGCAACATTATAAAATTAATACAATTGATTATCACGATGACAAAAACCGACATGAAAAAAATAGTGTATGAAAAATTGTGTGAAAATTGCGACAAGTGTGACGATTGTGATGGAGCCGATTTTAACTCGTTTTTCAGCTTGAGAAAGATGATATACGCGATATTTAACGTAGAAATCTTACTTACATGCATAGGAAAAGAGTTAATATTAAAATATCTATCTGATATTAATTTAATGGTCGATTATAATGTTAAAGATATCTCTAAATGAAACCTATAAAAATATAATAACTGCATCTAGTAAGAGCACAGACGTATTTTCAGTCAACATTAGGGTTTTATCGGTAATAAACCCGGAAATAAAAAAAGCGGTATATGAATATTTATGCGATGACTGCCCGTTAGCATGCGATGATTGTGATTACATCAACATTAACCTTTACGAAGGACTCGAAGACATCATATATACCGTTTACACTCCGCGGGCATTATTACAACATGTCGATTTAAAATACATATTCAAACGTTTCTCTAAAAAACAATTGAAGAAAGCATATCTTAGAAAAACGGGGGCAATAAGATGAAAATTGAAGTGATAGACTTCAAGAATTCCTTAAACATATTATCAAAAAACGTTATGCGTTATATCAACGTCATTGCGGAAAAAATTTTCATCATATTGCGCAGACACCATCTGTTAACATCTAAGATCATAGGAAACGTCCTTTCATGTGATCTTAGACTCGATGAATGCTACAAGTGTGAATATTGTAATTATTTTAACGCCAGCGGACTAACTTTACACGATATCGTGTACTACTTTATCGGAGCAACGGCAGTAATAATCGAAATACCCGAGCAGCGCAGATTAAAAAGTATAGACAACAAAATCTTACTGGAGTATTATCATGAACGTTGTAACTTGTAAAATATACAAAGAAAATGCCATCATGGAGAGAACTTCAGTAAAAGCCGAACGATATTACGTTTACTTGGAGATCAGGCAAGCGTCAAGAGATTTCAATGATTGGAAAAAAATACAAAAAAAATACGGAGATATGCTAATGAGAGAAATAGAATGCTATTGGTTTAATTGTAAAAAATGTCTGGACTGTCATCTGGTTGAGATCGACTACACTACAACGCCATTTAGTATTGTCATAAGAGAATATTACGACGTGAAATCAATATTGAAGTTCGTGTCAAAGGACAAAATAACTGAAAAATTGCCGCTCGACTATCTAATCATGAAATATCTGGTGGAGATGAATACATGATATGCATGGAAATATTGTCTGGCAACATAATATTAAAAAAAGTGTTCATAAAAGATGAATACGATCAAGACGCTATTTCAGACATCGTTAAATTTATAATAGAAAAGACAAATTTGATGACCAAATATGACGTGTGTTCGATAATATATAATAATCCCCATGTAAAAAACTGTCGTATATGTGCCGGTAGAAAATGCACGCTGCCGGCAAGATGCAACCATGATGATCTGATAAAGATCGTCGAAAACACATGGGGAAACATTGAAAACTATCTCGATGAGTTCCAGATAGAAGATATTATTGACGAGCTTACGATTCCGGAAATAAGACGCTTGCTCAAAATTTATAGAACTGTAGAAGGATGATAATTGTGGAAATAACAAATGTCATCATTTATAATTTATATGGAAACTTAATAATATGTAAGATGTCTGGTAAACAACCGAATAATAAAAGAATAACAGATGGAGATTTTTTCGGGATGATTACCAGATTCAAGAAAAATACTGGTTCGATAATCATAGACTTATTTATCAAGGCCGCTCTCGAATATTATTGCAAATCATGCAATCCGTGCAAGGATTGTTCATACATTTGCGATGAAAACCCGACCGAAGAAAACATCATGTGTGCCTTAAGTAATCCATCGGTCATAATAACACACTTATCCGAAGATACCATATTTAAATATATGGTAAAAAAAATAAATAATGATAGAAACATATTAAATATAATGCGTGATAGAACATGAAAAGCGTAGATATTGATAAAAGAAAATACGAGTTAAAAAATAAATTATTCCGCGAGAAATTAAACTTTGCGGAAACCATGGAAATGATTTACCTGCTACACATAACAGCAGGAGATTTTTCTGGAAGTAAATTTGAAGAAGATCTTAATTCTCTTCTCGAGACTTTTATAGAGATAGAGAATGGAGATACCATGAAGTTGACACATCTGGCCGCATTTATAATACAGATGTGGTACATTGTAATGAAACACGTAAAATATAAAAAAGATAACACCGAAAGTAAAGAAAAAATAAAAAACATTCCTCTAACGGTAACAGACACGTTAAAAGACGTGTTAGGAAGGTTGTAACATGAATATATATTGTAAGATCCATATAAAAAATAATGGTTGTAAAAACGAAATCGTAAAATCTTACAGATGTTGTCATTTATGTAAAATAAAATGCGCCATGTCGTGCGATAAGAGCAGTAGTTCGTCGACATGTCAGGAAATAACCGATAAATCGCCAAAAATGTTTAAAATAAACGACAGTGTAAAAGTAAAAAAAGTGCTTCTACACGATGGAATCATTTGGATAGACGGCAAAATGGAGAAATTTATCGGAAAGACATTTAAAATAAAAGACGTGTTGATATCAAACGGACTCTACCTTCTGGAAAACGACTTCTGGTATCCTGAAGAAGCATTGGAATTGGATGAATGAACAGGCCCTGCCGAGAGGCGGGCCTTTTTTTATTAATTTTTTTATTCAAACTCTTTTTACATTTTATTTTTTTTTGGCACGATAAAACCGTAAACCTGTCCGCGGGACAGTCCGTCCGGAACACGCGCGGGAAAGGAGGCACAAAACCCGCGCAATAATCGCAAACTCTAGGCCAGTTTATCGCGCATTTTTTCAAAATCGTAAACGTATTTGTAAAACTTTTTCATGTTGCTTTCCAATAATCTTATATCGCTTCTATTTCCGGCTATATCTGCATCGGTGCTGAACGACATGTCGATTTTTTCCGGTATCAGAAGCCAGTTGTAAATCGCGTGCTTTCCCGAAACCATGTCTATCATCTTTTCAAAACATTCTTCCCATATCGCTTCAGGTATGTCGTTTGCATCAACTTCATCCGTATCGTGCGAGAAGTTTAAAGATTCTATCAATTCCAATAACGTCCTTATTGAAATTCTTCTTTTAGTGCTTTTCAACAACAATTTCTTGTATTTTTTGTATATTGACTTGAACAATTTCTTGGGATTTTTTTGCTCGTTTACGTTCCACACGTGCACGAAGTTGACATTTGGAAGATATTTTCTCAGCCATCCGTACGATTGCTTGATGAGATCGAGCTCATCATATCTATAGACCCAACCCCAAATATAATAAATGGTTATTTTGATGTCCTTAAATCTCTCCATGTACTTGACGCACTCGCCATTCCAGCACGGCAATCTGGTTATATCTACCCTGGTATCAACAATGAGTATGGTGTCTCTTCTTGTCGAATCTAAAACACCTTTTAAATATTTCCAAAATTCATCGTCCTGTAATTGATGTGCATTCATCGGATAAAATATTTTCAGCCTCTTTTTTGTGTTGTCCACGAAAACTTCAGTAGAAATTATCCTATTGTCTATCTCAGTGTGATCCTTGTTAAAGAAATGCATTATGGCGAGAAAATCCGGATTATTAAGATTCCAATCGAACGTCACCGTTTTCTGATTCTTGCGAATGTGAAAGATTGTTTCCGCAACCATCAACCTGGTTTTTCCGCAACCTCCACGATTTCCACAGATTATTTTTATTTCTTTCATTGCATCACCTCATAATAATAATACTATTGCAGTAAACACGTACTTGAATATTTCAAACTTATAATTCATTCCGGCAGTAGTTTTTTCAATGAATTCAACTTGTCTTTTTGCTATCATGGACTTATTTCTTATTTCTCTGGATGCATACTTCCTGCTACCTACATCCATCTTTGAATACGTTCTAGTAATCATTTCTATTTGCTCGTGGCATTTTTTCTGTATTTGACAAGCCTCATTGCCCAATTTTTTTAACTTGTAAGATTGTGGTATTGTAGTGGAAAATATGAGAAACGGCGCATAACTATATATCATTGGTATTATAAAAGTCGCGCCGTATAATGAAATTATGAAAAATATCAACGATAATAATGCAAAAATATAAATTCTCAAATCGTATCTTATAAAATTGAATATCTGTTTTCTCAAAACATGTTTTGATAATGCCAGCTTACCGGTGCTCATTCCAAATCTTCTCTCTAGATCTCGCTTGGTCATTCCCAAGTAATAGAGCTCCACATCAACCAATAAGAGCATGGCACAGATGAACGACACTATTTGCACGGGATAATGCAAGTAGCAACCCATCAGCGTAATGATGGATAAAATAAAAAATGGTGCGAGAAAAACTCGCGTGTATATTTTTTCCAACGTTTTAAAGTTCTTCCGTTTCATCACCATTGGGTGCCTCTGCAGCTTTTAATAACTCATTGTCCTCTTTATCTTCGACATCCGTTGTGTTTGGTTCATTAAGAAGTGGTCTCAATTCTATATTCTTGCCATTTAACAAGTCATCAACCTGATCCGTTAGAGATTCTACTGTTTCTTGTAAATTCTTTATTTCTGCGAGTTGTTCCTTGATTATCACGGCTTTCTCATCGTCCGTTTTCGGCCTGATCAATTGTTTTACCTTATTTTTTATAAGGATTGTCAGATCCGATCCGCCCAAAATGGGAGTTATAGTAGAAATAATGGTCACGCCCATCCATGGATGAAATAAAACTAGCCATCCAATTGCAGTCCATAAAACCACTACTACCAGACTACCATAAAGTGCGCCAAATCCAGATTGTTGAAGAATGCGTACCGCTTCCGATCTTTGAAGACCATCGGCTAAATTTTCCTGACATAAACGATATACTCCAGCTGTTATAGCTCCTATAGAACAATTCAACAATACCAAAAGAATCAGTTGAACTATTTCAATCATGTTTTCACCATTTACTTTTCATAAAGCGCGCTCTCTATATTCTTTAATCTTCCACAGATCTTTCTGATCTGGTTTGAAATTGTTTCAAGAGCATTGTATGTATTTGCTTTAAGATCAGTAAGTACTATCAGATTTAAATTGCTCAAACAAGCAATACAAGTGGCATCCGTGATGTCCTCTTCTTTTCTTGGACATGGCTCAGGGCCACGATCCGTTTTGATGTACTTACATTTTCTTTTCAAATTCAAGATATCTTGCATACAAAGACCTCCTTTTAATCTTTCTTACAAAACACGACATTTATATAACTTGGCCTATTGTCGTGCCCACCATTCTCTATAGTTGTAACATTGTGCGTGTGATCTATATTATGCCAATGTATTATCCATTGAAATACAGATGGAATTCCAGGAGACGAACCTATTATGCCCCCATGTTGTGACGTAGTGCCAGTAAACGTATAAGTACCAACATGCGTGTGATTATCTATAAAATCACTGCCTCCAGTGCTTCCATATGACGAAGATCCCACTATAAACCTGTTATAAAACGGCTCTCCAGAACCGCTCAATCGAGTCCATCCACTTGGACACAAGGTGTCAAATATTCCTATAAAGCCCGGAGGTATTAGATAGTCACTCAATGGCTCGTCACCAAATATGTTTGCAACACTTGTTTCTATACCTATTATTTTTCTAACTTGAACAATCATTCCAGAAGCCGTGTTATTAAACATTTGTCTCATATCATGTATGCTTGTAATTATGCCATTTTGTATCACGGCGCGTGATAATATTAATCTATCTATTTCAGTCGTGGTCGGAACCGATGCCTCATCATAGACATAACCAAAATTTTCAGACGTCAAATTATAAGGTGGAATGTCGTTAGACGGTGCTTCACAATAGATCATATAATAACCGTCTTCTTGACTCAAAGTGAATGAAATGTCATTTTCCAACACGCATCTAACACCATTTATATATCCACATCCTTTTTTTATAGATATGGTAATAGATTCATCCATAACACATTGTAAATCGGTTCCATTTTCACTCGTATTTCCCACCAAGTTTCCAAACTTATCAAATATCCTGTTCTCGATAGCTCGCTGTAATCCCACTTTATCGTTATCTCTATTAACATCATTTATCATTTCGTCCATTAATGATAAATGTGTCTCTATTTTGGTGGTGTATTTATCTACCATTTTAATCCTTCTTGCAAAACACTACTTCTATGTATGATGGGCGGTTATCGTGTCCGCCGTCATCAGATGATGTTTGTGCCGAATGCGTGTGGTTCATAGAATGCGTGTGATCCAATAATACAACAGATGGCACTCCAAGTAACACGAGAGAAAAAGTTCCTATGCCGCTTCCTGTATTGCCTGTATAAGACATTGATGGTATTGTATGGTGATGTGCTGCTATAGTGTCAGATCCGCCCGTTGCACCCGCAGATGCGGCTCCCCTGATAAACTTTCCATTATACGCAGACACGTGAGTCCATCCAGATGGACATGATGCGTCAAAAATTCCTATCATTCCTACTGGTACTGTATAATCGGTGATATTAACCCCATTAAACGTTGCACTTTCCGTAATGTTTAATTGCCTGATTTGAACAACTTGATCTGTTCCATGTCCTTTACAATACATTTGCCGTATATCTATTAACTCATTCATCGTGCCGCTAAACGTGGATCCGACATCAACCTTAGCAATGGGTAATTTATTGACGTCCACGATATCAGGATACGATGATGGATCATAATAATAGGATATGTTGTTGCTATCCAAAGTGTATGGTGGTTCGTAATCGGACGAATCTTCGTATTCGGGTGGTAATTCTGCGTAATATGTATAATAGCCATTTGGGCCTATTGTTATGGGAACATTCTCTACTAAATCACATCTAACACCTTTTATATAAGCCGATCCACTAAGTATTGTAAACGTGGTAGTAGTACCGCTAACAGGTTCTAAATCTGAGCCATCTTCTCTTGTATTTCCGACAACATTGCCAAACTTATCATATGAACGCATTTCAACTGTTCTTTGTAAACCATACGGTGCATCGCCCCCGCTACTTCTCACGACATCATTAAAATGATCAGAATACACGGGATAATGATTTGTATTAGTATGATTTACATGAATAGTATATTCATCACTGGGATCAGACATCATTGTCGCCTTTTCTTAATCCATTTTTCTTTTTGTTCGGCTGTATAACCGTATGATGTTTTTTTCTTTTTATCCTTTAATTTTCTCTTATCAATTATCATCATTTTGACCACGGCTTTTCAAATCTAAACATGTCTACAATTACAGTGTATTCAACACCATTAACCGTATCAAAATTCATTCTAAATCTATGTATTGCGGTCGTATCCAACGAACCGCTCATAATATCCGGATTTCGTAAATCCACGTGAACGTCCTGAAACGATCCAGAAGATATTGTCAATCCGGCTGTCTTGCTAAAATAATTATCGTTTAAATCATATATGTACACGTCATCAAAATTTATATCGTGCGACGAGTTTATTTTTGCCCACATTTGCGTGTGGGATCCACTTGCTAGGTTAACTTCCGAACCGGAAGGTATTTCATATTCTAACCAATGCGTTAATCCATCACCAGTAAAAATCCATTTTACAGCAGCATCTCCGATATAATTATTTACTAATTCTTCTGTCTGTGTACCAATATCAGAATCCCAACCGTATGGTATGCCTAGCCACTTAAAATATAGGTCACCCATTATATTTCACTCCCATTTTGATATGCAGATCCATATGGATATGGATTTCCACTCTGGTATCTAATTTCATAATAATTTCCATATCCTTCTGGATCAGATGTTGCATTGCCACCAGTAGTGTACACGTGTATCAGATAAGTTTTTGTTTCGTCCAAGTCAACATCCGTAAACGTCACTTGAATGTCTTGAAAATCTACCTGCACGTCGCTAAAATCGATTTCACCACTCGTGACCAGAGGGGCCGCAATCGTGGTGGAATAATCGGTATCCCACTCGTAAACTTCAATTTTTAACGAAGTTGAAAACTCTGTGATAGTATCCTCACTATTTTCAGATGTCAAGCTCTGCGTGAGCGGATTTGACACCACTTCCGTGTATAAATCATCCACATAAGATTTCTTTAAATTAAAAGACGTTGATCCTACGTCTCTAAACCCGTGCCATACTTCATATTCCGTATTTGCTAAAAGAGTGTCCGATCCATCATGACCTATATTTAATATGACGCGATCTACTTGATTGGAATATACCAATACGTTTTTTGATTCATCGGTTATTGAATAAAGCCACACGTAAATTATTTCCTTGTCGCCGGAGTCATCCCAAAATATTTTTCCAGTTTGGATCACGTAATTGGTATTTCCGTCTCCAGAGGCATGTGATTGCCAATCATTGTTGTAATATAAACGCGTATAATCAACAAACGTGCCGCCAACATCATAATCATGCACGTAATCGGTCGTATGTACTGCATCGGCTTTCCACGTTTCCTTGATCAGATCGTTATCGTAAAACGTGAAATAGGCATATTCGTTTGATGACTCGTAAAAAACGCCCTCGCAAAATACGGCTCCATCTTCCAACCAAATCGGCGACTGATTGCTGTCAAATAAATTCAGAATCGAATTAAAATAATTAGTATATAGTGCCCAATCCACGCCGTTTTTATCTTCTTGTGTATTACCCATCAATCTCGAAGTAGTACTAGATTCCAAAAGATACGTGGTATTGTCCGAACAGGTAACTTCGTTGCCAGATCTACTAATTCCCGTATATCCTGGATCTCCTTTTGACGACGAATGATAATATATCCTATAGTATTCTGTAGAATTTGCTGACACATCAGCAAGAAATGCAACGTCAAACGACGTTAGATATTTTATTCTTCCATCATAATAATCCGTTTCCCAAGAGTAATCGACAGCACCAACATAAGCCGTATAACTATTACCAGAAAGTCTATCAAAAGTTATTTTATCAACATTTGATACTGAATTTCTAAAAGGAATTGAAGCGTGTGTTGTTCCATTATTTATCGTTAAGCTATACGTATCAGTATCGCAATCAAAATCACATTTTACATGATACCACGTGTCGCTAGATGCGTTTTCTCCAACATCGTTCCACGACGAGCCATCATAATATTGCCATTTTCCTTGATATATTGCAAATAAAATTGCGTTAGTTGAACTAGAATCTATATTAACAGCAAATCCACCATTAGTAGCATCGTCTATTCTGATCCAAAATTCTATAACTTCGTCAACTTGACTGCTGGCAAACGTGTCGGTTAAAGACATGTATCCAGAGCCATCATAATACATTTCAACAACTTTTTTATGTCCCATGAAATGTGGTAAAACTTGAACAGATGAATTTACAGTTTCAGATACAGTCCAACCAGTAGGATCTGACCAATCTGTAGAACTCGTAAAATTATGATCAGTATCGAATGTATCGTGTATCTTATTGAATACTTGAGATGTTATTTCCGTTTCTGTAGAATATCTATTATATACTCTAATTGAATCATGATAACAATTTCCAGATGTTATTGAAGACACGCTTGTGACAATCACTTCATCAGTTCTGTCGACGCCATTTGATTCGGTCAAGCTCAATTCCCGGTAATAATCAAACGAAGGAGTGTATGAATTTGTAACTTTTCGCACCCTCAATACCATCCCAGGAGATGTTCTGACATTTGATATCGTCTGTCCGACATTATACGTGGTATCACATATGGGAGTTGCTGTAGAATCGTGATCTAACTGAACTTGATAATCTCTAAAATCGGTATCAGTCCACTCATCGGCGTCTTCGGGTATCGGATGTGTTATCGAATAATGCGTGTTAACCGGCCTGACATAATCCAATATGGAACTCAATTGTTCGTCCGTCAAATTTTCTTGGCCAACAACCCGTTGTATCTCAAACGATGTCGGCATGTCATGTGTCGCATATAAAAGCCAACCATTTGTAATTCCACCATTATATTGATATTCGCCATCGTGTAACTCAAAAATGTGGAAAAACTCATCGTCCTCAAAGCTATTTATGAGGTCATACAACGAATTAACCGATGGATTGTGAAAGCTTCTTATGGCTTTGAGTATAGTCCTGTATATCTCTTCAGACCAACCTTCGCCTATGGCAACATCTAAATCTTGCCCCCACCTTTCCAATCCAATCGTGGTAGCATAATCTATAAAATTTTCCATCATGATATCTCTATTGGTTTTCGACATCTCTGAAAGAAAATTTGCACACAACATGAACAACTTGCTATTATTCCAAGACAACGTGTAAAATTCCCACGTTCCGTCATTAGCCGTGCCGTCTATTATGGTAACATCGTTTACTTTTCTTACTTTATATCCATTCAAATCCACGTACAAATATTCGTCGGCCAGCGTGTTTCTCTCTATGGTGTGTTCGACGGTTCTAGTGATCAGATTTTCATCATCATAAGAAATCCTGATTTTCACATCATTTTCATTTAATTGAAAAATCTTTAAAAGCAACGAAGACGGCGCGTCAACTGTGGTCACGTACGTATATGATGCAATGTTAGACACGATCGATACAGATCCTATCTTATCCAACAACAAAGTTTTCAAATACGGCGTGGTAAAAACGCCGCGCATTCGTTCGTAGCTCATCAAATCACCGTTACGGATAACGATCCAAACGTTGCTATCTCATCGGGAGATAGATTTAAATTGGATTCAACGCCGTTCAATTTTATGGAATACACGTCAATCACGCTGTTATCTTCCGTGAAACACCACGAAATTTGCGAAAGATACACGGTATCGCCAATTTCCAACGAGGAGATGTAACTATTTATCCTATCGGAAATTCCATTAGTTATTGTCGACACGTCAACTCCGGCTTTAATCATCATTTCGGCTTCTATCTCAACCGATACTGGAGTAACTTCGTCTATTATTATTTCAGAACATACTGGCCTGGCGTTATTCACGGCATCTTCTATGGAATCATATAGTGCCTGACTGTAATATTCGCTACCGCTTGATAACGAGCCAGCTACGTCAGGAGCCACGTATAACGTGAATTGATATTCCGTGGGATAATTTTCAATTATCTTGGCTTGTCTTATACCGGATACTTCCTCTACGTCCGCTAAAATTTTAGACGCGGTGTAATTGAACCTCCGTATGTTAAGTCCCCGCCGTCTCAAAGACACGTCAGTTTCCAGATCCAATCCTCCGGTCGTTGCGCTGTTATTTATGACGGATTCTATGTTGGTAATTTCCGGATCTATCACGTTTATTGATCCCTCCGCTACGTTGCCATTTGATCCGGTTTCCACCGCGGTAACTGGAACGGTTGCGGATCCAGATGATATGTTTACTTCAATATCGGTGGAAAAATATATATAATTGCTAGTTCTAACCGTAGATCCAACGGGAACTTCCGTGGTTGGAGCTCCAGAAGATAATGTAAACGTTACAAAACCCGTAGCAGCGGCCGGTTGTTCTCTCTCTATACCAAGATCACTACATAAATAATCTAGAGGCGAACCAGTTGCCGTTTTTAAAAAACTGGAAGACCAATATGCTTCCATGGCTTCCCATTGCGTGGAAATCTCATATGCCACGACTTGAATGAATTTATAAAGACTCGATGTCGGCCTGAGATCGACATTCTCGCCAAAATATTCCTGCGCTCTCGCAATCATTTCGGCCAAAATGACATCATAACTCTTGATCAGAAAGCCGTCATCAGATATGCCATAATCAGTCATAATATTTCCTCTATGCTGAGCGAAATCATCTCGCCATTCAATAATTGTAATTTCATGTCAATTGTTCCAACTCTTTTTTCGGTCATAGTGACCAAATCCACGATGTAAGCAACCCTATCGTCCTGATATGCCGCCTGTTGCACGTTTAACTCGAACAATTTGACCTGATCATCATATCTTAAATCTGCCCCCAATATAGATTCTCTATCAAAACCATATACCGGAACCAATAAATCTTCTTTAAATTGTGTCATAAATAATACTCTTAAAGATTGCGATACTGTTTCGACATCTTCTATAATTTTAACATCACCGTCATCATCAAACTCGATGTCGAAATCATCATCAAGCTTCCAAGTTATGCCGTAATTATTACTCATAAAGAAACCCACTCCGTAGTTATCGGTGAATTTATCACCGTGGCCACGCCGTTACCGACACCAATATCTCCAACTTTAATGATCTTCATTCCATCTACATCCGTCATGCTGGATCCATTGACAGTCGAATTAAACACGTATGGAGGCACGGTTGATTGCCATTGAATTGTCACCATGGATACGGCCGGCAAGTCATTCACCTTTAATTTATCATGATACGTGTCCGTGACGTTTAATAGAGCTACCATCGGTGGAACCATAACGAAATACGTCGAAATATTGCTAGCATTAAATCCGCCCCGCGGCCTAACCAAAATTGCACTCATGACACGGAAACTCCGGTAGCGGTCAATTTAAAAGTCCTGACTCCGACCTTCAACGTTATTTCCTGTTCGTCCATCATTATCAAATTATTACCATAATATAAAATTATCTTGGATAATAGATCACTTTCCGTAACACCAAATGGAAGTGTCTGTGTCTCATTCTTTATACAACCCAAAATAATTGGATTTTCACCATCAAGCTTATCATATACCACCCAATCATCTATACCTAAAGGAGCCGACATTCCAAATTTGGTTCCCATAAATGGATATAGTCTAGTAACGTTTAACACGTTAGAATAATTCGTCAATCGTTTTAACTTTTGTGGTGGAATTATGTTTTTTTGATTCGGAACTTTTAACTCGCATACATTTTGTCCCACGTTTGCAATTTGTGCATACGATGAGGGATTTTTATTTATCTCCGATTTTCTATTCACGTGTTGTCTTATATTGAAAGAAACCCTAGCAGACGGTGATAAAGAATGCATCAATATCTTTTTCAAGTCGTTTGATTTTAACGAGTTATCAACCAATACCACTTTTGTCAAGAAACCCTCTTTCGCTCTAAACTCGTGTGATGCACTGATAACTATCATTTCTTTTTTTGATAAATTCAAAATATCTTTTTGTCCCCGATTCAACTCATTGAGCGAAAATTCAGACTCTATTAAATTTTTAGACCTGAAAATTACTGATTTTCCGGGAAAAATTTCTGGCTTTCCATTAAGCGTCAATTCGTAATAATAGGTTCCGGATATGTTTTTTCGATTAATGTTTATGATGTCGTAATTGCCTATATTGACCTTTCCACTCAAGCTCAATTCATATATTTTATCGGATATGAATATATTTCGATTTATTATAGAATAATGAACGCCATCATTGAGACCGTTATTTACCATAAATTTTGTTATTAAATCGATCAAGCTTTCACCAAGAATGGGAATCACGTTCGATATTTCCACTCCAGTTTTATCAGCCTTAACACTTCCGACATGTATTGTCATTTCGGGAACATCCGAGCCGTTCCATCTCAATGCTTCGTCCGATTTTTTCGGAGGAACTGACAGCAACTCTATGGAATATTTTTTCACCCTCGGATAATTAAATACGGACAATATACCGCCTAACAACGTGATGAATGAATTTGTAGTAATGACTCCCAAATATATCGGATTATCTATGGTCACGTCCGATAAATATTTATCCAAATATCCAGTGCCTTTAATATGAAGATGTATGGTTCCGTCTTCCAATTTATTAATATACACGTAATCTATCCAAAAATCACCAACAGATGAAATATGTCTAGACACGTCGCTTTCAAAACCGAGCTTTATTGTTAAATACCATCTTTCAGATTCATTTACCAATAATAATCCGGTATTCAACTTGCTTTCACTCAAATTGAAAAGATCCATCTTAAGCCTCGTAATTCCATCTATCTCTCGCTCTATTATTATGTTTCCTTCTACATTTTCATTACTAACCCATAATCTGGATACGCCAGATCCACTCATATACAACTCAAATATGGGATGGAAATCCTTTATAGAAGTGAAATTGAGCGGTATAGAAACCACGTTTAAAGGATTTATCACCTGACAACAACCACCAAATTCGTTCCAAAATTGCCAGTTTCTCCAAGCGCGTTTTCTCTGGCAATATCGGCAATAAGCACGGAAATCCTAAATTTTATCCCGTCTTCGTCGTAAATCTTTTCCTCGTATCCAACTCCAATAGGATTTGTAAACAACATCTCATCATTAGAATCATACACGGTCAGGGATAATCTCGGATTCTCCTCAAACAACGGATCTATAATGCTCGTATTAGCTCTAACATCAAACGTGTATAATTCGTCATTTATCGTCACGCTCCAACGTTGAGGAAATCTTTCGTTTTGATCTACCGGAAGGACGGAGAACTGCGATAAATAATCATCCAAACTCGTGCTCATTCGACCACCATAATGGGATTTTTCTCGGTGCCCACAACTCCCGTTATCGTCACTGCCTGGCCATTAACCATATTGGAATCCGAATCGTTTACAGCGAGAAAATAATACAACACCGGCTCGTTGTTTTCGTCCATTTTTTCCGTCATGATTCGACCCATCGTCCCCGGAGGCATGTAATTTATGTCTTTGTTGCCAAAAAATCCAAAATCAATCGTGCCTATATCAACAATGGCACTATTATTTATAAACATCTCATAATTTCTAGGATAGATGCCAGAATTCTCTTCAAAAAACGTGTAATAAATTGTTCCGTCACCAGTAATTGTATTTGCAACATTTGCACTCAACCACTCTTTAGCGTACCATATATTCCAGGCATATTTTTGGAGTTCTGCGACCAATTCTTTTCTTGTTTCTAAAGTTTCAAGAGACGTGGCTATTCTCACGACGTTATCTGTAAAGTTAAACGGATTTAATGTTATCGCCATGTCATTTGCGCCCCTCGTCATGAATGTTGCTATGGCCGATACGGCACTGGCTATTGTCAACCATCTGGCTTGGGCCACTTTTTTAACCTGTCTTATGGTAATCTCGACATCTATAACGTTTCTTCTCTGCGAAGAATTTGTAAACTTCAGGGCCGTTATGACGCAATAAAATAATTGTGACATGTTGGATATGAACCAGTACGCCATTTTTGAGCTCTTCTGTGCTTCCAACATCAACTTCCAAGTACGCCACATTTCACCATATAACACGCCCTTTAAAATTATTTGATCGGCCGTGTCTTCAACCGCCTGTGGAGCCCAATATCCTATATCCGACTTATATATCGAAACTGCAGTTCCTTGCGTGTGTTCTATATATTCCACGGAAAATAACGGAACCCATCCAATTAAAACAGCCATGTCAGACTCCATCATCCGAGCCTCTCACTTATATCTCTAAATACTTCAGATGATTCTGTTATTCCTTTTATGAATTTTTTTATGCCCTCTTTTTCGGCTTCTATCATTCTGACCAATGCTTCATATATTTCATCGGCCTCTTTCTTGCTTTCTCTTGCCCTTTTATCGAGTTCATTTGCTATTTTTTTGAACGGCGCTTCTATCTCTTGAAATCCCATTATAGCCCCCATCCATGCCTCGACTTCTTCGGAGGGTTTTCCAGCGTATGTTTCGCTACTCTTGGCGACTTCTCTAACTTTTTCAGTGATGGGAACTCTTTTTTTTCTCAATGCGCTCTCGACTTCCAACCCTTTTTTTAATAACTCTTCGACGTCTTCGGGTCTTGTTACTGACGTGCTTCCAGAAGTGGTAAATTCTTTTAATGTCTCGTACAAAAGATCTTCATATGTGCTACGCATTTGGCCCGCTGTCTCGGTTCCACTTTCTCCATATTTTAACACGTCCTCAAAGGGAAGCATCGACACGTCTGGCCCGCTCACATTTTTCTGACTTTCCTGATATCTCTTCCTCACGCTGGATAAAGTTTTTAACAATTCCTCCGGCGTAATGCCTTCTGGTAACTCTATGTCGGATTTTTTAATGTATTCTTTTTCCTCTTCTGTCAATTTAAATCCTGAATACGATAACGGAGTCAATCCGCCCAATTCTTCGGTTTTTCCCAACTCCGATACATCCGCACCACCTGTAGTTATGTTTATATTGCCGACATTTTTAACCCCTCTCAACTTTCTAACAACCTTGGAAAGCGCGTTTCCCATTTTTTGTATGAGAGGTGTTGACTTATCGGATTCGGTTCCCATGTTCCGTATTTTTTCAGTTAAATCATCCAAGCGTCTCTCAGCATTGCTAGTCATCCTTTCGACGCCGCGCTCTACTTCGTCTAAAACGGACAACAATTTATCGTGACCTATGACATCAAATTCCGTGACGATTTTGTCTACCGACATACAATTCCCTTAAATTTTTTGTTTTTCTGAGCATTGATTCTCTCGTTTCAAATGACGTTATTATGCTATCGTTATTACGAATGGCTTCTTTTTGTTTTTTGGTCAGCCTTTTACTCAACCATAACTCATAAAGATATATCTGACTTGCCAATAATTCACAAGGTCTTGACGCTAATTTTAGTCCTGCTTCGATTACCAACATCCTTAGCTGAGCTCCCCTCAGCGTCTCCACGAAAAAACTCCACGTCATCCTCCTTTGCTGATGAAATGTCCATTATTCGTGATGCAATTTCTTCAAGACCGTTTATCCTCGATACTGTCTCTTTCGATAATTTCGGATATATTTTTTTTAAGGATTCATACACTATGTATAAATTCAACATGTTTTGTGCCCTGATATATTCTTTCATCTTTATTCTTTTTTTGAAATCCTTGCGCTCATCACTACGCATAAAAAAATACAATTCAGTGTCTGGATCCGTAATTTCGTCCAATGCCATTGCTGTACACATGTTAATTTCAAATTTAGATAACGGTCTTATCTTTATACTCGTTTTATAATACGGCAAGAAAAATTCTTCTTCATGATTGATTCCTTTTTGTAAAAGACTCTCCAATCTTGTAAGTTCACTCGAATTCATTTTTCATCCTCCTTTTTTTATTTTTATAACAATTCATCCAATGGAAATTTTGTTTCTATCGTCAATTCTACGGCAGGATCTGTTGCAGCAGCCTGTAATTCCAATGCTAGACAATTGAAAGTTATCGTGGGAACAACACCCGGAGGAGGCACTGTAGGCGCATCTGAAGATATGATTATACATCTATTAAATATCACCTGTGAAAATACCCAATCCATCTGAGAAACATCATCGCCCTGCTCTACCAATACTAAAGAAAACTCCGTCCTGTTCAATTGCATTTTCATCAAATATGCCACATTCGTGATGTTAGAGTCCCCGAGTGCGGACAACGGCACGCCAGACGAGTCCTTTAATTGTAGAGCCTGTACGGCCATCCTAAAAGAAAATCTGGTCGGGCCATGCACGTAGCCCATGTTTGTCATGTTAACACTATCAATTGGCGCAGCAGGAGTGGCTATAGTTGGTGCAACAGATAATATCGGTGTCACCATGTACATTCCATTCTCATCTTTTACAAAGACCGCCAAAGTTGTTTTCCAATCGTTACTTAAAGACATATTCTTTCACCTCAACTTGGTACAAAATTCACGTTAATTATCAACGATTCCAAAGCTCCACGATATATTATGTCAACTTCTACAGTTGCTATTAGACTGTTTATGATCTGATTCATGGTCGCAGTTTCGGCATCGGTTCTGTTTGTCCTTTCGAGAAGATTCAATAATGGTATGTTTATCCTGTAGTCATCCAAGTATTTTTGCGTTTTTTTGTAATTTAATATTCCAGCTACTTCAGAATACAACAATCTCATGCCAACGAGATTCATCCTGAAATTTCCCATGACCTTCGGGCTGGTCAACCCAGCTTTCAATGAAAATACAACGTCATCAATTGTTCTCACTATATCGATGTATTTTCGCGTTCCGCTTCCGTCCAACGTGAAGTTTTTACCCATTACTTCACCATTGCCACTATAATATAACGGAACCGTGACAGGAATTATATGTAAATCTACAATCGTAGCCAAATCGGTGTCGCTGTATTCTTCTGTCTGTTCACACACTATCGGTTTTAACGTCATGGATGTTGGAGGCTCTCTATAAGATATCACTCCAGCAGCACAAGCAGCTATATCGCTACTAGAATGATGAGCTAACAATACCATTCGTTCACTCGTCATATTAGATACTACCGTGTCCATATCTGATGTATCGGCTCCACTGGCCAACATTATTATGCCCATCCTTGTTCTTCCAGCTGCAGACGCATTCAATACGTGTGTTTTAAACAATCCGTATAACGTGCTTCCAGACGCAGTGTTTGCAACCGTTGCCGGTTGTCCAGCGTACAGCACGAGCTGCACGTCTTCAGATGCCAATTTTGATAAAGCCGCATACATGTCAGTTTCGCTATCTGACGTCGACTTTACAGTAAAAACACGTAAAGCACCATTAGCAAATGCATCCGACACGGCATTTACCAAATCACCAGATGCATGAACAGCTTCCTCATCTATCGGGCTTGTCCATTGTTCAACTTCATTATCGGAGCCAGACAAACAGGTTCCAACAATTCCAATATTTCCGTAAGACCTAGTTAATGGCTGATACAGTCCTTCAGTATTCACGTAGACATCGACGTATTCTAATCCACCCATTTATCTCACCAAAAATTTTACATTATACACTTTCGACGTTCCGTAAATTTCGTCGTCGTATGGATCCCCAAAACCGACATATTCCACTTGCGTGGCATCGGCTCCAGAAATCATTGTTAAATGCTCTTCATTTAACCATATTTGGTAATGTTCTGTTGATTTAATTATCTTAACTGTATTTTCTTCGCCTGGATCGTAAGTTCCGGATGACATCAACGTGTCATATTCATAAACTTCATACGCTTCCGATCCACTACTCATAAAAAACGTTAATATTTTATTATTCTTGTCACTTGCACTCACGGACGGCACTTCGTCCCAAATGTTTACTTCCATCGAGCCATCGTGAGTTCGCAAGTCAATTTCTACCATGTATTCAAACGGTAGGGGATAATCCCAATACATATACGACACGGATCCACTGGATATAGAATTTAATTCAACGTATCCGTCATAATAATTTACGGATCCTCCGCTTCCCGACAACGTGGAAAAAATCAGGGTATCGTTAACCGCACCCGAAAAATCCTCTTCTACCGGCATTCCTATTATTGGAATGACTTTTTCCAATTTTTCACTCTTAAAATCATCTAACACGTCGTTAGTAATTAAATATCTCAATGATACCGTAAACGCGCGCCTATGAACATAACCAACCGCCATCATTCCGCTTTGATTCGTTATTACATTTATGGAATTTATTGCGATATTCGGTATGTCATAATCCCACCTTTGCCTTATATAATCAATTAATTTTCTCGTTATTTCTTCTACAATCATGAATCCATGTATTTTTGACCCATCACTTTTTAAATAATCCCTGGCCATTACATCTACTTGTAATTCACAGACGTTTACAGCACCGTATATGTCTTCTGTAATTTTATAACCGTGAAACTCTAACATCGGAACTCCTTGAGCCACGACATACAATCTTATCACGGGAAAAGTGTTATACCTACCCAAAGGATATTTCCAATATTCTATTAACGGCTCAAACGTAACTTCATCTATCACATAAGATGTAGGAACCGCTGAAAGTATGTCTTCTCTCTGAGTTTGTGTTAGAGTCATCCAATCCAATCCGTCTCTTGGTAATATATCTCTCCATATGCTTCTTTTACTGGATCTATATTATTCTCTACATACATTTCATCAAATCTAGGATCGTTAGCCTCAGCAAATCTCATCAATTCCCTTCTACCTTTTTGTAAATAGTTGCCAGTTGGCTCTTCTTGTGGAGGAAACGTGCCCAATCCACGCTCAAAAGGACGTGGCGGCATCATCCCACCTCCAACATCTGATTGCACTACAACGTGAGAATGATAAAATATTTTACCTTGAATCCTCAAATAATGCATTACAAAAAATGTTGCAGCCATTGTTAGCCTTCGAGTAGCCCTATAACTATTTATGTTGTTATACACTACATCTGGATCGTATCCATATTCCCACATCATATCTTCCATTAACGTTTCCGCTTCTTCCATGGTAAAATCATCTATATCGGAAACAGTTATTTGTGGATCCGTATACCTAACAACTCTGGCTTTTGATGTCCACTTCGGCGTGTATCCAGATATATTTGGTGTTACGACAACAAAAGATAACGTGGTGCTAACATCAACGCCATTGATAGTCGCAGTCCAATAATCGTTCCACGTTCCTAAAGTAGCATCGAATGCCACGTCATAATTATAATAATAAATACCTACATCTTCCTTGGTTGCATTTCCAGATTCTATTGACGTTCCAGTTGGATCTCTTATTTCTACCAACGGTAATGAATCGGCATCTTGTAAAACGTTTCCACTATCTCGCATATATGCAACCAATTTGATTGAAGATCCGCGCTGTGCAGCTTCTCTACCCATTTTCAAGCATCTCTAATTGATGGAAAACCATCCTGTTTCGCCTCTTTATATACTGTTGATCCATCCGCAGACGCATCTCCGAGATCTCCTTTTAAATCGATCAAGTCTTGCAATGCCTGATCCTTCTCTGCGGTAGACCACACGCTACCACAAGTAGCTATGGCGTCACGAATGGATTTTAACGTTTCATCAGTCCATCCGGCACCTTTAATTTCGTCAAACCTTGCTTTAGTTTCGGCCGATGTATCTATCGCCTCTATCAAAATTCTCAAAGCATCCAGACCATAGGTACCGTTTTCAAGATGTCCTTTTATTATCTGCGACGTTGCTTCAAGCGCAAGAAGAGAAACATCGGCCTTATATTGATCCGGATTGTCTAAATCGGCTTGTGCAATATCTAATTGGTCTGATAAAGTCTTTAAAGTATCCGAATCGGCTCCCCGTATGTTGTTTTCCGATGCAGTTATTGCGGCTTCTACCTGACTTTGATCTGCCGGATCCGATGGTAATCTCGCATCAATGGCAGAAGTATCGTCAAGAACGCCCTGTATTTTATTGGTCTCGGGCAATATGGCATCGACAATCGCGTCAATTATATCTATTTTTGACTCGTTTTCATTTACTTCGGTTATTATGTTAGTTTCTGACGCCGATATTGCCGCTTCGACTTGGCTCTGATCAGCCGGATCAGAAGGAAGACGCGAATCGATTGCTGACGTATCATCTAGAATGCTTTGAATTTTATTCGTTTCTGGTAAAATTAAGCCCACATTTGTATTAATTATATCAATTTTTACTTCATTAGCATCAACATTAGTTTCACTTGCTGGATCTAATGGTAAATTATCGGTCTTTAATTTTATTGTATCAACAATAGTATCAATTGTATCAACTTTTCCTTCTATGCTCTGCGTGTCAACTTCAACGTCCTTGATTTTTGTAAATATGTGATTATGAATCATATTGGGAATTCTATACCGATTCCATTCAGCCAATGTTAAACCAGCATCACAAACAGCATAATATAATTTTGTCACGTCAAATCCAGTAAAAGAATAATAAAAAACACCATCAATTGCCGTTGTAACAAATCTTGTCATGGAGTCATTAACTACTGGGGATGGGTTGCCCTGTTCATAAATAGTAATAGAAGGACTAAGTCCTGTTATTAGATTTCCATCAGCATCTCTCCATTCTGCCCAATATGTTACTGTTGACATAAAATTACTCCATTATTAGATTTCCTACAATATAACCTTTATCGATTAAAAATTGGCCTATTATTAATTTGACGTCGAGCATTATAGACTTTAACGTTGTAACTTTATTATACAATTCATTGAATTCTGATAATTCGTCTTTTTCACTTATTATTATATTTAAACCGTTATATTCTGGCTCTACCATGTGTCCATCTGAACGTAAATATCCGTACGCAAGCCAAATGTCAAAGTAGCCCAACTTGTTAGCCCACGGTCTAGACTCTTCAATAGTGATATTACAAATACTCACGTGAGTTAACGTTAAACTATCATTTACTTGAATCGACTCGGTTAGTTCAATCAGTCCTTCGTCTGTCATTTACACATAATCTCCATTATTATCAACCACTGCCTCGCAATTTTTACAAAATCTCATTTTTTTTATAATATCGTCTTCTATTATCCATCCATTCATAGTAGTAAATCCACAAACACATTTAACTTTCTTAACTGAAATTATCTTACCTATCGGCATTTAACATAAACCTCTTTTAGTTTAGATGCCGTTGCATCCCAACTATGTTTACGTGCATTCATTTTTCCATTATGTCGTTTGTAATTGGGGTATGTATCTGGATCAAATTTTCTCAAAGCAGCAGCCAAAGCTTCCGAATTTGGTTCAATCAAAATAGAATTATCATCATTACATGGTGGAACTAAATTACTTACAATTAATGGAATTCCAAGTGCCATCCATTCTAAAGCCACAATTCCAAATGGTTCATGAATTGATGGCATAAGTCCCACGTCTGCTACTTTCATTATCTTAAACTTCATTTCATCATCAACATCTCTAAGCCAAATCAAGTTATCATACTCATCCATTAATTTTATAATCCTTCCTATAAGTGGAACAATTGGCTCTAGTGTTGGCGAAATATTAGAAATAAAGACAAAATTATAATCAGGAAATTCGGAAACAATGTCTAATATCATATCAATTCCTTTTGTCCAAACCGTTCGCCCCACGAATACCGCTAGTTTTCTTCCATTGGTAAAAATTTCTTTTAATTTTTTATCATATTTGACCTTATTCAATTCGTCATAATTCACGCCATTTGGAATGACGTGAATTTTTTTTCCATTAATTAATAAAGTCTTCAAAGAATTCGCATATTTTTTTGACACGGTTACCAAATTATCACAATAGTTTATTGCTTGTCCTTCTTTTTGTACATGATAAGAATAAAACTCAAACGCGTAATTCATAGGATCGGGAGCTGTAATCGAGAGAAAATAAGAAAGATGAACCGTCATCACAACCGATGAGTTATAATAAGGTGCAAGTAAATTAGACACCCAAAACCAAAATGGACTATCATGGATATGGATAATATCAAATTTCCAATCTTTCATAAACGTGCTAAAAATTTTCATAAGAATATTATATTCAATTATTTCCTCGGTGAGCGGCATTTCAAGGGTATTATTAATTGTATTTTCGCATCCAATTTTTAATAACCTACAATCGTTCCATTTCTTGACTAACGTTACTTGGTCACAAGCAAGACACCCAATAGTAATGTCAAAGTCATTCTTTAGATACTTGATAATATTTATAACATGGACTCCCATCCCACCAGACGGCATTTCCACGTCTTCTCTCAACAACATTAATACTTTTAACTTATCTCCAGACAAAATACGACCCCTTAAAATATGCTCTCGACTTGTTTGCAGTTCCTGGATTATACCAGGTTATCTTTATATTATCATTTTCTATAAAGCAAGACTTTATCCTGCTCCTCCAACTTCCACCCGCAACAGTTCCATAAAACTCATCGGGTGAGAGTTTCTGGTCGTATTGATACCAATATCCATTCAATTGCCACGACTTAAAGAGGTATCCATAAATATAATAAACTTTTTCATCAGGACTCATCGAGTTTCCAAAATTTATATCAGTAGTAAACATAATAAATGTTGGATGTCTTTTAAGACACGCCGCTGACTCACTTTGATGCCCTTTTAAGAATCCAAATTTAAAATCAGAAGAAGGCAATGAAATGTATTCAACGTGTTCAGAAAGAGGATCAAATTCGCCCGTATCTATGTCAAAAGTTCCCGTATAAGGACGAGGAGTTGTACATAATAAAGCCCGCTCCATTTATATCACGTTATTTTCTTTAATCTAGTTATAATTTTATTCACGGCATTACTCCATGACCATCTTTCTACAGTTTCAAGGCCTTTTTTAACGATTTTTTCGCGCTGCCACACGTTTTCACGCATGTATCTCATTTTTTCCATCAGATCTGTCACGCTCGGTTCGGCCCAAACCATAGTTGGCTCGTACCATTTGTAACCGTGCATGTTCATGCATGGCACCTCGCCATCGATTTCGACAAGCATGGAATTGTCATCATTTAAAAATTCCAATTGTCCACCATATCTAGTGGAAATCACCGGAACTCCACAACCCATGGCTTCCAAATACGTGACGCCCCACGCTTCAGATCTTGCGGGCAAAACAAAACAATCAGATGCACGATAAAGATACTCCGGCATTGGTAAAAATCCTCGAATAAAAATCACTTTCGGGCCTTTTTTGTTGCCGATCGTCATGTCTTTTATATGCATTATCTCTTTTCGTATTCTATTATTTTCCGCTGCCGATTCGTTAAATCCGTACGTCTTTAATATTAAAGACACGTCTCTATCGTCTTCAAATTCTCTAAAATACGCTTTCAACAACACGTCGTATCCTTTTCTCCAATTCCATTGAAATACCGAAAGAAAATTAAAATTTTCCTTGTTTAACATCTGAAGCTTGGCAATATCATTTGGAGAAAATTTATCGACGTCAACCCCGTGCGGAATCACTATCACTTTTTTTGGAGGTATGCCAGAATTAATAAAAGCTTGCCTGGAATATTCGCTCGGTGTCCATATTTCGTCCATCATCATGCAGTGCGGCAACCAATATCTCGGAATCATATTAGTTTCCCACGCAGCATATCCTATGTTTATTCTTCCCGGCGCACTTTTCCAATTGTCAGGAGTCATATGATGTATTACAATATCTTTTTTATCGCCATCTTTAAATAATAAATCCCGATGTTCTTCAGACCATTTTAACCTAGGCATGAAATTGATAGGAATTACTTTCAAATCAATTATATTTTTTCTTCTTGCAAGCTCTTCCACGTAATTTCTTGCAACATTACCATATCCGGATGGATCGTCCACCTGTCCCATATATGTCAGATTTATTCTTGCCATTCCGGAGCCACCAAATTGTAATTTATTTTTGAAAATAATTCGTGCCACATCGGCATTATCAGCATTTTTTCATACTTGATGAATTCTTCCTGACATTTATAACCGTATTCTTTTCTCAAATCATCATTCGACAGCATCGTGTCGAGTTTTTCTACCGCATCGTAAATATCTATATTGGCCTTTAACACGCCTTCGGAGTTTCCATCGGGCGAATAAGATCTAACATTTATCAATTCTCCTCTGCCCTCAATTAACTCTCTTGACGTTGTATAATCGGTTAAAACGGATGGTAACCCGGTCATTCCAGCCTCTAAAACTGTTAATCCAAATCCTTCGCCGCCAGTTGGCATGAAATAAACGTCAGCCATGTTATATATTTCGTTCAAATGCGCGTCCGACACGCCCATGAAATAATTAAAATGAGATCTCTTAAACGCGCCATTTTTATAGAATAAAGAATATTCCAATTCGTCCTTGAACGTTCCCTTGCTCAACATCTTATCGTGAGCCATATCACCGTGATAATACCAAACCCAATCCTGTCTTTTTTTATACAACAAGTCCAGAGCTCTACACGCGAGATGCAATTTTTTTCTCGGATTGGGACGTGCAACCGTCAATATTACCTTTTTATCCGGCGGAATGCCGTACTTTTCCTTTAACTTGGATCTTGTCTCATCTGGTAAGCGAAAGAAAACGCTTGTATCGACATGATGCGGTATGTAATAAGGCCGTAATCCGGCTTTTCTACATAAATTTAAAGCAAATTTTGAAAAAACTACCGGATAATCCATTTTTTTAATTATTTCAACCCATCTTTTCGGCAACGGCGTGCCATCAAGCGGATAATAAGCGACCCAAGGACAATCTCTATCTACGTTTGTCAACCATTCAATCATCCATAAATCGCCCAAAGTAAATAAAATATCCGGTTTTAATATATTCAAGTAATCGGATGTAACGTCAACACCAAACCCCATGGCACTTCTAGACCACAATGTATATCCGTCAACATTCAATCGCCTGCCAACGTATTGCCATCCGATACAATGTAAATCGTATGCTCCGGGATATAATTGTTTCAATCCCGTCAATATACCGTGTAATTGGTGTCCGAACCCACTATTTACAAGTGGACTATCGGAACAAAAAAGTATTCTTTTCATATAACAGCCTCCTTAATATAAAAAAATAAATGCCTGGTGGCATTTTACGATAAAGCAGTATCAGTTGATAAAGACGAACTGATATTGTTAATTATGTAGATGCGCCTGGGTCGTATGATCACCGGTAAAAATGTCTTAAACATTTGAAGCATGATGGATCGACGACCTGGCTTGGGAATTCGTCGCGAATTAAAAGGTTCGGCAATAGCAGTAAAACCCAGATCTGGCCCTCTTCGCGTGACCAAAACGCGATCCTGAACAATCGGAATTAATCCAGCCGTAGGATCTGTATTATCTTTTAATTTAACCGCATCCGTAACCCACACGTCCAATCCCCTAAGACGACCAATCGTTCCTTCAATGATCGGTGTTTGAGTGAAAGGCCCGGAATATCTCCATAATTTCATTTCAACTGACTTTAGTAAAGCATTCTCACCATCGCTACCAACAACCAAAGAATCCGGAATGACGTGAGCAATATCCCTAAACCGTTTCTTAGCATCGGCTAAATCGTTAAGGATTTCGGCATCGGTTTCGTCCCATGACGTTGTCAGATCTTTAGTCGTTTTTAAAGCACCGGTTACAGAACTTACCTCAAATAATTCGTCGAATGCCATAGATTCCTGTTTAAGAGCAATTCGATCCGTAATATATGTTACGTGGTCTTTAACCACATCTCTAAACAAGAACTTTTGTGCTTGTTCTGTAATTAGAGTTCCCAAACGTATTTCCTTTGCTCGTTTAACTCGCATCTCGTATCCAAGTTTGTCCAATGGTGTAGTATCGCCTTCATTTACTTCCGGAGCCAACGTTCCGATTTCACGATCTGTTTGACCGTACTCGCGATATTCAAATACCTTATTATTTACTGGACGTTCCGGTAAGAAATCGGTACTGATCATCGCACCCTGCGCTCGCTTTACAGCGATTGCAAGAATAACTCTCGGATGTAATGCTGTATTAGCTAAATGTGTAACACTCATGTTAATAACCTCTCAATAAGATTTTTATCGTGTCTCCGTCGTTTCCGCCAGTTATTGCTCTACCAATAATCTTGGTGGCTTCCGTTGCGCCTGCTACTGCAACTCGTTGAGACGTGGATTCGTCAACTTTCACGTGTTGTCCCGCGACTATTGTTTCGCCAGCAACAACCAAAATGATTCCTGATGTTCTAACCGTGGCTTTTTGCCCGGAATAAACTGGAATTTCACTAACTCCAGCAAAGTACGTTCCACTGGACGGATCGCACAATCCCACCTGATCGTCGCCTGTAAATTGAAGCAATAACCCAACAGTCGTATCCGGTGCTTCCGGCCATGTTTTGCCGGTACTATCCATACCCAAATCTTCTGTTGCGGTGGCTTCAAACGTGATCGGAAAATCTCGTTTCAATATGTAATTTACATTTGTCATTTAAATCACCTAACAGATGCTCCCCGTGAAATTTGCTGTATTTCATATTCCGAAAAACCGGCATGTTTTAATATGTCATTGGGATCCGTCAAATCTTCAAATTGTACGACCTGTTCTTCTTCCATGGCAATTGCTACCTGTTTATCGGGTTGTTTTTCCTCGTACTCTTCCGCTATAATCTTGTCCTGCCCTTCAGATTTCAAATCTTCCAATTCTTCAACTATATCGACTAAATAATCGAATGATCTGTCTTCATATCGTTCAAGAACTTCTTTAATTTCTTCGGGATCTTCCAAGCCTTTTAGTTCCGCAATTCTCATACGTAATGGAATCGTAGCAAGTTTTTCATTCTTATCCTCAAGCTCTTCAATATAAGCGGTAGACTGAACCAATAAATCTTCCAATTGCTTTATTTTTGATTCATAAGATTCAACCCTACTTACCAGCTCTTCGGAAAGAACTTCGAGTTCAATGTTCCTATTTTCTAAAACCTTGTTCATCTTTTCGTACACCCCTATGGCACCATGAAGACTTTCATCGTCTTCCATGCCATATGAAGATGGTTTCAATTTTTTCTTTTTATTTTTCTGTTTTCCAGACTCTTCGTTGACTCCGCTTCCAACGTCGGACTTGGCAGAAGATGTTTTTTGTCCGCCTTCCATGTGTCCTTTTGGTTTTTGCGAGTCGCCAATGTCTGGTTTATAATGTTCTTTTAACTTATCTGTCATCTCTAATACGACACCTTCTGGAGTCAACACACCACATTCCTTACATTTAGGTCTCGGTGTAAGACTCAATTCTCTTATATGCATGCCGACAACATTACCATCATCATCAGATAATTTAACAAAGCCGGCACTTACACCACAAACGCCCTCGCCGTTTTCATAACATTTTTCTATCAGAGATTGTGCTTTTTTTTGCGACTTCGTGTTACCAAAGATTTCATTTTTAGTAATCAACGCCGTCACTTTATCGCCAGACTTATCAGTGATCTCTTCAAGCCTGGCATTTTTTACCACCCCTATAAAAGAACTCGCATTCTCTTCCGGAGGTAAATGCCGCCATCTCATTTCTTTATTTTCTATTGTGTTGTAATTTTCTTTAAGAACGTTTGTAGGCACGTACTTATCCGTGAGAGTAACGGTTTCAAATATCAAACTGTTACCTTTTCTCTCCAGACTCGTAATTTTTGGCTCATTGTAGTATTCCAACTCATCATGTTTCATCGAGATCACTCAAGTGTATATTACTAAAAATAACGTAAAACTCTAATATTAATCATATAAGTCATTTTAAGTATGGTTAAAATCGCCTGTACGTCATTCTAATGGAGTTTTTTTCTTGTTTTTTGTCAAGACCTTGACCACTTCTACAATGTCGGTCATAGTTCTATCCTTCTCTTTTGGCTCAATATACTTTTTAACGGTATTACGAGCAACACGTAACTCTTTAGATATGGAAGATATTGAATAATCTTCCATTGCCATCAACATTATCTGTAAGCGTTTTGATAGATCTAACGGCTTATACGGTCTTTTAGAGCGAGCTTTACGTATCATTTTCCTACCTTTTCAGTACATCTCTTATATTTATCAGATTCTCTACATTTTTCCACGTCTTCTGCGTCGCCGCATACACTTTCAGTACAAACAGCATGAACGTTATAACCGCTGCGTTCACCACTTTTAGGACACGCAAATCTTTCCAATTTTTCTTTTAATTCTTCAAACTCGGCCATCATCGGGAAAGTCAGATCGCGGCTCTTTCTATAAGCCGCTAAAGTTTTACCAACTGCAACATTAAATGCATCCATGTATGCCCTGTATTCAGGAGTTCCTTCTTTATATTTTTTTGCCAATTTTTTGGCCTGTTCCATTTTTTTCTTGAAATACCAATGTCTCAATCTTTGATACGGATGAAGAACCGGTATTCCCGTGCCGTGTTCTCCGGGTATGGCTATTGACATTAATTCATTGGAAATCTTTGCATTTCTTTCGTTCATACCTTTGAGCATGAGTTTGGCTTTCCTATTCATTTAATCCACCTTTCCTTCTTCAAAAATCTCGTTATTATCCTCTCAATAACATCAAAATTCGTCTCGTCCTGAAGATCCCTGACGAGTTGTTTCACGCGCTTCATCAAATCGTTGTACTGAAATCTCTGCAGTATTTTAAATATCAAATTTTCCGGTTGCAACATGGATGACTTGCTCGGATTTTTAAAAAACCTCGTGTCGTCGGAATCGCCGGAAAGTGCCTTCGTTCTTTCATTTTTTAGAGCATCCCAAGTATCAACAATGCTATTCAAATCGGATTTTATTTCGTCGGCTTTTCTTGCAAGGGCAGACTCGTCGCCGCCATTCTCTTTATATAAAATATATTCGAGAAGATCGCGTTTTAATTCGCCCATATCGAGATCCACCTTTCTAGCCCATGAAGACGCTTCCTCTATTAATGGATCCCAATAAACCTTGCCCGGAAATCGTTCTGGAGTTTTAATCCATTTATCCATCACCACGTTATAAACGCCCTCAGCGCGCGTTGTACTGGGAAATTTTTGATTGGTTAATACCACCTCTATAGTCAATTTTGATCCGGGTATTTTATATTCGTCCACCTCATAGTCATTGATGGGAAATTTTCCCTCAACGTGTACGTCAATATCACCGTCTTTTCGCCATCTATAAGCAACAGAGGAGCCAACGATGATGATACGCTTTGGCTTACCACCGTATTTATCCAAAGATTTACGAACGGAATCCATGATGACATTTTTAATTTTTTTTCGCAATCTTGCATTTTTACCATCTCCTATCCAAATTTCAGGATTTAGAGTGTCTTGCAACGTATAAATGGGTAATGTTTTCATTTAATTATCAATCCCTGATTAATCATCGTATACCAAACTCTTTCAGCCATTTTACTAATTTTAGGACGTGCAATGATGGCGCCCCACCTCATAAAGGGTCTTGCCGGAATTGATATCACGTTAGTATCATTTCTCAAAGGATGCCACGTGTAAGAATCTTCAGGCAATCCTGGACGTTGTCTTCGTTCTTCTGCGGTCTTTGCTATAAAAAATTTTCTAATGCTGTCAGTAACCGGAATCGTGCCACCAAACTCATGTATCCAAGCATACCTGAGAGCGGGCCCTTCAAATATTCCAACTTCCACGGGTTTATCAACATCGATTGGCCCAACCGTAATGGAGTTCATCAAAAATCCCTTATCTATCAAAATAGATCTGGAGTGTTTTTTCTCGACAGTTATCGCCGACAACTGCTTCCATTGTTCATCCGGAAGTCCCTGTTGCATGAAAACTTCTATTATGCTAAACATCAATATTTGCGCGGCTTCGCTTTTTATATGATATATTGCCTGTGGAATCAACCTTTTTAATTTTAAAGAGCTCATTTTTACTGTTATCGGCAATCTAATCACCTATACTCGACGGAGACACGCCAAACATTCTTGCAACTTTACGCTTGCTTATACCGGTACGTTTCATGCTTTTATAATACTTTCTTGCCTCTTCCACGTCGGCGCGCTTTCCGACTTTAAATTTTGGCAAGTTTAAAGCGTCCTGAAATTTTTTAACCGCCCTGACAAAAGATCCGGTCTTTACATTTGCATGCGGAAGAAAATCTTTTATCGGCCTGCTCATTCCCAACGATCTCATGGCATTGTAAACAGATACCGCGGCATTGGACGATGTTTTTCTACCCTGTGTTATCCCGCTACTATAAGCCTTTTTAAATATCCTTTTCGCTTCTTTTTGTACCGAATCGGATAAATCGAGATCGTGTTTCAATGCCGATATGATCGGTAAAGCCGCCTGCAATTTATATTCCTGTTCGGTATACAACTTTCGTTTTTGGATGCCAAGAAACGTTTTCCTGAAGAAAGCATTTCTTCCGCTAGGCAATTTTAATTTTTCCGGAATTATGTCCCGCGTGCCTAACGCACCCTTTTCATACCACTCTTCAAATTGCACGTGATGTGCAACGCCCTGTCTTTCTGTCGGCAAATATCTCAAACTATAAGGAGATACACTAACTCCACGTCTTTTCATGGGTGATAAATCAAAAATTATATCATTGTATTGTTCTGATAGAGGCTTCATCGCCTCACGAAGCATTTTTCTCGCTTTTTTCCACGTGTAACTCTTTTTTGTATCACCTCTAACGTGATATCCACGCTTCCCGGAAAATATAACCTGAACATTATTGACCGGCAGCGTTTTCATTTTTTCAACTGTTTTTTTGACAACCGTCTCGTCTATCGGTCTATTTGAATCTAAATCCACGAGAAACCTTCTTGTATTTGATGGTTTCATCCTTTTGGTGCTCAACTCCGGAATCAATTCAACCGCATTTTTATTATAGACTACTTTTTTTAAATCATTTTTATTTTTTATTTCTATGGGCTTTCCACCGGGCTCCCAATTACGTAAAATGACGCCCCTGCGGTTACGGATCGCCACTCTTCGGCCCTTCAATTCCGGATACAATTTATCCCAATTTCGCGCATAATGATAATAAATTTCATCTTTTGTTAAAGGATAATGCGTCCATTTCGGCTTTTCCATTTCCTCCAAGTTATCGCGCTCGAATAATTCTATGTCTTCCTTCATTGCCCTATTTTTTGCTTCCATCGCCTGATATATCAATCGCTTACGAAGATCGCCACCCCATCTTTTCGATTCATTTAAATATAAATCGTGCAATTCGTGCCAGTCCTCTAATTCTTCCGCCTGTATGATATCTATCGAAGTCGGGCCGATCTTTTGTGTTATCAAGGTTTTGGGCCTCAAGCCAGGAAACTTATCGAATATTTTCTTTATAAATTTCGGTTCTTTTAACGGCCTGGTAATTACCGGAGCATAAGATGGCCTTATAGTGCACCTGCAATTCGGATGTGCCGGAGGATAATAGATCTGTCTAGTTCCCATTATTTTCTTGGATGATTCGTTTCGCACTAAATCCGAAAACGACCTGCCCAACTTTATTACTTTTCCATTTAATTCGCCACATAAAGGACACAATCTCTCATCAAACGAAGGAGCCGAAACCCACTGATAATATTCGATCCCCGATGAAGTCATACGTTCCAACCTGGCCAAGTTCATGGTTTTTATGAGCTCGGTTCTGGCAATTCTAGCGGATTCTTTCTTGCTAACTTTTATGGATTTTTGTAGTTCTTTTTTTATTTTGTATAACGGTTCGGCATTATGATAAGCCCTATCTATTATGTCATGAATCCTCGCACTCAAGCGTTCGGCTTCCAGGCTTGCCATTTTTTCTATAGTATCCTTTCTATCCTCTACCCTGTCCTCATCAGTAGGAGTCATGACGGCCATTGTCGTGGGAACCATCTTCAATTTATACAATTCTTCTTGCAACATTCTAGAGTGTTGAATATACGTGTTTTCCACGAATGACTTCATCCTATCCAATAAATGCGGATCGACAATGCTATTATATAACATGTTATCGATGTATCTCTTGAGATATCGTGCACCGGTTTCCATCTGAACAACGCGCCTGGATTGCCTGATAGCGTCCATTATTTTTGGAACCAGACCCTTAAATTTCATTTTATTCATCATCACGAATGACTTTATCAATGACGATGATTTTAAAGGATCTTTTACCACCTTGGGCGGTTCCATCAATACGGACACGGGTATCATTGATCATTTACCTTTCAAATTTTTCCACATTGCGGCAGCAGCAACTTTTTCACCGGCTTCTTTAGATCCGTACTTTTCTGCCGCTTTTTCAGCCACTTCTTTAAATTTTTTTCCCTTTTTACCGATATCTTTACCTTTTTTCGCTTTTTTTACAACTTCAGATTTTTCCTCTTCAGACATTCCTTCAGATGGCTCAGTATCCTCGTCTTTCCATTTTTCAGATTCGAGACGAACAACTTCCATCAACCATATGGATGAATCCATTTTAACACCTCTACTTTATAGGAATACCAATCGGGCCTTTACCCTTGCCCCTGGCTTTTCCGCGTCCCTTTCCCTTGGATCGTATTTTTTTATGCGGTGTCTTACACGCGTATCTTACAACGGTTGCATAAACCTCATCATTTTCCATTTTTTATTTCCTCCGGGCAATATCCTTTTTTCACGCCGTCTTCCTCATAACACGTGCTTTCATCGTCGGATGATGCTTCCATGTATTGCTGTCCTTCCTTTTTTACCTTCAAAGATGGTATCTTCAAAGATGAATGACCAAGTGAATCCGGTTTTGGATTCATGGGAGTTTTTATCGACGGTTTTTTCACGGCTTTTTCGGGTCTTGCCTGTTCAGTTCCCAAAGAATTGTTCAACATCGACAGGCTTCTTTTTAAATTTTTCACGTGAACTTGTTTTCTATTGAAATCGCCAGTTTTACTAAATTCTTCGAGTTTTTGTTTTAATATTTTATTTTCCATTTGTACCGGCATAACCGACGTTATCAATTCTTCAACTCCGGTACCAGCGTAGCCTTTTTCTTCTTCATCTTCATCCATCGGAGACAAATCTATTATGCCATTCTTTGAAAATAATTCACGTAACTCATTAACATCCTTCAGAGCATTCAATTGGAATAACGATGATAATATCGCGGCAATTTCAGCTTTACTAATGGGCTCACGTAAAGGCGTCCACTCAATGACAACTTCCTCGTTGATGCCATTCATCTTGAGTACTTCATTGTAGCACTTTTCTAACACCCTAGCTATTTTTCTTCTAAATGCTGAAATTACACGAAGCCAAACCGTTTCTATGACATGGCCATGAAGCTCTCCAGATGCGCCTTCCAAGAGAGATATCGAACCGAGCAATGAGAAAACAATTCTCCTATTGATAAATTGAAGATGTGGCGTGAAATCAAACGGCCTTCCACCTTCCATCCACTGTACTGCCCAATTCCAAGGCATCGAAAGGGCATCCCAATTTTTTAATTTTCCACCAATTTGAGCGGCCCTTTTTAGATACTTTGGATAATCACGTGAAGTCGGATGGCTCTGCTGATTGCCAACGGTAATTACTGGAGGCGGAACGCCCCTAACTTTGGCGGCCTGTTTCATGAAATAATAAATCCATTTTTTATAAACTATTAGATCAACAATAGATCTCATTGGGGGCTTTTTATAAAATTTAAAGAAAAGAACTTCATTATCATAAACCGGAACCCTGTGCCTCGCAATTCCCATATTAATCACTTTTTTATCTTCCGGATTTATAAAAGGATCGTACGTTTCCATGAATGTTTTTCTATCAATGTCGCGCAATTCTTCATTAATGTAATGATCCTGCACGAACTTCCTGTATCCATGAATGGGATTTACAAGTTCAGATATGGTTCTCATGTCTATTTCATAAAGAGACAAATATTCCTTTCCAGTGTACGGATCTTTTCTAAACACCTTTTTAAATAATTGTTTTCCATGTATCACGTTACCTATCACGGCTTGATGAATTATATCATACACGTCTTCTCCGCGTTCGTTGATATTGTTATTGAAATCATCTATAATTCTTTCTAATTTTTCTTTTTTCTTTTTCTTCAAGCCGTCCTTTCTCGGTCGCACTCTTATGCCATCACCTATTATAGTATAAGTTATAACCATGGCAAATGCTTGTGCAGTATCATCTTCCCAAAACGCCCAACTCAAATTTTGCGGTGTTTTTTTAATGAGATGCCTTTTCAGGCGGCGTATTTCTTCGTCCTGCGTTTGATAATACCAATTGACGTCTTCCTGTGCCGTATCTTCTATATTTATGGCAACTTCGTACCCAACCTCCATGGACACGATGCTATTAGAAAGATCATTTATATCTTCATAATTCTCAATTTCAACTCTTTCCGGCTTGTACACGTCCATCCATGCGTCATATTCGTCGTCCATTAAACCCTACACCTCTCATATTGATCAAAAACCATTTTCGGCATCTTTTTGACATTTTTTAACACGATCGTATAATTTTTCCAATCCTTCGGGTTTCCACGAATCTGATCATCGGTAAGTCCGGGCTTACTATTACTCTTATCATATTTGGGTCTCTTCGGTTCTTTTGTTTTTAATTTAGCATGTTTTCCTTTCGGATTTCTATCATATTTATCATCGCGTCTTTCTGGAATATTATTTGTCCTCTTAATATATTCTTTCAACATGACTCTCGGCTGTATTGCCGTGTAACCGTTATACGTCACGCTCAATCGTATTCCCTCCAGGTATATCCGCACCTGACACATCTGAAAAACTGCGTCATCGGTTCGTCAGCAGATCTAGTCTGACGCTGCCACGTTTTTATTTCCGGGTGTCCACATTTCGGACACACTTCCCCTATAGCTGTAGGATAAGCCGAAAGAGCCGACATTCCATCTTCTATTATGGGTATGCCCCCATGATCCTGTTTTATGGGCTTACCAATCGTTTTATATTGATTCAACAAGCCCAAGTCCAACATCCGCTTGTAAAACTCCTTATATTGCTTGTTCGTCATTTTTGGCATTCCCTTTTCCATCTCATCGATCTTCGGAAATTTGCCCCCGCTCTTCGTCCTGCGCCACTTCACCGACTCGTTTTTAAAAATCAACCAATTTTTTCCCTTTTTTAACTTTATCATGGTGTAATAATCTTTTCCCTTTTTGAAAGTAATCGATTTATTTTTTTTCTTTCGCTCCCTTATCACGTCTATTTTTCCGCTTTCAACGACTTTCTGTCTACCGGAGCCGTAACCCCTGGGTATGACGCCGCTAAATTTTGCCCAATATTCATCATGACTCGGCGTCGGTGCGGCCAGATGTTTTATCCCGGGCTTTTTCGGAAATCCCTTTCTTATCGCCCAGGATTCCCAATCATTTTCGCCGCGCTTCACGCGAAAGTCGTAGTGTAAGCCGGCACGCTTGGCTTTATGCTCCTGAATCACGTAAGGCAATAACGTAAAAAGGGATATTTTCGGCCGCAAGTCAGAAGATGGTGTCATATATTTCGTACTCCGGATCCGTCGTGTTATCAACCCACATCACGTCAAATTCTTCCCCGACCTCGTCAAAAACCGGCCATCCGCGATCATCTCTTGACACGTCAGAAGCCCCATACGGCATGACATCGTCAAAATGTGTCATCATTGTTGCCCCAACGAGCTGTGCCAAAGCCATGACCCTATCGTCGTGCTCGCTCTGAGTTCCCATTATGATTGACGATTTTCCCCATTCATAAGAATAATTGATGAGCTCCTGCTCCATCATGTATAACTCATACATTTCCTGCCTCGGGTCAGAGTGATTTTCATGATACGGCCAACGAACTCTCTTCCGTATCAACATGTTGGCAAGAGCTTCCAACATCTGAAATTTCTCCTTGTTACCGTACTTATATCCGGGGCCCAAATCGGGCTTGTTGGTAAAAATCGGCACCTGCACGTCCTCGCGGAGATAATCTATGAGAGCAATTCCGACACCGTTCCCATCCAAAATGGCCTCTGAAACATTATATCTATCACAAAGAGTTTTCATTCTATCTTGAAATCTTGGATACGGCATTTTTAGATGTGATTCGACCCAATCCAGATACAACACGTCATCCTGAAAATGGCCTATCATGATCACGCCTCTATCACGTTGTTTACCATAATCCGTGGAAAGATAATAGGTATAATACGGTTTTCCCATGGATGAAAATCTTGAATTTTGCTCTGGCGTGAAAACCCTGGCATTCACTATCCAGTCGTGTCTAAAATAAGTATCTCCGGCCGGGATAAACTCTCCAAACAGCTCCTGTTGCGCTGCAATCGGGCCGAGACGTGCAGCTTCTGCCGCAAGTTTTTCGGGCGTGATCCAAGACACGTCAAGAGGTGAAACATCAAACACTTTATATTGGCCAAGAGTCTGAACTGAACCGCCGCATTTCGGGCACGTGTAAGGGTGTGGTTCATCAAAGCCCTTAGCATGACACGATTGACATTCCCAATGATACGGCTTCTCATGTGAGTTCCAAAACTCGCCCCTCGTACCGAAAGGAGTGCTTGCCCCGAGTTCTTTCTTTCCAACAGCCCTTCCCATCGGACGGACAACCTGATTTACGAAGTCGTCGTCCATTTGGCCCATTTCATCCATAAACGTGTAAGTCAAATCGGGGCCACGAACGGTTTTGCCAGAACTAGAATACGCTTTAATCCTGCACCCATGCCCAAGGCCGCGAGGATCCTTATAATTTATTTCGGTTTGCGTTTGAACGCTTTTATCGTCAAGTAAGTAAGAAAATGCCGACGTTCTCATGAATTTCCTGACCTTACCCAATATCTCCTTGGACTGGTCGTGTGATGTAGAAAATAGGCCTATCTTAGCACCCGGATCAAAAATGGCAATTAAATTACACAATATCGATATGAGAGTGGTTTTACCAAATTGACGGGGGCACTTGACAATTATGTTACTGCACTTGCCGTATTGAAAATAATTTATGATGCGGCGCTGAAACTTTTCCAATTTTAATGGTAGCGTGGGATCTATTGGGTTTCTAAACCACGTTTCCGCAAACGTAGACCAATCTAAAGACGACAAGAGCATCTTCATGATTCTGTTATCATCCATGCCCTTGAAATCGTATTTTTTTAGAAAATCATCCAAAAACGGACTAATGCTTCTTACGTCCACGCCTTCTCACACCAACCGTTTGAACATTTCTCAACCCACCTTTAGTAGACCAGAACGACATCGGAAACTTTTTTTGTATCGAGAAAGGAACTTTACCCTTCGGATATAAAACCGTCCGCAACATTTCCTCGCGATACTTTATCCTGTCATTCAATTTATTTAGAGATTTATTCAGCATTTCCAGAGCAGTTTCTGACGTTTCTTCGGCAATTTGTTTTTGAATTTTTTCTCTATTTTTCAAAAGCAAGTCCATAGTTAAAGGAGATCTGAGCTCGGGGTCGCCTATCCGAAATCCAAACTCGGAAATCATGGCACGTATTTTTTTAGCTCTATGTGGGGCTCTAATAGGGCACATGCCCTTTTCAATCAACTTTTCTTCGATGGTAACTTACCCCCATAGAACAATTTTACAAAGTCATCTTCCAATTTCGTGCCAGCAAATCCCCTTGCCAAAATCCTATCCAATCGGCTGCTAAACGTGGGCTTCACGTCAACCGGTATTTCTCTTCTCAACCCGCTTTCAAGGTAAATTTTTTTTTTCGGAAGCTTGATGTTTTCCATGTACATCATTTTTCCGAGCTGGGGATTGTTTCTAGCCCTTACCCACATTTCTTGCTGTATCATGTCGAGTATTACAGGATTGGACTCCATGTATTCGGATTCTTTCATTTTTTTCTTGATTTTTGGCGGCCTCCGCTGTTCTTTACGGAATTCATTTCATCCATGGGAACTTTTATCATTCCCTCCGAAACCTCGCCGGGATATCGCTTGCTTATCGATGGCCTGCTGGGTTTTTTAAGCGGATGCGACATCATCATGATGGCATTCGGACAGTTACCACACATGCCGAATCTCTCGTACATGGCACAAGCCGCCTGTCCAGGATAAACTCCCATTCCATAATAGAAAGAGTCTGACGCATTGCATGTCAACCCGGGCATGAACTTTATCGGAATATCCGGCGTTTTATCAACGAATTTATATTCGGCGGCCTCATCGTACTGTTGATTTGAAATGAAATCTTCAAGAGCCTCAGAAATTGGCCCAATCTTGCTCTCCTTGCCCAACATGACCTTTCTATCTTTAGTGACAAATTGTTGTTTCAATTTTTTTTCACCGCGCTCTTCTTTTTTTAATTCTTTTTTCACCTTTTTAATGTTAGAATCGGGAAACGCCTCATTCAGCCTGAACGCCCCCCTCAACGCCGCCACACGTCACTCTTTTTATCACGTAACAGTTTCCAGTTTTTTGTGCAACGGCCTGTGCTATGCCGGCCAGGTTTTCGAGGTGCTTGTAGACTTCCTCATTAACGGCCGGATCATCGCTAACCGGATTTTGCTGAAGGAATAATTGTATGTCCAATAAAGATTGCTGGGTCGGCATCGGCTTCGGTATGGTCTGCGAAGCTTTTAATGCCAGTTCTTTTAATCTTGTAGTGGCACGATCTTCCTCCGCGGTCTCGGTTTTTTTGCTCTTGACATTTTCTTTCTTATTGCCCTTATCATCGACTTCGTACTGTGCCACGCTTTCATACATCTTTTTTACATCCAGCGGCTCGTATTTTGAAGATCTAAACCTTCGTTTTTTCTTCACTATCAATTTTTCCAACCCCGCGCTTGCAATGTCGGGATCAATGTTGAAATGATTGGCAAACGACATGGTTTCCTCGTAAACTCTCTTGAGGTTTTCGATCACGTCATTCTTGACATCAAAACTGATCGGATTTGAACTCAGATAATCCTTGATGTCCAACTTTGCGGCAATGTTTTTTCTCATGTCCTTTAATTTTTTGAGATGATCGCGCTTGGACGGATCCATATATCCCAAGAGCTTGTATTCGAGCTCCCGCATCTCGTTCTCCTTGGTCGACATCACTCTCCGAAACCCCTGCACGATTTCGTCCCACTGCACGATTTGAGGATCGTTTCTATCAATGGTATATGATAATACGTTAGCAACGCCACCCTCTCCCGCTTTCAACATTGAATTCATCAATGCTTCTCTATATCTCTTGGACAAATCGACCCATTCGTCCCTCAATTTGTCGTATCTTTTCTTCATGTCGGGATACTTTGACCAATCCCTCGCCACGACTTTCTCGATGTCCACGATCTGCCTGTCCAGTTCCGCAACCCGCTTTCTTTCGGACTTCGGAAAGAATGCAACGGGCGGATAATCCGGATCGAAATACATCCCGCACATCTGCATGGCAACGGCCGTGAACTTGGCGACGTTTCGCTGCCTGTCCTCGTCACTCATCTGCGGCAACATGCTAATGGCATTTTTCACCATGTTGCTCACTAGAGGCGCGTATTCCCAATCGGATCCGAGGTATGTTTCCACGGAAGACGGATCTCCGGTCAAAGGAGACCACTCTTCAAGCCTGACGGACGAGTCGGTCATCATGAAAGGAGTCGTGAATCCGGGACTTTTATAATCTTCCGGAAGGCCCGCCTCAACCAACGGATTTCTGCCGCTCAATGCTTCGTTGGAGCTGCTTATCCAATTGGATCGACTTTCAAAATACATGTCGTACTGCGCCTTCCAATAATTTTTCATCTTGTTGACCGCTTTTTTCCTGTACTTGTCAAAGAAGACCCCAACTTCGGGCTTTCGCTCCAGCTCCACGGACAATTTTTTAAGGTCAAAAATGCTCTTCGCCTTTCTAGTGATGGTTTTCAACTCGGTTTTCGTCAACATCGACCTGTATTTTGGATTTATTTCCATGACGGCCTCGCCGCGCTTCAATGCCTCCTTGTTGAAAGTAACGATGTCGCTCATCATCGTGTTTTCCGGAAGAGAAGGCCTCGCACCTATCTTGAGATTACCGATGCTGTAATTCGACATGAGCTCCTGCATGTCTTCAACCTGGCCGAATGAAATCATTCCACTCTTTTTTAACGGCTCCGGAATGTACTTCCTGTCTCTAAACTTTCCGCCCGATACCTTGACGCCGGCTTCGGTTTGTTTTATTTTGTGCCCAAGCCCTGCTAATTTTTGGGCTTTAGTTCCGGTGACCAGGGGTAGATTTCGCTTCATTTGAAGGATCTCTTCGATGCCCTCCTTGATGTTTGCCGGCTTTATCTTGGCACCGGCATACGCGCTCTCAACGCTCTTTGCGTGCTCTTCGAGATATTTTTTTAATTTTTTTGTCGAAACGGCTTGGAATCCTCCCTCGCCCTTTAGCTTTGTCATCAGATGCTTGTTAGCCTCTATAATGGATGGAGCCTTGGTTCCAGCCACGTGAGTTGATTTTTGCAGGTATGTCTCGAATTTTTTTCGCGCCAGAGAGCTTGCCGGCCTGGCATAGAGCTCTTTAGCTTCCTTTCTTTTTCTCTCCGCCCTTCCAAAAATCGCGTATTCTTCGACAGATTGAACGATGTCATCTTCTTCCATGTATTTAGCAACGTATCTATCAGACCATGCCTCGCCGCGCTTTTTCTTTGTCAGCGGCGGCCCGGTCTTGTTCGCATCAAATCTCCGTTCGTCGGTGTTTCCGCCGTAATCGCGCAAGGAATCCTTTTTTCGTTTCGGCTCCTTGTTGAAGTATCCCTTAGTCCGGAGCCGCGCCATCATTTCCTCTATGGGAATGTATTGCATTTGCGGCTCGTATATTTCTGCGGAAAACGGAACCGGGCGTCCCTTTTGCCGGCGGAGATTCCACTGTTTTGAATCCCCGGGCTCATCGCGCTTTTCTGGGGGCTTTCCAACCAGTTCGGTCATTAAGATTTCACTACCAAGTAATACACGAGCTTGCCAGGGTATCGCTGTGCCACGCCAGCATTGACAATGTCAGAAGAACTAACTTCGGCAGCAGCCGTGTCAAATTCAGCTTTAGTATTGTATAAAGTCATTGTAACAGTCATTAGAATTCCCTCATTTTGGTCAATATTGATGGATCGGCGTCTATCTTTCCTTTCGTGACCCGAGTCACGGAGAAAAGATCCGGATCCTCGTTTTCAATCACGCGCAAGATCTGGTCATCGGACATGGACACGTGGATTTTTTCCAGCCACGGCATGTCGTAATCGGTGCCGTAATCGTTCTCGTATATCATCAGGCTCGTGTCCACCTCTCTTTCGCGCCAATCATCCGGCATGGTAACAATCCTACCATTTAAAATCCACGTTTCAGGCAACGCCGCCACTCCTATATTGTTTTTTAATCTTGGACGTCACGGCCTGTTTCTTGGCACTCTCTTCTCCTCTTGCCAACTTGCGCACCAATTCTTGAAAACCTTTTTTCTTGCTTACTTCTTTTCCCTTGCCGTATTTTTTCTTATATTTATTATAATATTTCATGATGCGCTCGCCCTGTTTTCTCTCGCGGGCCTCGATTTCCTCTTTTGTTCTCCGTAGTCTCCTGGAAATTCTCCCATGTTTTTTTGTGCCTTTTTCGTGCTCTCTTTGTTTTTCTTTCAGGCTCTTGAGTTTTTCACGGCGTCTTTTAATTTTTTTCTCAGTGCTCCGAAAGCGCAGCCTGCTGACGAGGTCGAACAAGCCGTACTCTTCTATGGATGGATCGTCCTCGAACCCCTTGACCGTCGCCTTGACGGCAGGAATGCCCGACGGATTGGCCGTAGATCTTGCCGGAGACGACTTTTTCTTTTTTACTTTTGACTCGAGCATGTACGGGTATATTTCGTCCATGAAGTCGACGGCCTCTTCATTCAATTTTTCGACCGCGCCGTCCATGTATTCGTGTTTTTCCGCTGACAACGTGACGGGCCTTTCCCTTTGAACGGCAATTATCTTGCCGGGCTCCGGATTTTTTCTACCATAATTTTCCGCGATTTCTTCGTATTTATCGGGCTTCGGAATGGCCCATTTCAGTTCGGGGCTGAGCTCGAGCTGCCTAACGATGTAATCGTCGTTTATTTTTTTCACGCCTTTATCTATCATTAATTTCACCTAAATGCGGCCGCGGCCCTCGATGCCAGCATTGCCAGCGTGGTCAGGGCGGCCTGTTTCTTTTTTGATCTCGTGACCTTTTTCTTTTTTTTCTTGGCCTTTGCCTCTGGATAGACTTTTTCGTATTCTTCTATGAGGTATTTTCTCTGCTTTCTGAGGCGCCTGTGGAACTCTTCCATGCAGTCTGCATAGTCCAGAGACCTATTACACGCGTCTTGTGCAGTCACGCCTTCTATGGTGACTTCCGGAGCTTCAAATTCCTGTATTGGAATGCGCCGGATGATCGCAAGGATCTGCGTCAACGTGTTGATGTCGAGCTTCGAGAGCTCCGCTATGATGGAAGAATACAGCTGCGCCTTGACGTAATCCATGGACATGATCAATCACCCACGTTTAATCCTTTCACGGTATATTTCGGCTTGTGAACGACCGAGCCGTAAGTCCTGAAATGCCTGGGTTTATAACCCGGAGGGATCGGCTTCCGCTGCGGAACTTGAGCTGGTTTTTGAACTGGTTTTTGAACTGGTTTTTGAACTACCGCGCGCAGTCTCTGCGTGGATCTCGCAATTTTCGACACCGGTTTCGATGCCGGCGCGGGTTTTCCGGCCTTGAACTGCCCGAACGACGGCACGTTCGGCTTCTGGGGCTCTTTAAACTTTTTAACAACTTCCTTGGCGCGCTCATGGGATGTCACCGCGCCAACGTGTTTTCTGATGATGTCCTCATGCTTTTCGTGGTGTTTTTTGGTGCCCTTCTTTATTCGCGCCCGGATTTTCTCGCCCTTTCTTCCGCCGAGGTTTCTCGCGGCTTCGCTGGCCGCCTGCCATTTCTGCAGGGTTTCGGCGGCTTTCTCGCGCTTTTTACCGAGTTTTTGCAGTTTTTTCTCATTTTTCATGGTTTTTCTCGCGCGCTTGAGGGCTTTCTTGCCGGTCACGTTTCCGGGGCCGATTGCCCTCAGCCGCTCGCTGTACTCTCTCATTTTTTTTTCATATGGCCCGAGGATTTTTTTCCGGTGCGCCGCGTACTCCTGTTTTTTCCGTTCTTTCTCGGCCTTTTTTTCGGAGCCGTTCCGGCGTTCTTCCGAGGATGCGATCCAGGATTCCGCCGTATTGCTCGACGCGGAGTTGCACGGCTTCGTTCGCGTAGATTTTGACGTTCATCACAGGCCCTTCGTGTGGCGTGTCACGCTTCTCAAGATTTTTTCGGCGTCAAAGTTGTCATCGGATGACGCCTTGACCTTCTTCGGCTTGTTCTTGCCGATGAGTTTAAATCTCCGCGTGGACTCAGATATTTTCGACCGTCCTTTTTTCTTCGTGGCGGCGCCCGCAACCGGCGGCTTGTTTCTTTCGGCGAGCCACTGCTTGAATTTTGGGACTTTTTCCTTGGCCGGCTTCCTGAATCTTCCGGCCGCAATTCTCGCGGCGGCGCGCTGTTGCGATAGCTCCGCGTGTTTTTTGATGGCGGCCTCGCCCTTTCGCCGCGCCCTTTGCACTTTCTTTTCGAGCTTTTTGGCGATTCTCTTATTCTTGAGCTCTTGCGCGGCCTTTAGCGCGCCGGAAAAACCGGAAATCCTTTCTGCATGCTTGGCGGCACTCTCAGACGCCTTGCGGTACTTTTTCTTCTGCCTGAGAACCTTCCTCGCCTCCTTATGTATCTTCTTGCCCGTGACGCCACCGTACCTGGCCTTGAGCAGCTCCTCACGCTGCTTCTTGGCAGCCGTGTATCTTTCCCTCGCGGCCTTCTTCAAAGCACCGTGCTGCTCCTTGAGCTTCGCATGCTCGATGTGGCTCTTCCACTTCTCCGGCCCCCAGGTCATGAAGTCATACTCGTCAAGATACAGGCGGAGCGCCTCGTTGAGGTAAATTTCATTATTCATCTTTTCGTCGTCCGTGTTTTAAAAATTTTTCTCTCATGAAAGGGCATGGGGGGTATCCATATAAAAATAAACGATTTCAAGCGCGTTTGCACCTATTTAACGGATATTTTAGGAATTTCTTTATCCTCCATGCCGAGTTTAGATTTTAATAGATTGACGAGATCGCTGACGCGTTCTTTTGGCAGCGTTGATACCTGCTGAATTAGAACCATGTTAAGCTGTGCTTTTTGCACGGTATCGATCTGCCCGATGTTTTGCCTTAGCTTGTGGTATTCGATCAGGTTTTTTTGCAGCGCGTCGATTTCTTTTAGCGTTTTGGAGTCGGGGCCCGTTACCGATTCCACCCTTTCTTCGAGCCTTTTGATCCTGTCCATTCGTTTATAGATCAATTTTCCGAGTTCCTCGATTTCGTCTAGTGATCTGAGGTCTCTCTTTGTCTCTAATTCCACCACCCGGGCGGCCACGACGTGGTCTTCATTATCTTCGACCTCCATGTGCTCCAGGTGGGAATGAACATCAGGCTCCTTTATGTCGTGTCCTTTTTCGCGGCAGAACCGTGCGATGATCGATGGGTGGGCCCCTTTCATGACAAAATTAGCAATTTCATCGGCGAGGCCTGCGGCACAGATCTTGCACGAATTATTTTCGGGAGCTCTGACATGCTCTCTGAAGTGGCGTATCAAGGTATCTCTGGACACGCTAAAGTTGTGCTTGACGCGCAACCATTCGCGGACGCGGTCATACGAGAGGACTGGCAGCTTTAGCCGCAGCCGCTCCATCTCGGCCGTGAACGGCTGATCGCATACCTTGCATTTAGACACGCCGGGCATCTCCCAAATTATTTAGTACTGACGTCAATCTCTCTATCCTTGTATTTAACCCGTACCAGCTCGTCGAGATAATACGACTCGCCGCATTCCGGGCACTTTATCAATTCACTCGTGATGTCTTGCCTCCTTTAAATTTCGCCGTGTCTCTTCCATGATCATCAGAATGCTCTCCAGACCGCTCTCGAAGAGATGGCTTTTTATAAATATAATAATATCCGAAGAAATTTAACATACCTAGAGTAATATAGTATTTCATCCTATATAAATCTTTCGGTGACCGAAACATTTATATATGTGATTGGGCATAAAAAAACTTGTACCAAAATAGGGTATAGAGTTGGCATAACCCTATACCAACTTGGGGTATAGATTTGACATACGCTCAGTTTGGGCCCTACATTAGGGTGCGGTTACTTAAGGCGTTCCATGAGGAACTCCAAAGAGACATCGAGTCCGGTGTTTTTGAAAGCCGGGCTCATGCAATTCGCGCAATCGTGCGACACTATTACCAGCCGAGGATTGAAAGAAACATGCGGCGAACAACCAATAATAAAAAACAGCAAAACAACAACAGCAAGCAACCAACAGAAAACGACAAGAAAATCATCGAAAAATACTGGGACATATTCAAGAACATCAACCCCGAACGCGCATTCACGTCAGAACTACTCAAAGACATCCAACAAAACGCACTATTCGACCCCGAATTCGACTTCGACGAGTTCATGGCGGACTTCAGCAATTTGGAATGCATCACGTTCCACCCAATAGACGACCTATACGTCCCTAACGAAGCATACAAGACATGCTATTTTGACAACATGACGCGGTAGGACAAAAATCTCGTCTCTCCTCGATTTACCGTTATTGCCCGTAATAAATTTGCAACTTTCAATCTACGGAGAGATACGGCCAAAATGTCGTCTCTCCTCGATTTCAGGAATTACGGATTACGGGCACTAATATATATATATATAGAATATATTATTATAAAATAAAAAAAAAATATTTTTTAAGGGGTATTTATATACCGTTAATACCGTAAAAAATGAGAAAATCCATTTATAGAAAAGATCGCGCCGAAATCCTCTCCCTGCTCGAAGATTATACGGTATTCGCCAATACCGTAAAAAAATTTTCGCAGCCCCGGGTTTCGGAAAATACGAATTCAACCCGTTTTAAACGGGATGGATGGTGATAGAATGAATCTAAAAATACGATCCGGAAGATCTTCTCTAGATCAACATCCGGAAAATTACAGCATTCCTATTTCAATTGTCACGGGGCGTGTCGGGCCCATGTTAGGGGTGGCGGGCCCGAGACAATGCCGTCCAGCCGGCCAAAAAATTCTCAGAGAACCGCCTGCAGCCGGGTGCGAAATCCGCACCAATGAAAAATCGGAGGAATGATTGCCATGGGAAATCTAATGGAACACCTCGCATTCGCCGCCGTCGCTGCACAAATGACGTCAATTCTAATCTTCGTGGTCTCTCCATCTGATGTCATCCTTGCAATTCTAATCATGGCGGCTCTAATCCCATACTACATCGGAGTTACATTCCCCGACTGGGATCACCCCAGAACCCCCATCGGAAAAATCCTAAAGCGTCATGTCAAGCACAGGGGACACTTCCACTCAATCGCGGCGGCATTCATCTTCGCGGCCCCGTGGGCGGCCGGAGTGTTACTTCACTTCTATCTGATAATACTACCGGTTGCGGCTTTCTTTGGCGTGGTAAATCACCTGGTCTGCGACTTCGTTTTCGACAGCCCGCGAACCAGAAAAAGCAGTGCGAGGTCTTTAAAATTCTGGTAATCATCAACCCGCTGCGATCCGAAATCAGCGCAATGAAGGCGAAAATCGGTACCGAATCCGGACACGTCGTGTCAAAATGCTTTGAGAACGTGTCGCTGAAGATTTTCTCCGCGGCCGAAATAGATGACGCCGTGCTCGCAACGTGCACGGAACAATTGGAAGAATTGGATGAAAGGTTGTCCGCGTTCAAGAAAGGCATCATGGAGTTGGGTTATTTTCCTGAATTTACTTATATTAAGATTCCAGACGACGCGTCTTGGAATGCGAAGACGTACTGGACTAATGGCGTTAGGTTTCATTGCACGTTCGGACAGATGCATCACGGGTACCTCGACCTGAATGCTAATGGCGTGCGTGATTACGTGGATTACTACGTCGGCTCTCTATCCTACAAGCTGGATGTGGACGGGTACGTGTTGTTCCACGACAACTATGAATGCACCGTATTCATTAGCGGGGCGGCTGAATCGTGCTGTTGATCTGTCCATCTAAAGAAGAGATGGAATACGTCTCGCATCGATTTAAATTGTTTGGGTGCAATGTATTGAGAAGAAAGATTGGCCGAATGAAGTTGACAATTTTCAGCCGCAATATCGAGCAACATCAAAAAAACATGCTCGTAAATTCAATTATCGAGATATTGAAACGCTTGGACATGGAAATGTCAAAATTTCAATATGAAGTTTCAGAGCGCGGGCTTGACGTGGAGTTTGGCTTCCGTGGGGCGTGGCGAGGAAATTCATCTAACGACGTTTACTACACGCGCTGGGTCAAGTTCTTGCAAGTCGACCCTTCAGCGGACATGGGAAAATTGGCGAGTTTCATGACAAATTCTAGCTATCAAATGCGGGAGAGGCTGGAAATTTATCTGGGGCAGATTGAAGATCTCGCGTCGTACATGATGTTAAAGTCCATTACTTTATTTCATGATGATAATGAGTGCACCATGATTGTCAATCGGGACTTTGAACGCGTGTCAGAGCCGGAAATTCGCATGTGAGGGACGTTTATTGTTATTTTGTAAGGATTTGACGGAAAGTCAGGTAAAAATGGCAAGACATTATTACGACGAGCTCGTCCGTGATATCAATAAGATATTTGACGATATAAGGGCGTTACCCCCTGAAGACGTGCACGTGAAAAAATACTCGGAAGTGCAGCGCCTCGACCCGGATCACGCCGTGATGTTTCATCATTTCGTGGTGGTGTGCGATAAAGTGCTATCTGACGACGAGAGAAGGTGGTGTAAGAGCGCGTTTTCGAGCATCGATTATGGCCTGGATGTCAAGATAGCAACGCGCATGTACGACACGTATAACGTCATGAACGCGAGCGGGCTGGTCTGCATGCAGGATTTTCTTATATATAGTTTCGAGCCGAGCGTCATCTTATCTATCGATCATCACGTGGTGTTGGAGGCGGCAATTGACGTGTGGGAAGTGGCGTGATTGAAAGTGATGCGTGGTAAAATTAAGTGCCCCTACTGCGGCTGCGACGCGTTCCACATCGAGGTCACGTCAACGTCCGACGGCCCGAAACATTTGATCATAACCTGTAAGGAGTGTGAAAAGCGATTTATCGTCCAAAAGTAGACCCGGAATTGTCCGTGAAATTCATGAACTGTTACCATTACGACAACGACTACATCAAGGACACGGTTGCGAGGTGCCGCGCGGAGTTCGAGTTCATCAAAAAATTTTTCGATGACGTGCGGCAGTGGTTGCGAAAAACCACTCTCATCCTGTGCACGTATCCTCCCCATGCAAGCATCGAACGGGTGCGCGTCGGCACGCTGTATCTGGTCATGCAAGAAGGCATGACGATGCAGTACATGGACAGGGCAACGTGGTTGCTGGAATCCATCTACAAAAAATATTTAAAGATGATGCAAGAGTTTTTTCTGCGGATCAAAAAATTGTTTCGCGACACGAATTACACGTTCATAATAAAGGATACTGGCGTTGGAATAATCGTGATGAGAGTGATGCGCGACATCCAGAAAATACCCGAGCCGTCGAAGTTCATGGAGGAAATGGTGTGATTAAGACCGATCCGTTGCTCGTGATCAATTTCATGGACTGTTATCATGTCAACTTGGACGACATCAAGAAGATAGTGGATGTTTGCGAAAGGAAATTTGACAGCGTGAGAGATTTCGTGCGCCGTGCCCGGGAATGGGTAAAACCCCTCAGGATGAAGCTGTTATTATATGAGCCGGATGACGGAGAAAAATTGCACGCCGTCACTCATGAAAACATGTGCTTGGTCAGCGGAGAAAAGTTGGACGACGTGCAATGCAATCTATCGATGAGATTGTTGCGCGCGCTGTGTAAAAAATATCAAGAATTGTTGGAGAATTTTTTCAGCGCCATTCGTGAATATCTTCGCGACACGAACTACGGGTTCATCCAAAAGGATTCCGGCCTGGGCATGATATTGTTGAGAATTAGCCGCAATATCGCTGTAATTGCAGAGCCAAAAATTGAATTGAAAGGAGGCTTGATACCATTATCAGGCAGTTCAATCTGACGTCGTTGCAGTGCAGGGTCGTGAAAAAAATTTATGAAGAGTTCATGAAAAAAATTCACGATTTTTTCGACGAGATAAAGGCGCGCGTGACCGAATTTGACATGCGGACGTATCGCGACATGTATCCAAGTGACAGCGCGCGCGTGATAAAATACAAGCACGTAGTCCTGGTATCCAATGATAAATTAACGGCAATAGAACATTTGGATAGTTTTGCAAAATATGCGGTGCTGGATTTATGGTTCGAGCTCACTCTCAGGGATCTGTCAGCTTTCGTATCGCATCGCATGAAAGAGTGCGGAATCAATGCCGTGATCAGGTTCGATCCTTACAATTTTGATCTCGACATGGCGGTCTTTCCAGACATGAAGATAATCAACGAGCACGCCATGAATGTTGACGACGTGTTCGTGCCGGCGGACGAAACATTTATATATGAATGAAGGCAATTATTATTCATGGTGTTGTCAATAATGAAGGCAATGATAGATGTCGGTAGATTCATCTACGAGGTATGTCCGACGAGACGCGTTGAAATTGTCGGAAATTTGCGGGAAAAATTGGACGTGATGACGATAACATTTTTCTTGAAAGAAAAAGAACCGATGAATTGCCGGAATGCAATCATTGGACATCTTTCTGAGAGAGTGCTTGACAACATATCGTTTAAATTTGAATATGATAAGAAAATAAATGCCGTCGTCTTGTCCGTGACAATGAAAGCCGATGTCGTGATGGAGCCGGATCTTGCCATTGGTCATTGCATTAATAGCGTTGCCCGCCTCATGGTAATGGACACGGCGCACGTGTTCGAGTCCGTTTTTTATGACGTGGTCACGAAAATCAAATGGGATGAGTGCACGTGGCATTGATGGACGTGTTTAACAAGATCATGAAAACAATAATCTCTTATCCGGACGTGAAATGCATTGGAATTCACGTGGTGAATGATTTTGCCGGCGGCATTTCATTTTTCACGAAGCACGGCATCGATAAATGGCTATGGAATGTAATTTATAAGAACGAGTTGTGGATTCATGGCGTGTATTTTAGGATGAAAATGATCACGGTGGGTACTTATGAGAGTGCTACCATGTTTTTTATTTCCGACACGGGCGTGGTTCCGGAGTTTAGCGTGAAATTAAACGATGTCGTCGACATCAGGAACACTATCGTTGAGTGCATCACGGATGCTGCCGGAATGTCGTGCTTGGAGGCGTCGTATTGTTTTCCGTGATACTCGATACCATGAAGACTTACGTGAAAGATACAGGAGCGTCGGTCATCGAATTGTCGCACGAGGACGGTGTCGTGTTGGTGAGATGTCAAACCACAAATGCTGACTTGGTAAAGGGCGTGGATCTGCATTATTACAGCGGTTTTCTGAAGAGATTTTTGTTCGACGCTGGCGTGCGCTTTGACATGTTGATAATGCCGGGATCGGGCAGCGTCTCCATCGTGTTGTTTTTTAAGGTCGCCGTGGATGCCGTGTTCGAGTGTGATGTCGACATGCACGAGGTAAATTCCTTCGGAAAGCCGTTGTTGAAATGCGTGAATGATGCCATAAATGAGTTGGGTTTATGGACGAAAACATGAAAATGGCCATGGTTGCGGTTTTTGATGGCGTCAGCAAGCATCTGTGCGTGAGATCCATCAACGTCGAAAAGAACGCGTGCAAGATATACGTCAAATTTTCCCTGTCGGTGAAGTGGCGCTCGAAAGACTGTTTGCAAATGGCTTTACAGGATATCATGGAAGAATTGGGAATGTCTTTTTATGAAAGGCTCAAGTACGTATGCGTGTATGTGGACACGTATCGCGTCACGGTGGTATTAGATCTGAGCAAGTTGTACGTGATTGAAGACAGCTGCGACTTCGGAAGCCGGGCCGTGGACACGCTTGAAGACGTGATATATAAACATATCAGGAGTGCCGCAGACACGTGGTAAATTTTGACAACTTTTATCACGTTCACGTTGTACGCGAACGCGAAATCAAGATTTCTGATCGTGAGGTCACCGTGGATGAAAACGAAGATCGCGTTTTTGTATCTATAAGAAGAGGCGAGATGTGATGTGGCGGAGTTTGGGTTGAACAACATGATGATTAGAATCTACATAAAATACTTGGTTTCGGAACGTTATATTAATTTTAAAAGCCGTGTCATTTCTAACTTGGAATTGGATGATTATGATAAAATCATTTACGTGTGCAATTATGAATGGTAAGGGTGGTATGGATTAGGCCAAACAACATGAAGGTTTGGAAGGTCAGGGTGTACGTGAAATACGTTGTCGATGAATTTTATGTAAAATTCGGCAGTCGCGTCATTCACGACTTGCAGCTAAAATACGATAAAATCGTGTACGTGTGAATTAATGACTTGGTATGAGTACGGAAAATATCAATATGTGAATGAACCCCACTTGAATTTTGGAGATCGGGACGTGGGTATCGAGAACGACATGAATGATGAATCGATCATGTTTGTGCTTTCTGGCTCTCACGTGTCGGATAACGCTATGTTGTGTCCGGCCATCATGCGTGGAAGTTTAGGAAACATGTATCGTCAGAGAAGAGAAATTATCGAGGACGTGGTGGCGTGGATGCGTGCAGACGACGAATGGGAAGAAATAGAAGAGTTGGATGAATGATAATGTGGTATCTAAATAACGCGTATCATCGCGTTGAAGAGAAAAGGATAATTTTTAAAAAAAGAATCGTGTCAGCGACGGTCATTTCGACGTCAATAATGCACCCGCATTTAAATGACACGAATTACGACGCCATGTATTCCGGATCGTTGGATTTTTACATGGAAATGGTATGTTTGCAACGTTTTTCAAATGACGTTGTTTTGCCCATTGAGGATGATGAAAACTGATTACACGCGTGGGGGTAGATTTAACATGTTTATTAATGAATTGAAGCGAAACGTGATCGACATCGATGATGATGACCGCATGGAGTCGTTGATAAATGATGCTCTCAAAAACGGTGCCGACGTTTCCGATCTAATATCTGTCATGTCTTCCGCCCTTGACACGGTGGGAGAAATGTACGAAAACGGGGAATATTTCCTCGCCGAATTATTGATAGCCGGCGACCGTGCCAGTAGGGGCATTGACATGCTCAAGCCCATTTTAGAGGGCGATAAAAATGCATCACTTGGAAGAATCGTGTTTGGCTCTGTCAGGGGAGACATACATGATATTGGGAAGACGATCATCAGTGCTTTTCTAATCGGGGCCGGGTTTATGGTGTACGATCTCGGCGTTGAAGTCACGGAAGAACAATTCCTCGATGCCATGGAGGAACACGATGCGGACATACTCGCGCTATCCACGCTTCTGTCGACGTGTTTGGATGAGATGGAAAGGGTCGTGAAAGCCGCCAAAAAGAGAAACATGAAGGTCATTGTCGGCGGTCGCCCGGTCTCAAAAGAGCGTGCTAAAAAGATGGGAGCCGATGCATGGGCTTTCTATCCGAGGGACGCAATAGAAGAATGCAAGAGGTTGATTGGATGAAAAAAATATTTAAATCTAGAAAACCGGGGCCCACCGATTTAACGTGGGATGAGAAAAATCCATTTTATTATTTATTTAAAAAACGGGATAAAAAAGAGGCATTTAAATGTTTGAAGTTTTAATTCCGCGTTGTATTAGATGTCATAAAGAGTTAAAAGCGAGTTGTACGATGTTGTTGTGTAGGGAGTGCCAAATAAATGCGTATTGTGTCACGCATTTTAGGGATCGTGGTGATTTTAGTGGATGTTAACGACGTGAAGTTTGCGTTGAAATTTCCGGAGCTCGTGATTGCCGCCGCCATCATCAGGCTCGTCAAGCCGCAGCTCGCAGAATTGTTAAAAGGAGAATTTACGGAATACGCGAGGCGTTTTTCAAAAAAAAAGGAGTGATGTAAGATGTTGTTGATTGGAACGGAAAATTCCGACGATTTTGAGGACGACGATATAGAAAGTATCGTGCGATTTGGTGCTGACATGGCAATATATCATTACGAATGTTATCCATACGAGGGAAGTGGTTATCTTCTCATGAAAAAAGGCCTGGTCTGGTTTCTTTTAGATCTCTACCATTGCAGTTGTTACGGGCCGATGGATGATATAGAAAATAAATCGGTTCGGTATGAAACTATTGAAGAATTAAAAGATAAGGCATCGGATGAGTTGCTGGACGATATTAAGCCGTTGTTGAATTTGATACCTCCAGAGTGGTTACGAAGCGACGCTTATCGTAGGGGGCCGTGAAATGCCCGAAAAAAAATGCGCGAGCTGCGGAAAAAAATTAAAGGCGTTTGACGAATTATTATGTCCGAAATGTCATTCGGACGTGCTTGCCGTTATGGAGACCATGAAAAAAAATTTAAAAGATCCGTTGGTGTTGGGATGCACGTCGGAGTGATCGGTAATAGGAAAAGCATTTCAGAATCGGTGGTGGGTAAAATACTGGACGAAATTTTTGATAAAGATGACGTGTTGGTATCCGGCGGCGCGTTTGGCGTGGACTCTCATGCCGTCGTGTGGGCACGTAGGAATGGTGTTCGATTCTTGATATTTCATCCGAATGGTAGGATGTACGAGAATGAGATCGGTCGCGCTCCACCGAATTGTTACAGCAGGTCGGAGTATTTTAAAAGAAACGGCCTGATAGCGGAAAAGTCGGATAGGATCATTGCTTTTATAAGGCGTTATAACATGAGATCCGGTACTTGGAATACAATTCATCAGTTTGTCAAATCCGGCAAGGACGATTTTTTCGTGTACGACGAAGATGGCGACGTGTGGCTTTGGGATTTATATCCATATTATATCAAGAGGGCTTTGCGAAGTGATGTCTTTTGTAGGGGGTTGTGAAATGTTTGATTATTGGATTTTTCATAAAATGATGGAAGGAAGTGGCGAAATGGAATTTGTCGAATGTTGTGGATCGTGTATCAATTTCAATACCGATTATGAGTGCGTTTCCTGGTGTGCCTTGACGGAATCCATCGTGGAGTCTTTTTGCATCTGCGATGATTACGAGAAAGACGAAAAACTGATAGATTCATTTAAAAAGAAAACGGAGTTGGAGTCCGATAAATGAAAAATATAAAAGGAGGGTTTCCGAATGAAAACATGGTTTGATGGCGGAGAGTATTCATTATGGGATTTAATTTCCAGAGCCGTTGGCGTGAGTAATGATATCTTAAATCCATTGTTTTTGCGTGATTGTATAAAAGAGAAATATCACGAATATATAGAATTGTTTATTGAAGAGATAATATATAAGTTGAAGGAGATGGTTAAATGAGTAAAATCGGTTACACGTCTGGTCTTAACGCAATACGTAAATCTATCTTTTTACATTTTGGTTGTATTTGCATGTCATTTGGAAGTAACTTTACTAAAAGCGTGAATTGTTACAAATGTAAATTATATAATCCCTGCTCGGTTATATCCACGATATACAATTTATTCAGAGGATTGGGCGGTAAATTAACACTCAAGGATGCACTTCAAGCAGTGAAGAAAATTAAAGAGATTGACAGCGTGTATCTTAGAGAGATGCTTCTTAATAAGGCTAAAAATTATTGTGCGAGTAATTCGATTAACTGGTGTGAGGAATGTGAAGAACCGACATTGGTATTATATTGCGTGAATTTGGAAGACGGTAATGGTAGTAGGTATTATTGTGAAAAGTGTTTATACGAGTTGAGAAAATGACTAAATTGGAATCAAAACAATATTTATGCACACAATGTGTAAAGAGCGGTAGGTGTAATTGGGAAATACAGTGCAACCGAAAGGTTGAAGAATGCGAAGATTACGAGAAAGATGAAAAATTGATGGATTCATTTAAAAAGAAAATGGAGTTGGAGTCCGATAAATGAAAAATATAAAAAGAGGTTTTTCCGAATGAAAATATGGTTTGATGGTGGAGCAAGGCCCGAAAATCCCGGCCCGATAACTGCCTGTGCCGTGTCGGAAGACGGTGAGTGTTTTGAATTGAATGGAACGTACGGCACCAACAATCAGGCGGAATGGCTGGCATTGCATTTGGGCGTATTGATGGCATACATCATGAATTATCAAAAAGTTCACCTCATGGGTGATTCAAAATTGGTCGTGAATCAATTCAATGACAAGTGGAAGTCGAAGGACGAAAAGCTCAAGATGCTTAAAAAAATATCCCGCGAGGTCAGTGATGCGTGGGACGTCGATCTTCCATTTGAAGAGTTCACGGTCACGTGGATACCGAGAAAAGAAAATAGGGCACATGTGAAATGAATTTTAGAAAATCGATAATTTCCGATATGGTGATGCAGTCAAGAAAGTTTCATCCCTTATGTTATCAAGTGGACGTGGATGTGACTGAAAATACGCACGACATCACGGCTCGCATGTTAAGAGCCATAGTCGCGCTTCTTTCGCGTCAACCTCACTCTGATTTACATTCGGCTTGGGTGCGCGGTGGAAAAAAATGGATCGATGAAATTACCGCCACGGTAACTTTAAACGTTGAAGTGAACGGTCGCGTGGATCCGTATCCGTGCGTGTTGAAAAACGTTGGGAAAATGTCGGTTGATGATATCAGGAATGCCATGAACGAATTCAAGAAAAATCCTGTCGTTCGTAGCTTTCACTCCTTACCAGGAATACTTAGACGTGCTTTTTGGTGGATCCATGAAAAAAGTGCTTGGGTAAAGAAAAAAACCACGGGAATTATTGGTTTATCAAACTTGGGCCCAGAAGCAACTGGAGTGGCTTTTACTCAGACGCATTTTACATTTTTTTTTATAATAAGTGGTATTAAAGATGTCCTGATAATAAAAGATGGTTTTCTAAGGATGAGAAAAGTTTTGCCAGTCGTGGTGGTTGCCGATCATCGCGTGGTGGATGGAGTTCCGCTCGTGAGATTAATGAATGATATCGAAAAGTTTATTAATGGTGAGTGCAATATATGAATGAGAAAAAAAAATGTTTTGGTAAGTATGATGAAAGATCGTTTACGAGCATGAAATGCCTCTTGTGCGTTCAAGAATACGATTGCATCAAGCTTACAGAAGAAAAAAAGAAAAAAAGGAGTTGATAACATGGTTTTGACCGTTGGCGATCTTTTTTGTGGCTGCGGTGGATTTTTAGATGGTTTTAGGCAAGCCGGTTACGAGGTCAAGTTTGGGATAGATATTTATGATAAAGCAATTGAAACATTTAGGCATAATTTTAATGGGGCACTTGCTATTAATGACGATATAAAAAACGTTGATATAGGTCATGTGCCTCATGTTGACGTGCTTCTTTTTGGATTCCCATGTAAGGGATTTAGCATTGCTGGATTACGTGATCCAAATGATCCAAGATCTAATCTTTATAGAGAGGGGCTGAGGTTTTTGATCGTGATGAGGCCGGCCGCTTTCGTGTGTGAAAACGTGGAAGGATTGCTTTCCATGGAAGATGGTAACGTTTTTAAAAGAATAATTGATGACTTGTCATCTGTTGGTTATAAAGTTGTCCACAAATTGATGTTGGCATCTGATTACGGCGTGCCACAGTCAAGAAAGCGGGTTTTTATCGTGGGTATTAGAGACGACATTGATGAAAAGTTTGAGTTTCCGAAAAAATCGGATGACGTGTATACGGTGAGAGATGCCATACAATTTCTTCCTGAGCCAAAGGGAAAATTTAAAAGGTTTAAAAGAGGATCTGAAGAATACGAAACATTTAAAAAACATGCGTTGAAAAAATACTGTGTCATGAGTCGCGACGATATTCCAAATTTAAATGAATATACGAGATCTAAACATGATACGATGATAAGAGCAATTAATTCGAGATTTAGGCAGGGACAAAAATTACTCGTGATTGATAGACCATTTTTAACAGTTACTGAAAATCATGGAAACACGCCGATAATCGTTATCATGGACGACGAAGGGTTATATCTTAGAAGGACAACCGTGAGGGAAATGGCAAGAGCACAGTCATTTTCGGATGACTTTGAATTTAAGGGTGGAAAAACTGCAGCTCTGATTCAATTGGGCAATGCTGTTCCTCCGCTACTTGCAAAAAAAATTGCTGAACAATTATTGATTACTATTTTGGGGCACGTTTGATAAATGTAACAAGCTTGTGAAAAAAGGAGTTGATGTGATGAAACATGATCTCAGAATAGTAGAATGTTGTGCAACGTGTGAAAATTTTCAGCCCTATTACGACTGTTATGGGTTTTGCAAGATGGATGGCACGGAAAATATCGAAAAAGAGCATTTTTATCTCTGCAACAAATACGTGAAAAACGAATCACTTATTGAAGATGAAATGATGTGGATGAGAAGGATGGCGTTGTAGAATGAGGGATTTTAATGAGATAATTTTTGTGATTGTTTTCACGTTAATTCTATTGATTGCAACGGTGGAATTGGCGTGTGCTTTCATGGTTTTAAGACTACCTGCGGAATATGCCATCGTGATTTTTCTCGGATTTTTCGGAGTGGTAATCGGCTTGATAATGATGATAATGGTGTGGAAAGAAAATGGACAAGGATGACATTGCGTGCATGACGGCGATTTTTAGCACGCTGGTATCTTTTTTATTGCTGGTGGCGATTGGATCGGTGTTCGGTTTCTTGTCGGTTATGTCGGAACTGGATGACGTGCTCGTGGCAATATATGTCATCATCGTGACGATAGTTGGTGTGACGGAGATAATTATCGCCGTGGCTACATTTATTGTGGTTCTTTGGGATTGGTGATGGAAATGGATGGATGGCAGATAGCGTGTAGTAATTTTGATTGCGGCGATAGATATGAAGTGTATCTCGATCATGATGAAGCGGTTCGTGCCTTGGAAAAGGCTCGCGGGCGGTGTTCGTCATCCGATACATTGGAATGTATATTCCATCTGATAAAAGTTGAAATATTGTGAGGACATCATGTGATGAAGTGGACTGAAGAAGAAATCGAGACGTTGCGCGATAATTTCCAGGATTTAAGTTATCATGAGCTCAATGAATTACTCGTGAATAGATCTCTGGGCGCTATAAAGAACATGGCGTGGAAATTAGGCTTAAAAAAAACTCCTAAGGTAACGATGGAGCCGAAGTTAAGCATCGATGCAACGGGCGAGCAATTATTTTTGGACGCGATATCTCACTCGATAAACAGGCGTGAGTTACACGATCCTTTAAATGAAATTACTGCCGAATTTAAAATAGAAGATTATCCTTTCGGTATAATACTCGTGGTGACATCTGACTGGCATTTGGGCAACATAAACACGGATTACGGCATGTTAAAAAACGATCTGGACATCATAGATTCCGTTCCGGACGCATTTGCCGTGATGGTAGGAGACGTGATAGATAATTTCAAACCCGTGGGCACGCCGCTTGGAGGACAACACGAAGCATTGTACACGTTACAGGAACAGAAAAAGATGGCATCGTATCTTTTCAAGAGATACGGTGAAAATTTTATCGGAATTTTCATGGGGTGTCACGATCACTGGTCTTACAAGATAGATGGGTGGGACATAACCGAGACTTACTCGGAGGACATACTCGGATCAACTCTAGGACACGGTGGTTATTTAAACATAGTTGTTGGAGACGTGATGTATAAAATTTATGCCAGGCACAAATACAGGTATAATTCATCATTAAATCTGACGCATTCCGTGAAAAAAATGCATGATGAGCACGGGCCGTTCGACATAGGCATTCTTGCGCACCATCATGCTCCTGCTTTTGAAGTCTGTGAAAAACAGGGCAAAAAGTTTCTTGCGATTTGCAATGGAACGTATAAAGGAATAGACGATTATGCGAGAAAAATTGGATATCGTGAGGGCACCATAGGATGCACGGCCATTTATTTATCACCCGATAGAAAAGCGGCGGTGCCATTTTCCAGGCTTGAAGACGCGGTAATATATTTAAAAGGTAATATAGGTGATAATAAATGAAATACGGTATAAAAGACGTTATATGGAGAAGAATAGTTGAAGCTACTGACGCGACTGCTGAATTGGTTGCACACTTCGTGGATGAATTACATAAAAGAGGTATAATAGATCCACAAATTAATGAAGCTGTATCTTTTTACACGCATACCATCGTGGACGCAATTTTCAACGAATTGGTCATGGAAAGGATACGGGCCGAACATGAAAAACGCAGCAAGAGTGTACAGTACGGATGAAAATAGAGTGCGATAAAAAAGATTGTTATTGGTACGGAATGGCCGTCTGTGCCCAGTGCGTTCATAATTTTAACCATGTTAGGGGATCCAGATCTAGGGATGCATATTCTACCATAAATGATCGCATGGACACGCGGGGTTGGACGGCAAGATTGATGGAAAAATACGGCATATTGAAAAAAAGACCGAAACCGAAAGTGATTTGAATGACGAAGCGTAAAAAGAAACGCAAGAATAAAAAAACGTTCAAGTGTCCGAATTGTCATAAAGGAAACATACATTTCGGGTTGAGAACGGATTATAATAGAGAAGCTCTTATGGCGAAAGCGTATTGCAACAATTGCAATCTGATGGAAATATTTGAATATAAAAATTATTTCGGATCCATGTTGAGACTTGAAGAGTACGACATATATGGCGATCTGATAGATCGCGTCAAAAAAACCACGAAGATAACGTTCTATCAGATACTGAAGGACGAGTGGAACACCATTTACAGGACGATAAGACAGGTGGCGAGGCACGTTGATGAAGTGATGATACTCCACGAAACCGATTATCCGTTCGATTTTGACGTGTCTTTATACGTTGGAATGCCGATCAAGTTCATAAAGACGAGTTTTAACGGATCTTTTAGCGAATTGCGAAATTTTGCGGCGTCCATAGCAAAGCACGAGTGGCTTTTCACGCTGGATGCCGATGAGACGATGGAATACGTGGGAAGAAAAAATCTAAAATCTCTCATAGAACAAAATCCGGACAACGACGCTTTTTATTTTCGCAGGATAAATGAAAAGATGTTTGATTATCCAGATTGGCAGTGCAGGCTGTATAAGAAAAGTCTGACGTGGAGTAGACCGGTTCATGAAGTTCTTTCGCCGAAAAATCCAGTTTACACGCGGTACAACATCATTCATCACGGAAACATGACGATGGAAAAAATGAAATTTTACGATTATCTTCACGAAGCTGAAGACGATCTTAAAGACGATTTAAGGAGGTATTTGAGAGTTGCAAGTATTGGTAACGGGAAGTAGCGGCTTCATCGGAAGCCATCTGAGAAAACGTCTCGATGCGTGGGGTCTGACGCGTTACGGATCTAGAGAAGAACGCGACGTTGTTGGTGACGTGACTGACCATGATAGATTGAACGAGATAGTTGTAAAAAAAGACGTGAGGAAGATATATCATCTTGCCGCGGAAACGATTGTCGCTCGGGCCAAGAGAATTCCGTGGACGTCATATAATACAAATGTAATTGGCACGTTAAACGTCCTTAGGGTGGCGTCCAGGTATGATATCGACGTCGTGGTGATGAGCACCGATAAAGTATACGGCAATGCTGATGTAATACCGACGGATGAAAATTGCCCGTTAAGGCCGATCGACATCTACGGTGCTACTAAAGCTGCAGCGGATCAGGCGACGTTAATATTTGCGAATGAAATGAACGTGAACGCTACAGTGATGAGATCAGTTAACGTGTACGGGCCCGGCGATAAAAATAAGAGGATTATTCCCAACACCCTGCGGTGTTTAATTGCCAAGAACAAGGCCGTGATTTATGATGATGCATCCACGAGAGAATACATTTACGTGGATGATGTTGTTGATGCTCTCATCTTTCTCATGGATCACATTGATACAACGGCTGGCGAAGCTTGGAACGTCGGAACCGGTGTTAGAAAGACACAAGAAGAAGTCGTGAAGGATTTGGCGCGATTCTTTCCTTCATCGGAATTGTTGCATGTTAAAAAAGAAAACAACGTGAGAGAAATCGTGCATCAGGGACTTAATTACGTGAAGATGAGAACCATGGGGTGGAGACCCCGCGTTAGTTGGAGCGATGGTATTGAACGTACCGTTAAATGGTGGAAAAAGGAGTTGGTTTGATGAACAAGATATATTACTGTCAATGCACTTATGGAGAACGTATGGAACAGACGAAGAAATGCGTGACCCAGGTTCGTCCCTGGGTTGACGAGTGCATAATCATTCATGATGACGTGGACGACGAGTCGTTAAAATGGCTCGAATCCATGAATTGCAGGACGATTCACAAAAAATGGATCGACTATTTCTCGAAATATCGCAACTATTACGTGAACGAAGTTCCGGTTGGAGACTGGATTCTGGTCAGCGATCCGGATGAATTGTTCAACGATGACGCGGTGAGATCGTTTAGAAAATTAATAGAAGATGCCGAAAATATCGGATGCAATCAGGTAGAATTCGATAACCAGTATGAAATGTTGCGTGCCGATGGCACCAAGTACGTTGCAGAGCCGTGTGGCAACTACAAGATTTTGTTATTTAAAAGAGAGCCCAACACGAGATATACCGGGTTGGTGCACGAGACGTTGCACGGCGGCATATGCGTGTTGAGAGCTCCAAAAAATTGTTTCTTTTATCATTTGAAAGAAGAATGGGAAGTTGAAGAGCGCGGTGCCCGGAATTATTTCTGTTGTGGATCCGGAATAAACGTGCAGGGAAGCCTGTGGCGCGAGTTTAGACAATGGATGTACGAAAAATACGGTATCGAAAGATGGAAGGACTTGCGTGCAACGATAAGAAAGCGAAAAGACATGCCAAAAGGCATTCTGAAGTTCATTCTAAATTTGCCGAATATAATGGACGGCAACGAATCGCCGGTGCATCGTGAGGTGATTGCGTTTTTCAAGTGGCTGAAACTCATATCCAGTGATGAAGACAAGGAATTTTACAGGAATTTCATGAAGGAGAATGACATTCCAGTTAATCCTATAAGTCAAGAAGACGTGATGTAATGTTAAACAAAATGGTAGAAAAATATTCTTTGGTTTTAGATAATGAGACATTATCAAAATATAAATATACGAGCGATCTTGCGAGAGAATGGGTTTTACATCCTGAAACATTTAAAGAAAGGGGAATTGGATATCCAATGGACAATTTGGTTGAATCTATAAAAAATAATGGGTTTATGCCCGATAGAATTGATGTTAGTTTACATAACGATGTATTTCCTGGAAAATTATTGGGACATCCATTAGTCATCAAGGAAAATTTCATACCTCTTGGAATACATAGAATTGTTGCCGCAAGATTAGCCAGATTGAAAAAAATTCCGGTATATCGTGAAGTGGTTTTAAATTACGATGATGAGCAGAAAAAAAGGATAAAAAATGTATTGGACAATATGAAAGAGCCATCCAACATTCGGGGTAAAAAGGATTTATTTCAAACGTGGAATTTTTCTGACGAGTATCAATGGTGCGGAAGAGACGACTGTGAATCCATATTAAAAGGATTTAAAGTGGGTTATATTGCAACTGGAAAAACTGTCCTTGATATTGCATGTAATACTGGATGGTATTCAATAGTATATGCGTTGCAGGGAGCGAAAGAAGTAGTGGGATTTGATTTAATTCCGTATTTGATAAAGTTGGCTCGTGATTTTGCCGATATTTATCCGTTAAAAAATTGTAGGTTTGACGTGTGCGAATTTTGGGATTATCCCTTCGATAAAAAATATGATATTGTTATGTGTAATCAAGCCATATATCATTTTTTGACGAAACACCGTAGTAAATGTTTGGGAAATAAGGACGATGTTTTGGAGAGAATATCGCGCGTTACAAACGAGTTGTTCATGATGTATACATATGTGGATGCAAAATATCCGCATCCCGAGGGTTATTATCCCGATAGTAAAACACTTACGGATGATTTAAAACGTCACGGATTTAAAGAAGTAATGATTTTTGGAAATGGAGATCCTCATAAACACGTGTTGGCATTGAAGTGATTGTCATGGATTTTGTAGGTGATGATAACATATCATGGTGTCAAGAAGCCAGAAATCAATGGAAGAAACGCAAGCATAATGAAAATACGGAAATATTTGATTATTTTAGATATTTATTGCCGGAAAAATTTAAAGTCTTGGATTTGGGCTGTAACATCGGTAATTGGCATGCGGCACTCGTCGCTGCTGGCGGCACATATACTGGCGTCGATGCAAGTCATACTGCCATAGACTACGCGAGACAAAGATATCCGGAAGGAAATTTCAGGTTGCTAAACATCGGAGACCTGGATTACGAAGAAGAGTTCGATTTGGTTTTCATGAACACGGTTTTACAACACATAAATCTCGAAAATAAGAAAAAATACGTTCCTTTGATAGTTCGTGCCATTAAAAAGAACGGGCTTTTTGTTTTTCAGGAAAAATGTGATGTCGACACTCTCACAACATTTGTAAAAGAGGGGTGGATCAAATTCATGGAAGACCGCGGCCTGAAATTCATAAAATATAAAGAAGATCCAATAAATGGATTTGTTTTTAGAAAATTATAAATAGTGTTGCTATGAATTATCAAGATACGTGGATAAATGGTAAGGTCGTTAGTAAAGGCATTCGAGAATGTAATGATAGATATAAAATGATACGTGGAATTTGTCAAAAATATAAAAGACCATTTACATTGCTCGATATTGGAGCCAATTCTGGATATTTTTGCATTAGAGGAGCAATAGATTTTCCAGAAAGCGTGTTTATTGCGGTAGAACCAACATACGTGGATGAGATATTATTGTCGATAAAGGTCAATAAATTAAAAAATGTTGTCGTATTGAACGATAAATTGACGGTAGAAAAATTGAATGCGTTGAAGTCGTGTTCTCATTTCGATATAGCCCTGTTGTTAAGCGTGATTCATAATTTTGATGAAGATATTCATGACGTGTACGTTGCGTCCAAAAAACTGGCTGAACACGTCATATATGAAATGGCCGTTGAAAAAAAATCGTTGGGTAAAAAGTACGAGGAAAATAATTTAATTATAAATGATTTGGGCGTGCCAGATGCGTTGATCGAATCACACGTCGATCCTTTAAAGAAAAGACCCATGTATTGTGTTAAAAACAACATTGATATTAAAACAACGCGTTATGGAACCGAATACGATTTTAATGGATATGTTATATCGAATTACGAAGAAAAAATATACGTTTCAAAAAGAAAAAATGAAGAGAGAAAATGGATACCCGGAATAAATCTTTGGACATATATTCAATTGAATGGGATATATCCAACGCGCGGCGAAATAGTTTCCATGATAAAAGATGTTAAATTGGAAGGCCATCACGATATACGGCCTTGGAATCTAATATTGGGACGTGGAATATACGCTATAGATGTAAATGATCCATCACATCCAGTGCCGCACGGTAAAAAAGAGATAAACGATTTGATAAATTTTATTTTATCAGGTAAAAAAGAATGGATTTGTTAGAGATTTATATGAAAAAACGTGGTAGAAAAGTTTAAAAGGCACGGCGACATTGTAAAGTGATGATCATGAGAACGTGTAGTAAATGTAAAAAACCGTTTAAAGACGGGGACGATATAGTGACGATAAATGATGTCAGGGATTTTCATGTCGAATGCTTGGCTGAAAAAATAGAAAGATCCCTGATAAAAATAATAGAGAAAAGCTCGGGAGGAATGCCGGGTGTATGATAAGAATGAAATGGTAAAAGAACTTGCGGAGTTTTTTCATTTTCCTGAAGATGAGACACTTCATTACTTGGAAAATGGCGATAGATATTACATGGAAGAATGGAACAGGCTTTTTGGGCCACATCCACCGAAAGGTGATGAAGAAATCAAGGATTTTTATAAGAAATCCATGTTTGCAGCGTTTGACATGGCTAAATGGCATAGCGATGATAAAAAAATGTTGTTTGATGGCAAACAAATGACTAAATATGAAATATATTCATTTGAAGTACTTCATTTCTTGAAAAATGCGCCAAAGATGAAGATTTTAGATTATGGTGGTGGTATAGGATCTTTAGACATTAGAATTTCAGAGATGGGCCACGATATAACGTCTTATGATATAGGTGAAAGAGTACAAGAATTTGCAAGGTTCAGAGCTGAAAAACACGGCGCAACTGTAAGATTTTTAAGAGAAATACCAGATGAAAAATTTGACTGCGTCATTTGCCACGACGTGTTGGAGCATTGTAATGACTTGGAGTACGAGATCAAGCAAATTTCAAACTTGTTAAAACACGACGGACACCTATTCTTGCGGGTGACTTTTCCCTTGAATCCACAGGATAATAGGTCGAATCCCAGTCATCTAAAAAAATACATGGGAATGAACATTTTCAGCCTCTATGAAATGTTGTCGAAAGTTGGAATATTTCCATTGGGCTCTTACACGCATTTCCTTAAAAATTAGGAGAATGTTATTAATGGACGTTGATGTCGTTTCTAAAGACAGTAGTCGCGTTGCGTGGAATATTGATGACAGGATAATTATCAACATGGAAGATGTAGGAGAAAGCGACGCCATAAAACACGTCAATAGGATGTTCCTCAGGGAATATCTCTGCATGTTTTTTTTAAAAAACCGCGTGAAAAGGGAATGCATAATGAGCGGATTTTCGAGAAAATACAAGGTGGGATGCATTCCCAGGTACGTGATGATGGAAATGGAGGACATGTTAAATGATATTTGAGACGTTAAAGGAAACGGTCGGAGATTTTTTGAAGGAAACTTTTGAAATAGACGACGATACCTACGAAACGTATTTGAGAGTTCCTCACTTGCACGTGAGAAGGGAATTTTTAAACGTGGAAATAACTCAGAGCGCAATTGACGGCTGGTACAGCAGGTCGATATCCGTGATCTTTGACGATCTTAAAAATATAGAGAAAAGGGTACCATTTTTGCACGCCGCTTATGATGCCATGTTGACGTTCGGTGCAATTGATAACGTCTTGACGTTTAGAGATTGTGGTGGTTTTAACGCGTATTACTTGAGTGCCATGGGAAAAATGCACGTCGTGCCGTCGGATATCAGATCCATATCTTTGAGCATCGCGGAGATGATTAACGGGAGATACGACGTGGTTCCGATAGAGAACATGTATGGCACGATAATAATGTATGAAGTCCTGGAAAAAGCGGTGGATCCGATGTTGATGTTAAAACAGATATCAAAACGGGCTGCAAAGTGCTTGATTACCACGGATCATTTTAAAAAATGTAAAAGCAATACCAGGATGTTGCGTAAAAACAAGAGCAATGCTAATTTTGTTCAGACGTGGTTGAAATGGTTTGGATTTGATGAGATAGTTACTATGAAGGAGTTAATAGTAGGATGCCGATCCTCTTAGATGATAGAGAACCCGAAGAAATAAGGAAGTCGTTTGATCGACACAAGATAAAATATGAAGTCCAAAGATTAGAAATTGGTGATGTAATAGATCTTGACCGTAGTATTTGTATTGAAAGAAAAGAATGCGGCGACTTCATATCATCTATTGTCGATGGGCGATTACAGCGACAGGTAATCAACATGGATAGAAATTTTAAAAAGTGCATGATAGGAATTGTTGGAAACCTGAAACACACGTGGAAAAAACTCGTGGCAATGAACAAGTACAAGTTCATAAAATGGGCTGCCGTGAAATCTGCCATTGCAAGCGTGATGGCGAGGTCTAACGTGTCAATTTTCATGGTGTCTGGCACGGACGATTTCACGTATGTAGTGAAGAAAATTTTTGAAAAGATTGACAAGGGAACTTACGAGCCAGTTCCCAAAGTGCATAGAATTAAAAATGACGAGGTGTTATCCATGGTGATGTCTCTTCCGAGAATCGGACAGAAAAACGGAAAGTTGCTTTTAAAACAATTCGGAAACGTTTATAACATAATTAATGCATCCGTAGAGGAATTAATGCAGGTTCCGAATATAGGTAAGCAGACCGCATCGCTCATATACGATAAGGTGAGAGAGGAATGGATCTCTACATAGATCATCCAGTGTATGATAATTTCTTGAACTTGTGGGACTTGTACGGGAAAAGTTATGATGTCATCAAGATATCCACGTTTTTTGTACTCACCTGTCATGCGAGAAGATTTTATCCATTATATTTTGGTAAGGAGTTAATAGATGGAAGGTTGCACGCTTTTTACATAATGCGTGCCGGAACCGGAAAGACCAGCATTTATGACATGATGAATACCACTATCACGCACATTCCAAACGAGGTTTTTAGCACGAGCGATCGATTGCACGTGGATCATCTGATAGGTAAAAAGGTCGTGTCGAGGGAAGATAATCCAGATTACGTCATTGGAAAGTCGAAGAAAAAATTTATAGACGTGATGAAAGACAATAAAGGAATTTTATCAAAGGATTTCGTGGCATTTGATGAGGCACAGGTTATATTAAAAGACGAACGAAAAGAAGAAATAAGGTCGACTCTAAAAAAAGCCATGAACACGATAGGAAACAATGAAGTCATAAAACATCGTGTAGACGTGTCGTTCGATGATCCAATACGTTACAGGCCGACTTGCACCATCGTATTCTTCATGCAACCGATGCCAATAGATTTTAGCACGCTTTCTACCGGGCTGATGCGGAGGGGAATATTATTATATATAAAACCATCGATGGATGAAGTCTGGAATGGGCTCGGAGAAAAGGTCATAAACGTGGTAAATGAGACGAGGTTAAATAGTTCTTGGAAGAAATGGATCAAGTTTCTGTGTGACTTGAAGGGCTCGTCATCGCTGGAAACTTACGTGAGGAGAAACAACGTGGTTGAATTTACGGATGGCACGATGGAGGAGATGTTCAGCATGACAAATAAAATCAACAAGAGGTTGATAGGCAAGATCATCGGCCCGGCAAATGATCTTTTAAATTCCATGCAGTCTGATATAATGAGGAACATGTTGAGAGTTTCATCCATCATTTCCATCATGGAAAGGCACGAACAAGTTGAAGTTGATGACATAACTCGCGCTGGAAAATATCTATATTGGATGGTAAATTCGTCGTTAAAATTTGTTGAAGAATGGGCCACTGCAAGCGTTTCGAGAAATCTCGAAGAAAACATGATCCAGTCGTTGAAATATCTTTACGATACGAATGCCACGTCTTACAAGGAGAGCGTTCTTTATGATGAATTGGTGACTTTTATAAAAAACAACACCGGTCTGGCAAAAGAAACGATACGCAAGCAAGAGATTAATAAAATGAAAAAATTGGGCCTTATAGAGACAAAAGGAACCAAGAGAGCCCGCGTGTGGATAACGGAAAAGGGCCTGAATAAAGTCATGAGAAATGATGGTCGTGCTTGATTTGTTCAAAAATATATTTTTTTATAAAAAATACATAACAGTGTAATGATGTTGCGCGGGTTAGGTATTTTTCAAAACACGAAGCGATGTTTGTCAAAAATTGCGTTTTTTTGCATTTTAGATAATAGACTAATAATATTTTGTACCAAATCTATGCCAACTCTATACCCAATTTATACCAAATCTATACCATCAAAACCGAGTTTTGAAAAGTCGTTTGGGATGTAAAAAAATCAATTTCGGCATGCAAAAAATTTATATATCATTGATGTCATATAATATGCAAGATAAAAAAATCGCGTCTTACATGACGTGCTCGCTTGTAAAAGCGTGATTCGGAAAATTGTAAAAAATGGAGGACATGTAGTAAAAATGATTGAAAAGAGGTCGAAATCATGCAAATGAAAACATTAGATAGAATAATATACGATTATAAGAATAATGGTTATCATAAAAATGATAATGCCAATACTACCGTGTGTGCCAGCGGCTTGTATAACTGGATAGTTCAAAATCACATGAAAAAACACGCCCTGGTTGAAATTGCTAAATTTTATCCCGAGAGTGCAAAAGCACACGATAGGGGCGATTTACACTTCCATGACCTGTGGACGGCGGAGTACATGCCGTATTGTTCCAGTTTTCCACTTGAAAGTATAATAATGGATGGTTTGAAGTTGTCCAAAAGAGCTGGCCCTCCCAAGCATTTATCAACGGTGTTAAATCAATTGATTAATTTTACCACGAGCGTGCAGCAGGAAGTTGCGGGCGCAATAGCGTTCGGTGATGTTGACGTGTTGTTGGCACCGTTTGTCAAAAATGATGGATTGAATTACCGTCAGGTCAGACAAGAGATTCAGTCGCTTTATTTCAACCTAAATCAGCCGAGCCGCTATGGATTCCAGAGCCCTTTCATGAACTTCAATATTTGTCAGGCAATTCCCAAAAGATATGATGATAAAGTTCCCTACGTGGGTGGAGAGGAAATGACTTTCACTTATCATGATTGTAAAAACGAGATTGACATGATCAACAGGGCCTTTTGTGAGATTCACGTTGACGGGGATTATCACGGTGCTCCGTTCACGTTTCCCATAATAACGGTAGAGTTGAGCCCGGAATTTGATTACGATAGTGAAATGTCCAGATACATGTTTGAAATGACAGCTCTTAGAGGACAGCCGTACTTCTTGAATTATAACGTGGATTACTTGGATAGAGAAAGCATTCTTGCGATGTGCTGCCGTCTCAATATCAACTATGCTGAAGTCCAGGCACATCTCGGAGGAACGTGGTCTATAGGCGAGTCTACCGGATCTTTAGGCGTGGTTTCTCTGAACATGCCGAGGCTCGGCTACACGTGTAGGGACGATGACGAGCTCTTTTACAGGATAGATGAATTGTTATACATGGCGAGAAAACAGCTGAATTGGAAGAGGAAAAACGTGTTGAAATCTTACGAGATGGGCATGATACCGACCATTCGCACTTATCTTCCAAGAAAGTTGAAAACACATTTCAACACCATCGGGATCATAGGAATGCACGACATGTGCATGAATTATCTGGGAAAGCCGATTTGGGAGGAAGAATCCGTCGAGTTCGTGAATAAAGTCTTGGGACACGTGAGAGAAAAGATAACCGAGTTCCAAAAGATCGACAAGACGTTGTGGAACCTGGAACAAACGCCAGCTGAGAGAACTGCCGCGAGATTCGCATATTATGATAAGAAAAGATTTCGCGGAAAGTCGTACATTTCGATAAACGTTGACGGAAAAGAAGAATACACCAACTCGACGCATTTACCGGTCGACGTGAACGATCTTTATTTGAAAGTCAAGATAGAGGGAGAGTTCCAGAGGATATTCACGGGTGGCTGCATGACGCATATTTTTATCGATGAATTGCCGAATTTCGACGGGCTTTCAAAATTTATCAAGAACGTGGCAGAGAATTCATCTTTGGGATATTTTTCGGTGACTCCAAATTTAACGCACTGTGAAAAATGTAGGAAATCAATTGTCGGCTCGTATGTCATATGTCCAACTTGTGGTGGAGACGTGGAAATATGGTCTAGAATTGTTGGATATTATAGACCCGTTAGCGGGTGGAATCCATCCAAGCGCGAGGAATTTCACGAAAGGGCTGAATTTTCGGTTAATGAAAAGATTTATAAATGATGATTGTAAAATAAATATTGTATGCAACTTTTTCAAAGTTGAAATCATTTAAAAAATGAGGTGATAATACAAATGAAAGATAAAAATAAATGGCTTGAAAAACTATCAAGAAAATTTAATGTTTCCATTAAGGAACTTGAAACCAAACTCACCGAGTTTAAAAAGAAAGGTTTTTCAGAAGATAGGGCAATTGAAAAAGTTCGTTTGTCTTTATCGAGAAGTAACCTGACCGCGGACTTGCTCAAATTTGAGGGCATTCTATTGGCGGCAACGGAGCCTTTTGACTGGGCTTCTTATAAATACGGAAAAATAGAACAGATGATGATCAACCGTCCCGACCTTGCGTCCCAACAGGGATATAAAAAGGTGAATGGCGTGATATATGGCCCGGATGACAATAAAATTCCAAGAAATCTCTATATCAGGACGTTTTTTGGCCTGGCTGCGAGAGCTCCGATTAAGAATGAAGACGTTGATCCTTCCATAAAACCAATTTTCATGACGGTAAGCGGCGTGTATGCCGATCCAAAAAATGAAAAGTTTTTAGAACCAATTTTGAAAGAGCCGATCACGTTCATGGCTGTGGAAAATAAAAATGAAAAGGATAAAGAAGCATATCACGTGCGATGCACTACGTCCACGCATTTTGAACCATGGGATGAAGAGCTGCCGAAATTTGAGACGTTGATGCAGTTATGCAAGAAATATTACGTTCCGTTAAATGAATTAAAAAAGAATGTCAGAAAACAACTCATCGTGACAAAAGGCACCGTGTTGAATTATACCATAATGGATAATTCCAATAACGACATGGTTCTGTTGGACGACGAGACATTATGGAGCTTGGAAGACGATGAAGATGATCTGCCTCCTGTCACGGCATGGGTTCCAAAGTCAATCTCATTGGATGGAATTTCAATGGACACGAAATGTTACGTGATAGGTAAAGTTTCTTTATCCAAGAATGGTGAGCCGAGGATCAATGCGTCCGGCATCATTTTTCTGGAGCCCACCGTCACTCCACCGGTGATAAAGACGGAAGATCTAGATTTTGATGAATTCGGTGATGATGAATGAGTCCGAAGGGAAAGGCAAGCCCGTGGCAAAACGCCGTTAAAGAAAAAAAAGAAGAAAAAAAATACGAGCCAGCAAAAAAGAAAGGCATAAAGGAGGCCAACAACGAATCCGGTGTTAAAATTATGGTAGATGGGCCCGCAAAAATCGGCAAGACAATCTTTGCCGCATCATCCGTTTTTTTGGATAAAAATACCAACATCAGTGGATCCATTCCGGTTCCCAAGGGACATCCAGTGGTCATCATCGACACGGAATTGTCGGCGCACTGGCTCGGAAAATTCTTCAAGGAAGAAATGGAAAACGGAAAGATAATATATCACGACGTGTACGTTGAAAACGAAAAAACATTGGAAGTCGATCCTTGTGCTTCATATGAGGTGTTTTGGGAAACTCTGATAAAATATAAAGACATGGAAGAGGGAACCATCGTGATAGACAGTCTTTCTGACGTGTTTCAGTGGATCAATTCGTATTTGAGAATCAAGGTTCTCAAGATGAAAGATGACGAAAGTGCCGACATTCAACCCAAAGACTGGTATTGGAGAAATGATAAGTGGGAATCCCTGATGAAATTTTTACGCCATAGGAAATGCAACGTCATTATCACGTGTAAGGTCAAGGACGACTGGGACGTGGTGCAGCTTGCCGGACAAAAAGAACCGAAGTTTCAAAAGACGGGCGAAACAATCCCGATATGTCATAATACCACGGGGTATTGGTTTGACATAATCATGGAAATGAAATTTGAATATATTGACGGTAAAAAGGTCAGGGTCGCATATGTGCGTGGAGCCAGAGCCGGTGTAGAGCCGGGAACGCGTATAATGAAGCCCAATGTCGTCAAGGTAATAGATCTATTAAAAAATTCGGAGACGAAATTATCGTGGTAGCTGACGAAATGCCGCCCTTAACGGAAGATGAAAAAAATCTTCTTTTTATTTCTCCCAACGCCGGAAGCGAGATAAATTACATGGTGTTGTGGTATTCATTAAAGCTTCATCTCATCAACCATGGTGAAGACCTGGATCAGAAAACCAAGGTGATGATGATTAAAAAAATGGACATGATGGAAATAAAGGAGGCGTTAAAATGAAAAAAACGATCAAGATAGGTTTTAGTGGGGCTCATGCCACCGGAAAAACCACGTATTCGTTCATGATCTGTGCCGATTTAAAAAAGGAAGGATATACCGTCGGTAAGGTTCAGGAAATTGCAAGGGATTTACCGAATGGGTTTAAAATAAACGAAGAGACGGATACTGATACACAAATTTATCTTGCGGCCAGGCAAGTCGAAGAGGAGATCAAGGCCTCGAAAATGTACGACATTGTCGTGATGGATAGAACACTTCTAGATATTTACATCTACGCTATATATGCTTACGATAGAGGCAACATGAACGGAGATCACGTCACGGTAATAAACGCCATGCTCGGTCAATGGATGAGATATTATGACGTGGTGTTTTTTTGCAACATACAAAAAACCAACTTCAATATTGATGATGGGTTTAGAAGCACGAATGTTGATTTTCAAACCGATATAGATCGGATCTTCAAGTCCGTCCTGAATAAAAATCCCGGGATAAAAAAACGAGTCGTAGTTCTCGATGCCGATACTTTTGAGAAAAACTACGAAACTATAAAAAAGATAGTTAAAGAAAAAATATCGGATGCGAATCCCACATGAGACTCGCAAGCACGGTTACCGAATACGAAATTTTTGACGGTAAACCGGTCGTGCATCTTTTTTGTAGGGACGAATCGGATAGAAATAAGCGGGTTCACTTGAGAGTGGACGGTTACCGTCCCTACTTTTTTTTTGACTCTTTAAGCAACGTTGAAATACCAAATGATAGGGTGCTGTTTTACGACATCACCACCGAACTAAAATCATTGGATGGCAGGCCGTTGACGAGAGCAGTAGTCAAGGTTCCGAGCGATGTTCCCATAGTTAAGGACAAGTTCGTTAACGTTTACGAGACGGATATTCCGTTTAGAAATCGTTTTAAGCTCGATAAGGGAATAAAGTCGGGGGTAGAAATACCAGACGACTCGTCAAACGTGATTAATGAAAACTCAATAAAGCCATGTATGATCAATGATTATCATTCATATATTAGGGTTGGATGCCTGGACATAGAAGTCGACGTGAGAGACGTGGAAAACTTCGGACACGATGACGGTGCTCCCATCACGTGCGTCACGTTTTATGATAATTTTACCGATTCAATGTATTCGTTTTTATGGAAGCCCGAATTTACCGGAACGAGTGGTGAAAGAACTTACAAGAGCAAGATAATTGATGGAAAAAAATACAAGTGGTACGTGAAGACGTACAGAAGGGAAGAAAGCATGTTAAAAGACGTGATAGAACATGTCGTGGAAATGGACTATGATATTTTTACGGGATGGAACGTCGAATCTTACGATCTTGCAAAAATCATGTGTAGGTGTAAAGATCTTAAAATAGATTATAAGAGAATGTCTCCACTGCATAAAGCGGGAGTGTACGAAAAACAGAAGCTGAATTACAGTCGCGGAAAAAACGCAAAAAACGTGGTCGAGTGCTACATCAAGGGCCGCGTCATAGTCGATGGCCTGATGGCTTACAGAAAAATAACGCCAAATAAAGAGCGATCCTACAAGTTGGACTTGATAGGAAAGAAGGTTTTGGACGTGGGAAAAACTGAAGACTCCGGCAACTTGGGCACGCTTTGGGAGGACGATCCGTTGAGGCTGTTGAATTACAACGTGCACGACGTGGAAATGACGTGGTTGATATGTGAAAAAAGATCCATATTTGAATATTTTTCGAGCATAGTTTCGCAAGTCGGATGCGAGTTCAAGCAGTGCATGTCGAATGCCACGGTGATGTCCATAGTGATCTTTGAAAAGGCCCGCGAGATGGGATACGTCATTCCGCCGAGAAATAACGACATCGAAATGATAAAGAGGATCAAGGGTGCCACCGTTTTATCCCCGAAAAAAGGAATTTACAGGGCCATCGTGTTGGATTTGAAATCCTTGTATCCGATGATAATGCTGAGCAGCAACATATCCTATGAAACGTACGTGAACAAGCGGGATCTCGACGCCATAATGCTCGTGCATCATCTCTACCCGGCTCGCGACATGGGTCTCATACGGGCCCCGAATGACACGTATTGGTTGAGGGACAGGGAGAGCATAACCAGGAAGGTGTTGTGGGAGTTCATATCCAAGAGATCGGAGTTTAAGAATAGACGGAACTCCGAACTTTTCGGCGGCAAGGAATGGAAGACGTGGAACTCCATACAAACCGTGTATAAATTTTTGACGAACTCCTATTACGGCATATTGGGATATCCGGGATTCAGGTTATATTCGCCCGTTTCCGGAGAGACCGTGACAGCTTGGGGACGCTACATAATCGAACAGACCGCAAGACACGTGAATGAAATGGGGTATAAGGTCATATACGGTGACACGGATTCCATATTCATCGAAGTTCCGATGGACATCACGAAAGACGACGCGATAAAGATTGCAAAAGACATGGCGAGGTCGTTAAATGTCTTCTATGACGAATTATTGGCGTCGCATGGAGTCACGGAAAATCACGTGGAAATCAAGTTCGAGAGCCTGTACGAAAGACTGCTGCTGTTTCCCGTCAAGAAACGATATGCTTATAGAAAGACGTGGGACGAGGGAAAAGACGTAGATGTCGTTGGATATAAAGGCATCGAAGTGGTCAGATCCGACACGTCCAGATACACGTCTTACATGCAGAAAAAGATATTCAAGATGATCCTCGAAGAAAATGCCGGGATAAAAGAAATCATGGGATTCATAAGAAAATGCAGGGAAAAAATGATGCGCGGCAGGATCGATTATAAATTGGTCGGCATACCCATGCAGATAACGAAGCGCCTGGATGACTACAGCACGAATCCGATCCATGTAAGGGCAGCAAAATGGAGCAATAAAAACCTGGGCTTGAATTTGGGTTTGAACGACAAGCCGATGTACGCTTATTTTAAAAGACCGTATGATGCAATAGCATTCGAGATGGATACAAAATTACCACCGGATTATGTAATTGATTGGACTAAGATGGTGGAAAAGGTCATAGACAACAAGGTCGATAAGATTATTGACGTGTTGGGTTATGATTATTACAGGATGATTAACGGACAAAAATTGTTGGGTGAGTTTATTGCCAGCAGCTAAAAGATCAAAACCGGCGGGCAGAAAACCGACCGCTTCTACCAAAAAAGATGACGACATGGTTCCCCAATCCAAGGGAATGGAACGGCGCTTGATGAATGAGATAGAAAGAGTCGATAAGAGAATAGACGAGTTAATTAAAGCGGTTAGAGTGTTGTCTTATCCTCTCATAGAGAAGGGCGATGTCGGTGCGGACACATTTTTAAAAATACTCGAAAGGTTAAAAAAATGAGAGTCGATGCCGTGAGCAAGACGGAAATCTTCACGTACTTGCAGTGTCCGATGAAGTACAAGTACCTGTACATAGACAAGATGAAATACGACATGCCGGAAATAGCAATGGACGGTATAATAATACACGACGCATACGAGCAATTTTTTCCCGCGATCAACATCAAACATCTCAAAGAATTGGTGACCGAAAGAGAAATTTACGAGTATTTTCTCGAGACTTTCAAGAAGATCATTCCCAAGCGCGTTGACGACCCCATGATAAAAAATTTCTGCATGATGGAAACCACGAGACTGATGGAAATTCGCGAGATGGGGCTCGATGTTTACGAATATTGGTATCCCGTGGCTTGCGAGTTGTATTTCAAGGACGAGGACATAAGGTTGAAGGGCAAGATAGACAGGATAGATAGGGCCTATGATGGTTCTTTACATCCCACCGAATATAAAACCGGGCACGCTCCAAAGGACGGAAAATTGATAGGCGACACCAAGAAGCAACTGGCGTTGTATTCCATAGCGATGGAAAAACAATTTAAAGAACCGGTGAAGTTTATATGTTGCGTGTATCCGCGGGATAACGTCGTGTTATTCGAGCCGTTGCAAAAAGTCACGAAGACCTATGCTTTGAAATCTAGAGATAAGGTGATAAGTGCGATAGAGCGCGGTGAGTTTTCGCCAAAGCCCGGTTATAATTGCTTCACGAGGCAGTTAAAAGATGGCAGGTGGATGGAAGGCTGTCCCTGTTTCGAGCAATGCAGAAAAGATAACGACATTGATTTCAATGTATGATATTTTTCCGAGGGAAGTCGGCTTCCCAAAACGCGTGCTGGTCAGATCCAGGGAAGAAATGATGGATCTCATCAACAAGTATAATGGCGGCAAGCATTGTTACGTCACGGTGTACGGCTTTCGTGAAGCCAATCACCTACGGGCTACCTATCCCACGGCAGTGGTTGATAAAGTGTTCTTCGATCTGGACGGTGAGGGCGCGCTGGACGACGCCATCAAGCTGACACTCGATGCCATTGATGACGGCATCAAGCACGTGAATTTTTTTTCCGGAAGAAAAGGATTCCACCATTACAGGTGGTGCACGGAACCGGTGAATAAAAAAAATGCTCTTAGATCCTACGTGGCTCACGTCGAGGAAAAACTGGATTTGAAGTCAAATGATTTTCACATCAAGGGAGACCTGAGCCAGATGGCGCGCGTGCCGTTCACGGTACACTTGAAGTCCGGGCTTTATTGCGTGCCCGTCACGTTGGACGATCTTTACGCCGGCAAAGATCATGTCTTGAAACTTGCAAGAACTCCGAGCGGAAAGATCACGGTGATCGGAAAGAAACTGGTCGATCTTTCATCGTGGGATAAAAATTATCCCGACATGGAGCCTCTGTCGATGGCGGGCTCCGATACGGCTTCTTTTAAGGACTTGATTCTTCCGCCGTGCATCGAACGATCCATACTCGGCACGGACAACCCGGTGCACTGGGCGCGCTGGATGATGACGGTCTACCTGCTCTACACCGGGCAACTCACGCCGTGCGGCATCAAAGACCTGATAAAAAAGTTGCACGGCATGGGTCATTGGAGGGATTATAATTCCCGCGTTACCGATGATCAGCTCAAGAGCATAGTCGGAAATTACGTCGTTCCGTCCTGTAGGACGGTTCGCATGCACGGCCTTTGCACGGACTGTTTTCTGGACTTGGATTCCAAGCTGGACGAATATTATCAGTGGAAACTGCTGTCCAAAAAGGCATGAACTTCACACACTATTTTTTTGAAGATCACCGGCTCGCGTGAAGATCTTCCGCACCTTTTTTTTGTGTTTCATAATTCTTCACCTATCCTCCCTCCCTCTAGCGGAAGATCGCGTAAAGAGCTGGTGAATAAGTTTTCCTCCCCGACGACCATCCACCTTGCCGTGGTGGGGAGGCTTTTACCGAGAGATGGTCACGTCGGACGACCCGACGCTAAAGCTCCGAAAAGGAGCCCGAAAGGAATGCAAAAAAAAACGGTGTGATGCCTATGGATCCAATTTTAAAATGTTTAAAGTTAAAACTTCGAGGACAACATCCCTCCAAAAAGCTGTCAATTAAGGCAATTATGTACTCCATGAAAAAATATGGAGGTCGAGTTAATTTCGTCCTCCATAAGAGAGGGGGAGATTTTGAACCCTCTTTCATGGAGGATGTTGGTTACTACGACTTCTTTACGATGGAAGTCGTTAGTAACGTTTCGGAGTCATGTGTCTCCCTTTCTTTCCTCCCTTGGAAGGAATTGGAAGGCCTCTTCCACTACGATGTAGTGGAAGAAGACGATGATGAGGATTAAACCAATCTTTTTTTTCTCCCCTCCGACAATCGCCCACCTTGCCGTGGTGGAGGGGCTTACCACCAAGAGGCGATCTAAAAGGAAGTGATATTTACCATGATAAATTTAATCAAATGCAATTTTTGTTGTTATTTCACGTGGATAGACACGTGGAATGGCAACGTATATCCAACGTGCTTTTTGTTCTCTGGCAATGCCAGAAGAATGAAAAGCATTGAACCATGTGAACACTTTTCTATATTATATAAAAAGTCGATCTCTCGCAACGCATGCGAGAGATGTGGATCCCGGTATTGGGTTTTTTTAATGCCGGATCCCTACGATGATGATGAAATATCAGAAAATAAAAAAAAAATCTATCTCTGCTACAAATGCGCGGCGGAGAGCGAAGAAGAAATTTAAATATTTGTATACATAAGTTCTTTATTTTTAATCTCCTTTTTTCTGTCAGTCCGCACGCCTTGCGGGACGTGCGGGGCAGGAAACTGTTACGACCCGCTAGAAAAAATAAAAAAGGAAGTGGTTTAATGAAACATATATCGAAATATATACAAAAAGCACTCGATATGGGTGCTATTGTATCATTACAAGATTGTGTTGCTCTTTGTCCTTATGAGGACAATAAAGGGCATTGCAAAAGTAAAGTCTGTGACAAATATGGACACGAATATTGCGTAGCTGTCATAGAGTGCAATTATTGTATGACAAATTGGAGTAAATGTAAAAACATTTACCACAGAGGAGATCAGCACTATTGTATGGCTGGTATACGTCTTGTTGGGTGACTTTCTATCTAAATTTTTTCTGTCAGTCCGCACGCCTTGCGGGACGTGCGGGGCAGGAAACTGCTTCACCCGCAGTAAAATCGAATCGTTTTCTTAGTCTGGTGATTAAATGGATCTAAAAAGAATAATAAAAATCATGAACGTGAAAAGGAAAACTGCTTCGCGAGAAAAAATGGTATGTCATAAATGCCGTGCCACTTTTATCGACGCGCTTTTCGCTTTCTTGCTGAAAGCGCGTGCGAGGATTGCGGAGGAATATCTTCCTTATCGGATGAGAAGGAAGATATTCGGTAGATGTTTCAATCTAAGGTATATGGTCAGCTCGTTTCGCGAATGCGAGATGGGCTATCCATTATCTTCTGTAGATTCGACTGACTTCATATTTACGTATAGGATGGGGCAAAAACGAATATAATACATAATTACTTTACCGCACATCCGTGCGGTAAAGAATTGGAACAGCTACAAGATAAATTAACATTACATACCTGTCGACGTGTAATTTATACGAAAGTTTTTCTTACAGCGCTGTTTCGCGTGCTCAGGACGCGCGAAGCAGACGATATAAGAAAAGTATTTATGATTATAAAAAAAATAAAAAAGATGGCGTGGTAAACTATGAAAATCCATTACTTTCCCACATCTTCCCCACTTTCGCCTCCCTCCTCGCCCGAGGAGGCGAAGGAAAACATCTCCCGCCTCTTAAAAGAGCTCGAAGAGATGTTCAAGAAATCCGAATAATTTTTTTCTCCCCTCCGATGATCGTCCACCTTGTCGTGGTGGAGGGGCTTGTACCGAGAGGCGATCGAGTCGTAATGACGCGACTATAAAGCCCGAAAGGGCTCCGAATGGGAAGGCAAGATAATTGGTGATAGAGTTGCTACAGTTAGTAGCAAAAACAGAAGCTCCAGAAGAAATAAAAACGGTTAAAATCGACAACGAGGAGCATGTAATACAGTGGTCGGTTCTCAGAGGGCACAGTGTTTCTCAACTGTTCAACCTATATAATAACAATACAGTTCTCCCAAAATTGGAGAACTGTTATTGGAGATTTCTTTTATCGGAGAACGGCGGCGGATACAGCAACACCGGACACGCCACGATAATTTGTGGCTTGAACGGTGAGAAGTTAAAGCCGTTTCGAGTCATTAAACGAGGACACTTGGCGTGCTCTGAGCACGCCACGTTCATAGGTCAGAGATTCGTTGAAATCCACGTGAATCATCATCGCGAGGATTTTAGCGTATCGATATACAGGTGGACAATAAACGACAACATCGTAAAACGCACTGAAGTCTGGTCTTTAGACCAAAGTGCAGATGCGCTTTACGATGACGTCATGAGAAGCATACCAAGAAAGTACGATAGCTATAAAGAAGCTATCGAAGCTGGATTGAGGAAATCGACATGTTATCATTGTCGAGAGCCTCACTTCATTAGATAAATCAACATTCATCATACTGTGCCTATATTTTCTCCTAATTTTTTCTCCCCGCCACGAGGATCGCCTTGACGCGGCGGCGGGGCTTTAAACCAAGAATCTTCAATCTCCTTACGTTGTCCAAGCACCGCGGGATAGTTGGCCGATCGGCTTATCCCCGTTGGTCAATAGAGCAGTTTTCCAGTGCCGGGCCGGGCGCGGGAAAACATGCATTTCTGCGGTGGGATAAAAACGTTAAGGAGGTGATTGAAGAAGGGTTAAATATTAACAGGGCCTTTGCCTGTCTCATAAAGGTCAAGAGGCAGGCGGAAGGCCCGAAAAAATATAAAAGATTCATCCGCGCGGTGGATGACGCCATAGGCGAACTCCGTCGCGTGGAAAGCGGAATTAAACCGCTTAAAAAAAAGTCATGATAAATTCCGAAACGGCAACCATCGCGGTTGCCGCTTCTCGACCGATCGGGTCGGGAAAATTCGGAATGACAATCTTTTTTTTTATTGGTGGTGAAAAAAAATGTTTGAGTTAATAAAGGTAAAAAAAATACATAGTGATGAAAAAAATGTAATTACAGACGCAAGTCTAGCGGTATGTCTACCGTCTGAGCCATTTTTATTACGCGTTGACGGCGAAATATATTCATTGTATCTTCATAGAAAAATGCCACGTGATATTATTAATAGATATGATGCTGAAGTAATCGTATCCGAAGAAAATGTCGAAAAATTTATTGAAAAAATAAATCGTGGCATCAAATTAGGAGTAACTATCGAGAAAGATAGTTTTTTTTATGAAGATAAAAAAACTACATATTATATTCTACACTTTTCAAAGTATTTGAAAAGACTAATTGACTGTGGGTATATTCTAATTCCTAAATTTAAAATGGAATTGTCTCAACTTCTCTTTTCGTTTACTGATGGGGAAGTTGGAACCACGGTCTGGAATACTAATATGATAAGTAAACAAGAAGATATTAAAAAATATTTTGAAATAATAAAAAAATTCTTTTCTATTGCACTCAAAAGGTGTTGACATGAAAGAAATCAAAAAAAAGTTAAAAATACTCGGCTATGTTGACGAGTATGCCGAGTATTTTAATGGCAAAAACTATAAAAATAATTTTGGACGCATCGTCCAGAAAAAATTAAAAAAAACGTCCAAAAATAAATAAAGTTGTTTCGGTGTTGATATGATCAAAAGAATGTTCAAAAAAATGCCTCTCCATGTACTCTTTGGAAAGGCAAGATGGGTCGGATATCCCGATCAGGAATTCGTCACGTATTGGCTAACACGTGCCAAAGAGCGTGAGATAGATTTTTACCTGATCGAGATGGACGATGGGTATGTTTTTGCAACCCATCAGAATCCATCAGTATTGGCGTACGATCACGTGTATCCAATGGTGGTCTTCACGTGTCCGGGATGCAATAATAAGTTCGTAAGTGATCCATTTGGTAGAAATTATTACTTGAAAGACATGTACCGATTGGATTACGTCACGTACTTTCTTGACAATAAATTCAACGAGCACGGGGTGTTCTTGCACGTTACCGATCGGAATCACGTTGAAACATGCAGCCGGTGCTATCGCGAATCGATAGTGAGGTTGAGAACGCTGAAAGAAGTCGCCGACATGGTGATGGAAATGAACACGCCGGCAATCGGAGAGGTCAGAAAAATAATAAGAAAAATAATGGAAAAATCGTGCAAGGCCTGCACCATAGCACAGTCTGGCGACGATGACCTCTGCGATGATTGTGGTTTTGCTGTAATTAAACGGGGACTAAAATGTTAGTCATCAGGGCTGATGGATCAATGGAATTGGAATTTAAAGACATTCTGAAGGTACTAAGGTTCGGTGCCGAACTATTAGTATATAATTATAAAAAAAACGATGAAGGCGACGGAAGGGGACATGCTTTGATAAAAAAAGGAAAGTGGTACCCGTATAACATGTATCACTATAAACGCGAAAGTCCTGTAGATTATATAAATGTATCACTCCGGGGATGGGACTCAATAGATCAAATATTGAGAATATCCGATTTTGAGGGATATCATCCCCTGATAGAATTAATACCGGAGGAATTCTATGATAATGGAGCTAAGTAAAGAGGACGCTAAAGTCATAATTATATTTGCAAGCATAATAAATATCATTGTATCCGTTTCATTATTTATCTTCTTACAGGTATTGTTTTCGTGGAGCGAATTGGTGACGTGGGATCTGACGAGCAGATACACTAACACCGTCACGATATTTCGCACGGAAGCAATGTTATTGGAATATGTTGTCGTTAAATTGATAATTTATTCCAAAACTGCTATGCTGTCTTTTACATTATCAATGATAATGTGGACTGCGTCGCAAATTTCAATTGTATACATTTACGTGAGGTTAAAATAAAAATGACTTATACATCAATAACAAAACTGCCGTTCCATCTCCTCTTTGCAAGGTCGAGATGGATCAGCTTACCCGGTGAAAGGCCAGTGTTTGAAACGCTCTCAATGAACGAGGGCGCAATATTAAGGGATGAATTGGTCATCCTTAAAAATATCAATGATAAAAAGGCTCCGTTGGTGATAATGACGTATCATCGGAGTGGAGCCGGAATACTCAACAAGCTAAAGAGCATGCAGTGCGTTCCTCACAAGTGCGTCATGTGCGGCGCCGAGTACATAAAACTAGGTGGATTTGATGAGATCTACATATCCACGCTGCATCATGTTGAGGACAACACGTACGTGTTCGACGGCATAATGTGTAATGACGGAAAAACAATAATCGAGTTGATCGGTGAAAAAAACGAAAGACTCTGTAGCAGCTGTGAAGATACAGCTGAGAAAAATTTCAGAGACGCAGTGATAAACCTGCGTTATCTTAAAAATTTACGTGGGTTGCCGCTTGGTGAATTTAAAGAAAAAAGCAATGCTCTTGTAAAGAGAGCGTGCTCGTTGTGCCGTCTCTTATTCGCCGAGCACTGTAATAATTGCGACGTCATGCATTACATGGCGTACTTCGGGGTGTCGTTTGATTGATCTACATCGTCGTGTGTCCCGCGTGTGGGAGTGTAACGATGAACAACGTTGAAATAACGCGCGACATGTTTGATAAAATAAAGCATGAAAGCGTGGATGAGATCGAGATGGAACACCAGACGTGCAGAAAGTGCGTGGACAATGCTGTAGAAGAGTTCAAAAAATTGAACTGCAAAATACTGGACGTCGCTGCATCCGATGGAAAAATGAGCGACATGAGAAAACTGTTGGAACCGTTGGATTTATGCGGTCGATGCAGGATGGTTACGTGGTTCAGGAAATGCAACAAATGCCTATATGGCATAATGAAAAAGGTGTTTTTGGAGGGCAAATGGAATGAATGAATCGAGATTTGGCTCTGGATTTTTATACTGCATCGGGCTGTTTCTAAAACACGCAAAAGACCGCTCTCGTGATTTTTTCATGAGGGCAACCGATCATTTATTGGAATTAGAAATTCCTCAATCTCTTCCGGAAGAGCTGAGAGATGAATGGATCTTCTGGAAACACGATGTAATAGATATGAGGAATTTCGATCGGAGAGGCATGCCGGATAGATACAAAAAAGAAGAAATAATTGAAAAATTGGGCAGGCTTCTCGAAAAGAGCGCGATGTTGGACGAGGCACTCGATGTAAATGTAAAAGAGGCGAGATTCAGATGAGACAAATAAGTAAAAATGACTTGATCTGGAGGTTGTTGTGCATAAAAGGCATCGACAATCCCGGAATTAAGAATTGCGAAATAGATTACGCATTCGTAAAATATTTGGGTGCTAAAAACATCATCCCCACGTTGATAGAAGGAATTGGAGATGATGAAATATTAGCAGCATATTATGGTAAAAAAAATAACAATGCGTCGTACAACGTGACGTGTAGCATCTGCAACACATTGGTAAAAAAATTCATATATCTGTCGGCCGTAGAGTTTAAGGACGATAACGATGATCATCCGAAATCTTTATGGGGCGCGGATATTTGTAAAAAATGCTTAAATAACATAAAAAGTGTGGCGACTTACTTTGGGCGTATGCATTGAAATCGACAGCGGATGTGAGATAATGAATCTCGTGCATAACGACGTCAAGATGTGCACGAGGTGTGATTTTAACCTTCATCCCTCTATTAGTGGCGGAGAGGGATGTTGGTTCGGGTCTATAGGCCAGATAGATGAAGTCATCGAATTTCTATTGGGATTCGATGAAAAACTATTTTCCGAGCCGTGCCTTGGCACGTTTTCGGAAGATCCGTGCATTCTGTTAAATTTGAATCTATTAGAGTTTATTAGAGACAATGAAAGCTCAAATAAACTCTATCACGAAAATGTATTTCGTGAGTACGTTAATCTTGCCATAGCACATGGCAAGAATATAAAAATTACGTTTTAGAGGTGATATTATTTTAAAATTGGAAAATGTCACCGTGGGCGACATGAACAAGCTCATGGATCTTTTCAAAAAGATCATGAGTTATGAAAAGATCATGTTCAAGGAAAATGTCACCATCCGTATTTCCGACCTGGAACATTGGATAACAGACATTTTCAACGGTGATATGGAAAAAATTAAAAGTAGTTGAGAATACATGATCAGAAAAAGAGGAAAACGGGACTTTAAACTTCGAGATGGCTCAATTCTCAGGGATGTTCCTTGTTTCATTGATGAGGACGGGGCTGTCTTTAATGACGTTTTGATAGAGGGCGCGATTCATCTCGTGTCCAATAAAATCGTCGATGAGGTCACTCACGTGACCGAAGACATTAATGAGGATGTTTTGAAGATACTCCATGAATGTCTTGAAAACGTGAGAGAATTAAAAAATAAAAACAATAAAATAAAAATATTTTAAAAAAGGAGGATGATATCTATGAAAAAGCAAGCAACGGCACGTTCACCAATACAGGTGCCGAAAATCAAATGGAGAAAATTAAGGAGAAACTATTACGTTTCTCAGATTGTCAATATAAATAAAAGAATTGACAGTAATCTACTAGCATGGAGACTAGTAGGTGAAGAAAAGGGTGGCGGAATCCATGTTGGGTTCGGACAAGCCACCGTAATATGCAATGGAAACGGCGACCCTCTCAAGCCATTTTACATTCATAAATCCGTAAGACCTCTCAAAGTCCAGGCCTTGTTCACGACGGCAATGCCGGTTCTGATAGAGGTAACCGTCGACAGACTAGCAAAACGCGATGTGAAAAATATCATAATTACATTAAAAAAATATCACATCGACAAATTGTCTGGGGACGTAACAACGGACGTCATGTTTGAAAAGAGAGTTAGAGATGACGACATCATAGAAAAAATTCCGTTGTCTCTAAATAATTTTACTGAAGCAATACTTGCTGCATATGACAAGTCGCATTGCTTCAGATGCAGGGAGCCACATTTTATAAGTAAAAGTCTCCCGAAAAATATCAAGATAACGAAGTGGTAAAGATAAAAAAGATTATAACTCATGTCAATGTCGATGCCGATAATGTCGCATCCGTATTGGCATGTGCCATGGCAAATGAATTACCGCTGGAAAACATTTTGTTCGTTCCGGCGGATTACAATAAAAGATCACCGGATGAAATTCCGGTGGACATAAAGGCAAACAAGCATCCGGATGGCGACGCTGCCGTCTGCTCGTACAAAGACATGTACCCGGAAGAATTTGTAAAATCCGTTGTACATCGTGATAATACCGGTAGGTACACGGATTTTGCAATCTTCATAGATGCATTAAAAGCAATGGGATGGAACGACTTCGATATCGTGAAGTTTTTCCATCCGGTGATGCAGGGACTAACAATACTAAAAAATAAAGAGCACAAAGCAGCCGAGAAAATAAAAAAGATGAAGCGCGTGAAGATAGGCCGATGGGAATTTCTTATCAATGAGGGCCGTCATCATCCGCTCATCAGAAAGATTGGCCCAAAGCTCGGATGTACCGGCATGATATATGCCGACGGGAATAACATCGGCATATCCAGGTTTCCGGGAAAAAACGAGCCCGACTTGAGCAAGCTAAACTTGCCGGGTTGGTTCACGCATCCGGGCGGTTTTCTATTCTGTTGGGGTTCTTTAAAAGCCCCGAAAGAAAGAAAGCAAGAAGAATTCAAGAATGTCGAGGAATTCATTGAATATGTCAAAAAAAAAGTCGTATAAGTTCGATTTTGATGCCGCTTTCGGCTGCTTGACGAAGCTAGAAACGACATCAAAATCGCTAAAGTCCAATTATACATCGACGTTCGTCGAATTATTACTTGCGGCCAAAAAAGTGCTGCAGCTCATAGAGAACGGTTATGCAATAGCCGTTCCGTTAAAGTATACGAAAAAGCGGCGTAAAAAAGCCGCGGTCTAATTTATTTTTTTTATGGTGAAAAAAATGGTAGATTATGAACCGGGAACACGCGTCGGAGCGTACATAATGAATAATATGTACTTCGTGTTCTTCGGATTTGGAGTATATGAGGGCAAAGTTATGCCACATACCGTGGAAAAAGATGATTTTTTCTACCCCATATTTGAATACATGGGCGGAAACCCGAAAATAAAGTTGGACTCAGGAGATGTGATTTACGGATACGAGTGCTATTGGACTCCAGAAGACGACATGAAGGAGACCATAAAAGATCTTGAAAAAAACAAGTTTAAACTGAAATTCGTTCACGGCGACGTGAACAAGTACAGG